GAAAGGGTCATTCTGAGAATGAAGATTCCGACGTTACTAACTGAGTGTTGTATCTAATCGTGGGGGCAGGTCAAGCGCCATCCAGATGGTGCCTTGGTGTCTCGACAGGTATTTGAAATATCTCAATTCGCACTTAGACATATAGTTAAGGGTTGGTTTCCTGAGTATCGATAGAGCTTCTAAGATGATCTGGGGGGGGGCTCTGAGAACCTGCTTCTGTATATAAATACTAAGTTACTTATTATAATTTATACGGAAGCAGGTCTTTTTCTATGGCAACTTCCCAGACACATTCCCTTCCGTTTCCACTTCCAAAAAACATCTCCAGTCGCTATGATTCGCCCATTATGATAAGTAAGTAACAACCTATCGGCGGAGCACATGAGCCAGATCTTCTTTAACACTATTAACAACGACCAGTACGACTTCATGACCGAGTGGGACACCACAGTCATGGACAAGTGGGTGGCCGAGAATATTGGGCTGTCACGCTGCAAGGATGAGGCTGAGTTGTTCGAGACAAAGTGGTTTGATTACCGCGACATGCACCCGCTTATGGCCACATGCCTTTTCACTGAGGCATACAAACGCCAGTACTCATACATCATGCTGTCGCATGGCCGCGAACACTATGAGACGGCCCCATTCACAACCGGTTTGAAACGTGTGCCGTATCAGGAGCTGTCGACGGCGAACAAAACGTCTCTCTGGAAAGCACGCCAGTTTGCCGACCAGTACTGCTGCTCTTATGACTACTTCATTTCTACCGTTCTTTCCGCAGCTGCACGCCGTCTGTGGGACAAATTGCCTCGCCCCCAGCATCTCTGGCAGCCCGATCTGATCGAGATATTCGAAGAGAAGTTAGCCAAACGCGCTGTAACCCGTCTGGATGACTCTCTGGTGAGTTTTAAGCATCTGGGAGACATGCAGCACGACCCGATTCAAGAACGCTATTTTGAGTGGGTTCTGGAGCGTCTGCGTGGCATTACCCGAGACAAGCGCGTCCGCATCATCTTCTCCGCTGTCTGGTTGATGGAAATCGTGCCTGAGCGTGTGATTTACGCGCACTTCCCGGAAGAACTGGAAGAAGCACGGCGATTCTGTTGATCCCCTATCTGGCTTTTTTAGTATTAGAAAACAAATTGTTTAAGCACCAAAGGAAAGCACATGACCGAACTTTGCCACACAGGACGAGGGTTGTCTGAAGAGTTCGACGACGACTTCCAGAATCGACTCGCAGCCTACTTCTGTCGCGACCATGAATTTCTGACTCGCGCCGGTGATCTGGTTGCGCCAAACCAGTTCTCCAATGCGGCCAACGCCATTCTGGTGAACATGGTGTCGGGCTACTACAGAATGTATAAGAGCGCACCTTCGTCGTCGGCCATCCTCGACATGCTCAAACGCGCCAAACGCGATAAGACGATCCGCGAAGAGCTGTTCCCCGATGTTGTAGAGGCGTTTAAGCGGATTCTCGCTGAGAAGCTGTCAGACACGGCGTACATGGTCGACCAGGTCGCGACGTTCGCCAAAAGCGTGGCGTTCGACGACGCGCTAATCAAAGCGGCTGAGATGAAGGAGAAGGGCGATTTCCAGGGCGCGATGGCAATCATGGCCAAAGTCCAGCAAATCGGCTCTAACGAAGCGACCGGCATTTACGATTACTTCTCTGAATCAGCAGAGCGTTACAAGACGCGTGAGTACGAAGCGTCCGACGATTACGTGCCAAACAGCATCACAACGGGTCTCCCTCTGCTCGATAAACTCCTTTACCAGAAAGGCTGGGCCAAGCGTGAAATGGTGCTGTTCATGGGCTTCGCGAAGTCTGGTAAATCGACGGCGATGGGTGAGTTCTCTGTCAACGCCACGCTTGCCGGTTACAACGTCCTGTATCTGTCGCTGGAAGTACACACCTCTATTTTGTCAGACCGTTTTGACGCCCGTCTGTCCGAGACGGAAATGTCCAAGCTGGTGGAGCGCCGCGACGACGTCCATCGCAAACTGGCGGAGCTGGGGGCGACAAAAGGGGTTGGGAGCTTGTGGATTGTTGAGCGGCCATCCGGAAGCGTATCGCCTGCAGATCTTGACCGTATGCTAGGTGGCATGAAGGCAAATGGCATGATCCCGGATATGGTAGTTGTCGATTATGCCGATCTGATGCGGCCGAGCTACGACCTCCGTGATGATCGGGCAAACATACGAAGCATTTACACCGATCTTCGTGCGCTGTACGACAAGCATAACGTTGCCGGCATCACCGCATCCCAGACAAACAGGGAAGGTGGGGCGTCGGAAGTGGCGACCATGATGCACGCAGCTGACAACATCGAGAAGGTACGTATCGCTGACCTGGTCATCACTATCAACAAAACGGAAGAGGAAGAAGCAAAAGGCGAGGCAAGACTCTACTTTGCTGGTTCACGTAACCAGAAGGGCGGGGTGAGCATCCGTGTCAAACAGAACCTTGAACAAATGCGGTTTATCGAAAGAATCATGGATGTTTTATAAAAAACAGGCGTGGAAAGTCTCTCCACGCCTTAATCCATTAGAGATTTAAGTTTTCTTTTGCCAAAACCACAAAAGAAAAACACATGAGCCTCTATGGTAACTAAAAACCGAGAGTAATCAAAATATTGCCTGAAAAAAGTAGGTTTAAACGTGAGCGACCTGAAAGAGTTACTGACCGAGCTGGATTTTGAACAATGGCTCGATACTGAAGGCGTTATCTATCGTCGCGGCGGAGTGAGTACGCGCGGGCGAGAAATTAACATCAAAGAGTGTCCGGTATGCGGCAGCTCAAACTGGAAAGTGTATTTCAACCTCTCTCATGGCGTAGGTAAATGTTTTGCGGGCGATCACCCCGAAGAGATTCAGTTTAACAAGCTGGTCTTCCTCAAGCATTACAGCGGCAAATCTCGCCGTGATTTTGAAGAGTACGTCCAGAACGCACTCATCTCGCAGGGCTGGGCACCAAAGAAAGAAGAGGTTGTGCTTGCCAGTACTGTAGAGCTGGAGGGGCCGGTTGCTCTTCCGCGACATTATGAGCTTCCTGTCGATGGGCGTCTCCCTGATTATCTGGTCGAACGTCAGGTCTCCGCTGAGATGGCCAGGTATTTTGATCTGCGTTATTGCGTTGAGGGTAAACACGCCTATGTCGACCCATACACCGACCAGGTCAAAGGACAGGTTTTTGATATGCGTATCCTGTTACCGGTTTATGATCTGGATGGCGTAATGAAGACGTTTCAGGGGCGCGATGTCACCGGAACCGCAGAACGTCGCTATCTCTTCCCCATGCAGCTGCCAGCATCCGGTAAGTTTCTCTACAACGGCCATAACGCTGTGGGGAAACAGACGGTCGTGGTGTGTGAAGGGGCGTTTGACGTGATGGGCGTGAAGCGCGCCATCTTCGAAGAAGAGACGCTGCGGGATTACGTGGAGCCTATTGGCACGTTCGGGATGCACTTGTCCGGAAACACCACTGAGGATGCTGAAGATCAGCTTGGCGCATTCCTGACGCTTAAAGCGCGTGGACTGCGCAACGTCATCATGATGTGGGATAGCGAAAAACAAGCGATCCGCAACACAATGTCGGCAGCCAGACGACTTACCAGTCTTGGGTTAAACGTCAAAGTGGCTTGTCTTGGCGAGGAAGGATTAGACCCTGGCGATGCTACGCCAGAGCAGATCCTGAAGGCCTATTACCGCGCCAAACCGTACACACGGCAGCTTGAGCTGAAAAGCAAAGTAATGGGGATTCAGGCGTTGTTATAACTCAATAGTTAACAGAGTTCTTGGACTACAACATGAGCAAAAAGATATTTATTGCTGCCGCTTCTATATCAATGGCCTTTATGCTTTCTGGTTGCCAACCGAGTGATTCAAAGGCCATAAGCTTAGGTCAAAAGGAAATCACCTATGCGATGAAAGACCCCACGTCGGTGATATTCAGGAACGATAAGTTTGTCGGCCGCAAAGAGCACGATGATGGCAAAGTCACAGGATATGTTTGCGGGGAAGTTAACGCCAAAAACGCTTTCGGGGCATACGCTGGCTTTTCCTCATATGTTGTTGAGCTTGAAATGAGACCCAAAGACTATTCCCCCATCGGCGTAAACTACAAAGTAATAATGATGAGTATCGCGCCATCAGAGCCGCACGAGCTGCAACGATACAAGCAGTACTACAGAGAAATCTGCCAGGCAGAAGCCATCCGCATGTAACCCGCCCAGCCCGGTCTCGTGAAGATGCCGGGCTTCTTTTAGCCATTCTCCACTCTCGCCGATAAATGTAAGTAGATACATACTTATTTTTTTGTAAAATATGCGCATTGGTGATTGAGGAAGACCGATGAAAGAAGAAATCCAAAAAGCTGTCCTGGAACTGATCAGCAAGTCAGCTGTAGAAATTGACAATGCAGATCGTCAAACCATCGTCGATGAGGCCATTCGCACCGCTCTGGAGCACATCGCAGAAACCGTTAACACAGTACCGCTGGCAAAAGGCTCGCCCTATATGAACATATGGGTTCGCTTCGGAATGTCACCGGAGCTGCCGGGCGTTGGGCAAAAGCGTGCTGCGATGGTGGCCTTTACCTCTAAAAATCAGGAGGGCATGAAGGTTATGAGAGCGGGTGCCTGGTATAACGGCCGCATCATCTTCACAAACGCCATTATGTGCCGACCGGAAGAGGAGCTGGAAAATCCCATCAACCTGACCATCAAATCTATAGCCAAAAGAGCAGACGTTGAAGATGACGCGGCGTGCGCAGCCTTCGTCAGCATTATGGAACAAGACGACCTTGAAGTGCGTACCACCGATCTGATTACGCCACCGGGTATTCTCGATCTGGTGGCCAGCGGCGAAACCAATAAAGCCATAGCGCGCATCCGGGAGATGGAGTACGGCACCATTTGCGACATGTGCCGCAGCGATCTGGATCTGGTGCGTATCGTCGTAGATGCAGGCCAGGCCTGTGACGGTGTGATGGCGAACTTCTCCTCGATGATTTCCCGTCTGGCCAACAACCTCCCAATGATTAAGCAGGAGGCAAAATCCTACGCCGTTCACCACGCAAACGAGCTACTGGCTCCGTACCGGTTTGAGGCCGCACAGGACAAGATGACCGGCTGGGCAACCTGGTAAGCCTGAACAAATCTCTTAGCCCCCGCGTGGGGCTTTTTTAAACTTTTCTCGTTAAGTAAGTACACGATTACGGTTTGAAATATGGCTTCAAAAACAGACTTTACGAAAATCCCCTCTATCTCCGGAAACAATGGCTACTCGCTGCGCTGTCCGGAAGTAAAAATTCAGGGGCAGGACACGTATTGCAGCTACACCGTCTGTCAGCACACCATCCTTGCCTACAAAGAGAACCGCTTGCCCGTGACTTCTTTCACATCCTGCGCCACTGCTATCGCAGCCGGGAAATGCCAGGCCCTCAAGATGATGGTGGAAGAGATCCGCAAAGGCGAGTCGATTTATTACATCGATATGCCAGCGCTCATCCGAGAAATCGAAGAGCGCAACCTAAACGCCACCTCTCTCTCCCGCAAGCGCGAAGCCACCACGATAAGCAATCTGGTTCAGCGCGTGAAGAAGAAACCAGAAACCACATCCCCCGATTCGCTCGCGCCTGTCACTGACGTGTACGCGGCGCTGGTGGAAGCAGCAGTAAAAGAAAGCACATGAGAACTCCTGATTGACCAGTGGAGGTTAACAAAAAATGGAAAAACTAATCGTTTTAAAGCACAAGCTGGATGACATAAAGCCAATGGGAACCAACGCCAAACGAGAGGCGCTGGCCAATATGGATGACTTCGAGCAAAGCATGGTTGCTCTGATGCTCAACCCGTTCATTCGATTCGGGGTGAAAAAGTACAAAGTGGCCGCACCGCTTGAAGCGTCTGTGCCCAGCGATCAGACGGTCGTTGAGCTTCTCGAAAAGCTGGCCTCTCGTGAACTAACCGGCAACGCCGCCATTACTGCGGTCGAGTCTTTGGTTGCCTCAATGTGCGCGGATGGGCAGGACGTATTTCGTCGCTTTCTGTTGAAAGATCCGAAAGCCGGCTTCGGCATTAGCCTCTGCAACAAGGTTTTCAGGACGCCCATCCCCAAGTTCGAGGTACAGCTGGCGTCTGCGTATAAGGAGAAAGGCGATAAGTACCCTTTCAAGCCAAACCCCAAAGCCAGATGGCCAATGATTGGGAGCCTTAAACTCGATGGTCTTCGTGTGATCTGCGAAGTCATTGTGGATGAGGAAGAGGTTAACTTTCTGTCACGCACCGGCAATCCGATTACATCACTGGATCACCTGAAACCAGCCATGCTGGAGCTGGGCAGACTTTCTGGCCACAAACACATCTTTTTTGATGGCGAGGGCACAGCTGGCTCCTTCAATGAATCGGTGTCGGCGCTGCGGAAGAAAAACGTGAAGGCAATTGGCGCGGTCTACCACGTCTTCGACTTTTTCCTCCCGGAGTGGCGCGCGATGGCCAAGTCCAAAGAGTACCTGAAGACGGGCATGAAGCTTAAAGAACGTCTGGCTCGCCTGGTGGAGTGGTTCCGCAATACCCGCGGTGAGGACTACGCGCCAGATATCCATCTCCACCCTTTCTACATCATCCACAGCCATGAAGAGTTCATCGAGCGTTTCATGAAACGCCTGGATGCGAACGAAGAAGGCGAAATGGGCAAAGATCCGGATTCCGTCTACGAGTTCAAGCGCACCCGCAGCTGGTGGAAGTTAAAGGATGAGGATTCCGAAGATGGCGAAATTATTGGCTTTGAAGCAGGCGATCCTGATTCTGGCTTTGCGCATACGCTCGGCAAAATCGTGATTCGTCTGGAGAACGGCGTAGAGGTACGCGCCAGCGGCATTAAGCACAAGTATCTGGATGAAATCTGGAACAACCAGGGAAAATATCTCGGTCGCATCGTTGAGGTTCACTGCCACGAGAAAACGCCAGACGGAAGCCTGCGCCACCCGCGTCTGAAATGGCCGAATTGCCTGCGCGATACCGAAGATCGGATTGGAGATAAAGACTGATGCTCGGCTGGATGCTGCTGTATTTGCTCATTGGCATCATCATTGGCGGCCTCATTATGGCTGACCGCATCAGCGATTACGTGAAAGCGGGAGTGATGGAGAGAAGAGGGCGTATTTATCGCATCGTCGATGTGACTGACACGTTTAAGGAGATAAAGGATGATCATGTTAAGTAAACGAGAAAGGGAAACACTAAGAGAAATCAGCAAATGGTCGCGCTTCTATGCGCACTGGCAACCAAAAACGCGCGCCAAACTGGAGCGGATGAACCTGGTGGCCAACGTAGAGCCGAACGGTAAAACCGAGAACTACCAGCTGACCAATAAAGGACGCCAGCTGCTGCAACAACTTATCGAGGCGGGGGTATACGCATGATTCCATACATCGTGTTGTCTTTTGCAATCGGCGCCGCCCTCGGCTTCATCATCTGTCATGACATGGTCAAGCAGGAACTGAAAACCAAAACGCTGCGCATCGGAAACCGAGTCTACCGCGTAGTTCACGAAACAGGAGTTAAAAAATGAGTGAGACATCAACGCTGGATTTCTGCCTGGCAACTTATTTGATCGCTTCCGGCATCGCTGTAGCCGCAACCATCGGCCAATATATCGTTAAGTTGCTTCTCATAAAGTTCGCCAGCCATAAGCGAATTGAAGACACTCTGTGGCGTCTCGGCTCGTTACTGGAGTTGCGTTTTGGCGAGCTGAAAGAGGGTAAGGAAATCACGATTCGGGCTAAGCGTTTTACGGCCACGTTCACCCGCACAGTGGAAGACAAGCCAGGGCTGATCAAAAAAATAGCAAATGAATGTTTAAACAAAAAATAAGTATTTACTTACTTATTTTAGATGTATAAGATTGGCTTGTTTTCGTTGAGACGCGACTGTTTGAACGTTTAAAGATAACTGCAAACGACAATCAGTACCTGGCAGTAGCTTAAGAGGCCAAACACCAGCGAGGTCAGTTTCCAGCCTCGTCACCAAAGTGGAACACACTGAGCGAGTGTGATTACAGAACGCAGGAGAGGGCATGATACGGCACCACCCATGCCCTCTCCGATGAAGTAACAGGATGGGCGGTTGGTTTCCTCATTCCATTCACCATCCCGGTTTCAACTATCGACCGTCCATCCTGTTACGTCATTTTCATTACTTATGTCGTTTTGGCTTGGGTTAAAAGCGGCGACGTAGCCCGGCTGGCATGGTTAGCCAGCGCACAACGTTGAGGCCACTGTGTTCTTTCAATCACATAGGCGAATCAACAGAGGCTTGATAACTGATACGACATGTCGGGTATTCTTTATCGGTTCAGTGGCCTCACCGTTGTGAAATTAGGTTCAGTACTCTCTGGTGAAACCGTTGTTGTCTATGTAGAGCCTGGTTTCACAACACTAATGATTCCATACATCCAATAGGATCGAAGAATCTAGCGGCCATTAGCCGCCGTGAAGAATTCCAGATCTTCGCTCTATGTGAGCAAGCCACAAGCCTCGTCTGGCACTAACGTAAAGTGCAAGTAGCGGGAAAATTCTTGGTTGCCTGGTTGTCCACGAACAAGTACCGCCGCGAAAATGATGGTGTAGCTCAGTGGTAGAGCGGTTGACTGTTAATCAACTGGTCGGTGGTTCGAATCCACCCACCATCGCCACAACGGTAAGAGCATTTGGACGACAGCGAGGAAGGCGCGCTCTTTAGCTGCTAGCGACGGATCTGATTCCCTGAATGCTCTTACCGTTGTGATGAATTGCAGCTCTTTGAAGCAACCAGAAGATAATCACCTGGCGTCACAACAAGCTAAATTTTGAGGCACACCGCTGAACGGTTTGGTTTTCCATTCAACTGAAAGACTCCGCTAACGTCTCCAGACCGTTAAACGCTGTGATAGACATTACGGCAGACGTTCTTAACCATAGTGCTTCTTAGCATCGTAGTAACACTTTTTTCAGCGCAAAAATCAAAGGGGCTTCGGCCCCTTTTTTGCTATATTGTCTCTCCGTAAAATATGAAGAAAAACCAACCGACATTACTAACTGAAGGTTGTATCTAACTCTGGGGGCAGGTCAGTATGGTGTGATGATCAGTACCAGTATGAGATTACAAAACCTGGTGGACGCTGGAAGGTAGTAGCGAAGTAATCTGAAAATTTCAGTACTAAGCCCTGTATGGTGTGAATCTACAGGGCTTTTTCATTTTGTAAATGATATTATCATTCAGAACTTGCCTATAGTGAAGAGTGGTAGAATGAAAATTACTGTTGAAAATATCTCTGAGATGTTCGAGGGAACGAAAGAACTTTTGATTGGTGGGCTGATCACTGCTGTCACTGGTTTGATTATTATAATTGGTCCAAATGGCAATGAATATGTAAAAGTGCCATTGATGTTAATTGCAATATTTCTAATTACAATAATCCCTGGTTTTGTCGCAATGCTTTTCTCACCTTTAACAAAGCTGACGGCAAAGATTTTTGATATTAAAACTAGCAATTTACTTTGCCGCCTGTTTTCATTCTTATATTTCCTCTTGTACTGGTTTATAACACTAGCAGCATTTCATATTATAATTAGGTATGTATTAAATGTACATCCGATAGAAGATGGTATGAAACTTTGCTTTGCTATTGGATGCTTTATTGTTGCAGTAGTACAAACTAGAAGATTTTACTCTTTACTAATTAAGTAATTGAATATGCCACGATAACATGAACTGTACAATACATTGGCCGTCCATGTATAGGGGCATTTTGTTAGAATGGTAGCTCTTCTTGCCCGCAGAACCAATCATCACCATGTTGTTCAAGCACACGTTGTTCAGCATGTAGATAGCTCACAGCGTCCAATACATCTTTGAATGGCGTTTCGCTAATCAGTACAAAACAATCCCTTTCAACCGTTCCCAGCCAGAACACCCCGCCTACAGAACCTTCAAATATCACACGATCCCTATCGTAGCAAGTATGCTTACGAAGCATTAAAGAGGACAATCGTGAAATCAAAACCAAGAGGCAAGGTAGACAAGACTATTTCATGGTAGGTAATGACCTACTTATTTTTTTAATGTATAGTTCTTTCGGTTACTCACTTGAAAGGACTCAATATGGGAAACAAACGTAAACAGGCACGTCGCGCAGCTCGTCAGGCACTAAAGTCAAAATCACGTATCCACGGCTACGAAATTGACACAATCATCGTTGACGAGCTGGCCGACGCCCCTGCTCTGCCACAAAAACCTAAGCGCGACAACTCTCCCATCGAAGCGCGTAACGAGGCCCAGGCCCACTATCTTATCTCCCTCGATACTAAACCTCTGACGTTCGCCACTGGTGAAGCCGGCTGCGGCAAAACTTACCTGGCTGCGGCCGTCGCAGCGCAGCGTCTGCTGGATAAGGAAGTCGGGAAGATCATCGTGACGCGTCCGGTATTGCAAGCAGAAGAAGATCTGGGTTTCCTTCCGGGTGACATGAGCGAGAAGTTCGCCCCGTTCTTTCGGCCCGTCTATGACGTACTACAGAAGCGTTTGGGTGGCTCATTCCTTGAATATTGCTTAAAGCCAGAAGTGGCCAAAGTAGAGATTGCCCCCTTCGCTTACATGCGTGGTCGCACGTTCGAGAACGCGGTAGTCATTCTGGATGAGGCGCAAAACGTTACAGCATCACAAATGAAAATGTTCCTGACTCGTATGGGCGAGAACGTAACCGTCATTGTTAACGGGGATGTGACGCAATGCGACCTACCAAGCAATGTTAAGTCTGGTCTGGAAGATGCACTGGAACGTTTTAAACCTTCGTCCCATGTTGGCTTTATTGAGTTTGCGACCGAAGACTGCGTGCGTTCTAAGCTATGCAAAGTCGCACTGGAAGCCTATCAGTAAGAGACAGCCAATGACCAAAGAGTACCTGCCACACCATAAACGTGTCATGGATGAACACGAAGAACTGTGTGGCCGCATCAAAAAACTGGAGGCGTACATTACCGCGACGAGTTTACTCGCCAGCTGTATGTCGACCGCATCATCCTCATTAAGCAGCTGGACACGATGAAGGCTTATGACCTGATCCCTCGTGCCCGGCTCGCTCGTTTTTAACGTAAGGAAACCAAAATGACCGATATGGATATCGAAAAAGAGATTGTGGCCAAAGGCAAAACGGCCGCGCGCGCTACCCCGGAACGCATTGAAGCCGTTATCTCAGGCGAGTTTTACTTTACCGGCGCGGATGGATATCGCAGCTCCCCGTTATGGTTGAAGCAGGAAGAGCCTGAACCGGCCCCGCAATCACTCGAACTGCTGGCATTCTGCGTTCTCCTGCTGGAGAACGGCTTTACCGTAACCGGCGAGTCTGTGTGCGCAAGCCCGGAGAATTTTGATCCGGAGATCGGGCGTAAAATTGCACGCCAGAACGCAATTGCCAAAATCTGGCCCCTGGAAGGCTATCTTCTTATGCAGCAGCTGCACGAGGTGAAGTGATGAAGGTCGTTATCTACGGACGTGATAATTGCTCGTACTGTAAACGAGCTGTTGAGCTGGCGAAGCAGCTGCAGGGCCACGGCTTTGGTGATTACGAATACATTGACATCATGGCGACCGGGATCGACAAAGATAAGTTGAGCGACCTGGTTGGCAAGCCGGTGGAAACCATACCGCAGGTGTTCGTAAATGGTGAGCCTATCGGGGGTTATACAGAATTTGCGACACTGGTGAGTACGCTATAAAGAGAAAAGGCCGCATTAGCGGCCTTTTTCATGAGAATCAGCTTAGATCTCGTTGAGTTCGCGAACAATGTGACCTTTCAGTTTTCTACGCAACATGGTCGCAGAAGAACGTTTTTTGGCCGACATTAAATTAGTTTTCAGAACCTCAACTTTGGTTTCCAGGTTCGCTGAATGAGCGATACGCTCGGAATTAATCAGAGTCTGAAACGCTTTCTTCTCACCGGCATTGGGGGTGAGAAGCGCGGAACGTTGCTGTTTATTACAGTACTGCATAGTTGGCCCTCCCCTCTATAACTGTTTTGTATGCACGTAAGTCTTCCGGCAATAATGAGCGTGGAGCTTTCTTATACATACCCGTGCGTTCATTATAGCGTGGTTCACTTTTTAACCCAAGTAAATAGTCATAGGTCTCTTCCAATGACACACGACGCCCGACATCGACGGCACCACCGGCAGCCGCCTGAAAAACAAACCCTCCCACGTCGAATTTTTCATAATGAGCGATGAGTGCCAGCGATACCTTTTGAAGAACTACCGCACTGCCGAGACCAGCAAAAGGAACATGATGAAAATCGCCTAAGTTGCCCATGCCGTCATATACGTCAAAGTAAACTTCGGCCATACCGTTTGGTGGAAACGGCACACCTTCTGGCAACTCGTATCCAATTTTCGTGAAAATTCTCTCATCAACCAAGCTACCGATTATAACGATGTAAACTTCCTGACCGGCCGCGAAAATGTAGCCATGATGAATGCGATGATCATATTCGAATTTTTTACGCCGTAAGCCGTAATCATCGAGGTATACAACTTCTTCGTCGCTCACTTACTGTCCTTAAAGGAGAATTAAATTATCTTGGAGATTATTGTCCTTCAGTTAAAAGAATCCGTCAAATCGCGCCTAAATGATTCCATACCTATTAAGTATGGAATCATTGGTCAAAAACAGCTATTTTGGTGTTGATCCTATAAAAATTTGTGCCTAATATACTGTACAAACATACAGTTAAAGGCGTCACTCAGAGAGTGAGCGATGAAAAACACCTTTGATAAAGCACGCGCAGCCGAAAACACCTCACGCGAGGCCATTGCTTATCTCGAACGGGCAGCTGGTCTGTCGGCGGTATCGACCATTAATCTGGATGGAGACATACGGTTCTCATCGGCATTCATGCTATTCACTCGCTTATCTTTATTGATAACGAGACGTCGACCGGAGATAGCCGTCCATTGTGTTTTGATACATGTTATGCCACACATTGCTGATGTTAAGGTAAGTGACATAAATAGGGTGCTGGTCAACCAGCTGGTTAACCCGCTGATCCTGGAGGGCAAGATTGTCCAGGGCAGACGTGTGTTCTCGCTGATGAAGCAGTTTCTTGGCTGGTGTGCATTTCAGGGTGTAATTGAAACCTCTCCGCTGAATGACATCTCTCTAAACAAAGTCGCCGGGGGCGCTAAGCCCATGCCGCGGGAACGGAAGCTGACAGATGCCGAAGTGTGGGTGTTCTGGAACGTCTGGGACTACTTCAGCGTTTGCGAAGGGACGAAATGGGCTGCCAGACTCTGTCTTGTAGCTGCCAGACGCCCTGATGAAGTGCTCCGCGCGAAGAAGAGCGAGTTTAACCTTCAGCGTGATGTATGGAATCAAGGCACCCGCAACAAATCGGGCCGACAGCACAGTCTCCCGTTAAGCCCCTTAATGCGGCAATGTGTTGAGAAACTGTTCGAGTACGGAAAGGGGAGCCAATGGCTTGTCCCGTCGAACAAGAAGCGCGGCGAGGATGTGCCAATGTCTAAGGTGGCCATAGCGCAGTCATTGCGTAGGATTCTGGAGCGTCCTGAAATGATGGAGTTAGAGCCGTTCACCCCACGCGATTTGCGAAGAACCGCGCGCAGCTACTTTCCGGCTCTGGGGATCAGTCAGGAAGTGGCTCGTAAGATAATGAACCACAGCCTTGAGGGGATCGACCGTGTCTACGACCGCCACGACTATATGGAGGAGATGCGAGACGCATTAGACAGTTTCTCGGCGCACATCGCATCCATCGTGGAACAGCCAGATCTGGACGAAATTGACCACAAATTTAAAGGTGATCGTCTTGCCACTGAGCTTATTCGCGTGAATTTCTCATAGAGACTTGATGGCCTCAACAACCTTCTCTGAAGCCCCTTGCTGGCCATCGAAACGCTTGCGGAAAGCCTCTAATACGAGTTTCTCATCTGCGGTTAGCGGAGCTGTGCCTTCTTCGCGGAAGAACTGGAGGAGTTCAGGCTGGCGTTCTTCCAGAACCATCAACATCAGTCGAACCGGGTCTGCGTCAAGCGCGTTCGCCAAAAGACGAACCTTGTCAATTGGCAATGGGATTTTGCCGCTTTTTATAAGTGAAAGGTTATTGGGGTTTTTGTATCCAATTTCTTTCGCGATCACTGCCTGACTTTTGGGGGAAATTGTAATCAGTGAGTCAATGTATGCCGCGTAGCGGCTTACTTTCGCTTCGGTTTCGTTGGTAGCCATGTTTTTCGACCTTGCGTGTTTTGATTTTCTCTGGTAAGTGCTTATCGATATTACAGCAAAGGTTAGGGTTGTAAAGACTTATCTATCCTTTTTACAAGGCGCTTTCGTAAATTTAATCAGGCATTACAGTGCGTTGCGATAATCTCTTCTTCCTAACCACAAAATATTTTAAGTTATTTCTGATACAGAACTGTTCCGTATTGATACACTAGATAGTAATATTGTGAGCTTCAAACGTGATAATTGGATAATGCCAAATGAAAAAAATAGCTTCTAATTTGACCGCTCTTGATATTGGTGATGCCTATGTGATGGAAGAGGATGGTGCTGCAAAAATCTTAACTGAACTATCAACTAAGCAACTCGATTTTAGTCTCAAGGATGCCACCGCGTTCAGCTTTACACTCGACAGTATGCACTTCACTTTATTCAACACCGGCTCCGGCTCCTTCGCTGTCCGTACCATTTAAGCCTCAATACCTCTTCTTGCCTGTACGAGCAGCTTAGCTCCCTGTTCGTACAGTGATAATTTATAAGCATCAGAAAACAAATTGTTTTAACAAACAAGGGATACTCATGTCTAAACCCCACAAAAGAGCTGTACTGAAGGAGGTACAGGATTTTCGCGACTGTGTTAAACGAGTGGTGGCAATGCTCTCTGGCAAAAGAATTCCTGTCGCTGAACGAGGCAATGAAGCGTTTGTTCGCTACAACAAACGTGGGGAGCCAGTACTCGTTAACATTCCCTCCATTCCTGACGACGCCACTCCGACGCTCATGAATGCGGTACGCGGCTTCCTTGACCATGAGGTAGCCCATATCCTGTTTACTGATCCCAAAGTCGCCATGAACATGCGTAACAAGGGCAAAGCCCCATCGACAGGCCTGTGGAACGCGCTGGAGGATGTTTTTATTGAGCGCAAGATGGGGCAGGTGTTTGGCGGAACACGCCGCAATCTGCTGGCGACGCAGAAGCTGATCATTGAGAAATACTTCCAAACCAACGTGGCCAAAGCAGTAGCCGTCTGCAAAGGCGATCAGCGTGATTTGTTCCTGAAATTCTTTCTGTGCCCCGTCGTTCGAGCCTGGGATGGCCAAAGCCCTTTTGTTGAGTTTATGGAAGACCATTGGCATTACATCGCCAAGCCTGTAGCGCTGCTTAAAGAGCATGGTATTGATGTAGCGGTACGCAACATGTCCTGTACTGAGGATTGCGTAAAAGTGGCCGCAGCCATCGCTCTGCTCATGAAAGACCTGAAAGAAGAGACGGAAGGAAAGCTTCCGGAGAAAAAATCTTCGGCCAAGAAACCATCTGGCAGCAAGGAAAAAGGCGACGAGCCCGGACGTGAAGATGGCAACCCAGCAAGCCCGGAAAGCGATGACGAAGAGCCAGAAAATGGAGAAGATGAGCTGGGCGCAGCCGACCATAAAAGCGAGCCGAAGGATGATGAGTCTGGGGAGTTTGATGCGCCAGAATCATTAGATAAGGACTTACCTACTGACGATAAAAATATAAGTGATACAGATATTAATAATACGGAAGCAGGCTCTGATGGCATAAAAAACTCGCCAGATGAGGATTGTGGCGGTTCAGATGGTGAACATGACCAGAACGAGGAGAGCGCGCCAGCGCCGGGCGATGGGATTCGCGAGGATGCAGACGAATCGGACGGATATGGCAGCGGCGAGGGTGATGCGTCAGAAGATGATCGTTCGGCCACAGGTGGTGGAAGCGATGGCGAGCCAGACAAAGACGGTGAAGAATCGGGTGAAGGAAGCGAGACGGAGGAAGGTGCCGAAGACTCACAGGATGACGACTCCGGGTGTGTGGCTTCTCCGGACGATATGACGCTTGACGATGCACTCAAGGCACTGGACGAGGTTGAAGATGAGGTCGGGGAAGTAACAGAAGACGCGCTCTCTTCGACAATCAGCAGCGAACTGAAAAGAACCTCTCTTGAAGAATATCGCCCATACGACCGCTCTTACGACTTTATCGGTCCAATTGACGAGGCAGAAGATCACATCAGGCGCACCAAAAAAGTCTTTGGAGCCATTCCGATGTACTCACCCATTGACCGTTATCGCATGGTTCCGGAAGGTCGCAAGCTGTTTGAGTTGTACATCGAGCGACACTTGTCGGCCGGTGTATCTGCAACCCTCGCCAAAGACCTGGAGCGCGCGATTGCCAGCAGAAACCGGGTGCAGTTTATACCGGGTCAGCGTCGTGGCCGCATTCATGGCTCCAGTCTTTATCGCCTGGCAATGAACGATGATCGCGTATTCCGTCGCAAGGAAGATCACCGTGCAGTTAACGCGTGCGTCCAGCAGGTTATCGACTTATCAGGTTCAATGAGCGGCAAAAAGATTCATCTGGCATTGGCCAGCGCATACACCATCGCCGATGCACTCGACCGCATTAACGTGCCGAACATCATCACCGGCTTCACCACGTTCGGAAATCCGGACTACTCGACAATGTCGAAAGCAGGGTTCTCACGTTTTGAAGCGCTGATGCTGCCAATCATCAAGAACTGGAATGAGAAAGCGAACTCTCCGGAGATCCGCGCTCGTATGGGTTGTGTGGGCGAGACGTTCCCCCTGCTCAACAACGTTGATGGCGAGAGTATCGCGCAGCTGGCATCACTGTTTTCGGGGCGCATGGAGGACAAGAAAATCATGATGGTCATGAGCGATGGCGCGCCATGTGCTGCTGGCGATGGGTTTGCGCCACATTTGAGATCTGTCACTAACGAAATCGAAACCTTAAGCGACATTGATCTCATGGCCATAGGCATCCTTACTGACGCTCCGAGGCGCTATTACAAAAACTACGCCCTCGTGAACAGCGTTGAGCAAATCGGGCCATCGGTCGTTAAAGAGCTGTCTCGTATCATTCTCGGGTAAAAATTTACCCGATAAGATAAGTAATCACTTACTATAAACCCTAATATATTTATATAAGATATACGCCATTAACGACAACGAGTAAGGAAAGCACATGGCCGCTAATGCACTGAATCAAGAACAGCAACTGCCTGAAACCATCGTCTGCAAATGGTGTGGCAAATCCTTTCACCACCTCAAATCTCACATTTCTATGGGGCGCTGCGAAAACCTTCCGGAAGCAGCGAAAGGCCTGGATGTCGATGAGGTGGTGAAGATGTACACCACGGAGTTTCCGGACGAACCGACCATTTCCAGCACCGCGCTGGCCAAACTCAAAGAGAAGCGTGCCGAACTGCATACCGGAGATAGCAAAGTCGCGGAGATCAGCGCGCACCCAGGCTATGTGGGTTCTGTTGAGTACAAGACGGAGCTGGTAGCCGCGCACGAGCTGCTTGGCGTAACGCTGAAAGAGCTGGGAACGCCACGAGGCAAACCCCTGCAGGTAACGGTGAACGTCAATACGCCATACCCGGAGTTCATACCGGAAGTGAAGAAGAACTATGTGTATGGCGATTTCGATCTGATTAAAGACGTCTTCATGATGCTGGAGATTGGCATCCCTGGCTATCTCTGGGGTCACGCTGGCACCGGCAAATCCTCACTGCCAACGCAGCTCTGTGCTCTGCTCAATCGCCCGCTTATCCGCGCACAGCACACCGCTTCGATGGAGGAAAGCCATGTAACGGGTCAGATCCTCGCGCGCGACGGCTCCACCTACTTTGAGCCTGGGCTGCTGGCGCTGGCCATGAAAAACGGTTGGGTTTACCTGGCTGACGAATACGACTTCGCTTTCCCGCAGATTCTTGGCGTGTACCAGCCGGTACTGGAAGGAGAGCCGCTCATCGTTAAAGAGGCGACTCCGGACTGGCGCCGCATTACGCCACATAAGCGCTTCGCCTTCATCGGAACAGGTAACACCAACGGATCTGGCGACGAAACCGGTCTCTATCAAGGCACGAACATCCAGAACGCCGCGAACTTCTCACGCTTTGGCATCGTGTCCAACGTGAAATACATGAGTCCGGAGGCAGAAACAAACATGTTGGTTCAGGCGGGCATCATTCGCGAGTACGCCGAGAAAATAGTGAAGTTCGCCAATCTCGTTCGCGAAGGGTACGAACAGCACCTCATCAGTCAGCCTATCGGTCCTCGTGAACTGCTGCTGGCTTCAAAAATCGGAATGATGCGCGGCGACTTTGCTGCTGGCATCGAGAAGGCGTTCATCAACAAGCTGCCATCCACGTCTGCCCAGGCTTCACGTGAGGTGGTTCAGAAGATCTTCGGTTAATCGTGCGTAAAGGATGCTTTGGCTCACTTATCGCAGCGTCTGAAACTGGCCGGGCTTGCTCAATGTGTCCTGAGAAGCCCGCGTGCCATGCGGCAGCCAGAGAGGTTGCGATTTCGCTGTATGGGAAGTTCGTAGGCTTCCCCAATGACAAAATCAAAAAAACCAGAAAGGTAAAAACACATGAAGGCTCTGATGGTCAGAACTGACTTCTCGCTGGGGGAGTCAGCGCTAAAAGCAGAAAAGGCGGTCAAAATTGCAAAGGAAGCTGGCTATACCGCTGTCATTTCCGCTGACAGCATGAATATTGCCAGTGTCATCCCCCTCCAGCGCGCCGCGGGTGACGATATGGCGGTGATCTGTGGTGTTAAGCTGAATATTGTCGACGACCCCACATACGAGCACCGCGCCCGAATGGCGAAAGAGTCCGAGAGATGTATGGAATCATTGGTGCGTGACCGTAGTTACAGCTTCACTGCACTCATCAAAAATGAGCAAGGTTATCGCGATGTTTGCGAGCTGATGACCTTAGCGAACAAGCGCGAGCAATTTTACTTCGTGCCACGTCTGGCGCTCGACCAGCTGGCTACCGTTTATGCCAAAGGCAACATCATCCTGCTGACGTCCGACATGGGCAGCGTATTCCAGCGCCGTGACTTCGCGAAGATCATTAGCACGTTGGTTTCTGCGGGTGGGCGCGACAACTTCTACAGCGTGGTTTATCCGCACCCTACGCCATTCTACGACCAGATTAACGTCCGGGCGATGAAAGTGGCGAGCGCATTGAAAATCGAGCCAGTGGCGTTCTATCCCGCTTATTACGAAGCTGTCGAGGATGCAGACATTAAAGACATTGCGCACATGGTGACGAACAACATCAAGATCGACCAGCCGCATCGTCTCCGTATCCCCCACCAGCGTGACAACGCCATCAATGGGCGCCGGCATCTGCTTGAGGCGCTCAAAGCGTTCTCCGTTCGTATGGGTGTACCAGTGACGGCGGCGATGGCATCGACGACGCAGGACGCGATCATCGAAGCCTGCACCTGGCGCTGGCACGAACTGCCACCGGCATTACCAAAGATGGCCGAAGACGAACCTGCTGCACTGATGAAACTTGCGGTTGCTGGCCTGCGCAAGCGTCTCACCACCAAAGAGTTTGGCTATACGCCACCAGCGTCTGAGCACCGTGTATATGTTGACCGTCTTAAGTATGAAATGGATACGCTGACCCGCCTGGGCTTCTGCGGTTACTTTCTGATGGTACGCGATCTGATGAATCACAGTCGCGAAACCGGTATTCCAGTTGGCCCCGGTCGTGGTTCATCTGCTGGCTCTCTGGTGGCCTGGTGTATCGGCATCACCAACGTTGACCCAATCCGCCACGGTCTTCTGTTTGAGCGTTTCATTAACCCTGAGCGTCTCGACCTTCCGGATGCAGATCTGGACTTTAGCCAGGCACGTCGCCATGAGGTGATCGAGTATCTGAATGAGCGCTATGGCGAAGACTATGTTGCCGGTATTCCTAACTTCACTTATCTGGGCGCGGCTTCCGCGCTGCGCGATACCGCTCGTATTTATGGCGTCGACGCCGCGGATATGGCGGTGTCCAAAGAGTTCAAGAATCTTGAAGACGATAGCCTGTCACTGGAAGAACTGCGCGAGCAGCTGGCCAGCCTGGACAAATACGCTAACAAAAACCCGGAAGCGTTTAAGGCGGCGTGCAAGCTGCAAAGTCTGATGCGTGGATTCGGCCGCCATGCTGCGGGCATGATTGTCGCTGGCGTACCACTGGTTGAGCGCACGCCAGTAGAGCTGCGGGGTAATGCGCGCTGTATTGCGTTCGATAAGCGTTACTGCGAGGCAATGGGGCTGATTAAGCTGGACGTACTCGGTCTGGCCACGCTCGATCTGCTGGATAGCGCAAAGCGTTACATCAAAGAGAGCACTGGCAACGATATCAACCTCGACGCCATTCCACTCGACGACCGCAAAGTTCTGGATGGTTTCGCAGCTGGCTACACACAGGGCGTCTTCCAGCTGGAATCTGGCCCAATGCGCAAGCTGCTTAAAGATCTGGGTAGCGGTATCGAGCCAATGAGCTTTAAAACGGTTGTCGCGACCACCGCGCTCTTCCGCCCCGGCCCCATCCAGTCAGGCATGTTGGATGACTACGTTTCTGTGGCCAAAGGCTTCATGCCACCGCAGTCACTGCATCCGGTTCTCGATGAGCTGACCGCGGAGACTAACGGCGTAATTCTCTATCAGGAACAGACCATGAACGCGACGCGGCTCCTTGCTGGCTTCACGATGGCTGAGGCAGATGGTGTTCGTAAAGCGATCGGTAAGAAGGATATGGAGAAGATGAAGAGCATGGGCGAGAAGTTTGTCGTTCAGGCTCAAGCTGGCTGGATTGACGTCGAGATGGAGGATGGTACAACGCAACGCATTCACCGCGCAGAGCATTTTAAATGCGAGGATGGCGTGTTACGCACGGTCGAGGAAGCATTAGAGACTGGCGTGAAGCTGCCAATGGCCGCCGTTCGAGTGACAGTGTCACATCCGGGCTTATCAGAGACCAAAGCAAAGGAGATTTGGGACGCGTTCGAGAAAAACGGTGCGTACCAGTTTAATAAATCGCACTCTGTTGCTTATTCTTTAATCAGCTATCAGTCCATGTGGCTAAAAACGCACTACCCGGCTGAGTTTTTTGCTGCTGCGCTCACCATTCTGGGCGAGGACAAACATCAGGGACTTGTGAAGGATGCGCTGACCTATGGCATTCGCGTACTGCCACCAGATGTGAACATATCGTCTAATCGCATTGAGATCCGCACGCTGGAAGATGGCAGTCAGGTTCTTTACGCGCCCTTCTCTGCCATCAAAGGATGCTCCGAGAATGGTTGCCAGGCCATCATGCGAGCACGAGAAAAGGTCGGTGGCGCATTCGAGTCACTGGCGCAGTTTGAAGAAGCGGTAGAGAAGCGTGCCTGCAATAGCCGAGTACGTGAATCGCTGGACAAAGTTGGGGCGTTTGCATCCATCGATCCGGGCAGCTTGCCAGCCACCGCTCCGGAACGTCTGCGCGACCAGGCGGAGCTGATGGGCAATCTGGTAATCGACGCAGTGAAAGCCTCACGTCCGTTTGAAATGAACCCCAAGCGCTCTGCTGAGGTCAATTTGCTTATGACGCGCATGGCGGCCGAAATGGGTTTAGGTGATGAGCTGATCCGCCCAAGCATCGGTATCAAACCGAAAATCATGGTCATTCTGGATAACGCGAACGGCAATGATGGGCGTACCGGATACTTCATGGAGAACGGCTATGACGACTTCAAGGCCAAACTACTTACTGCAGGCGACTTACGCATGGGCGATCTGTATGTCACCGGCGTATGTAAAAAGGTGAAGGACAAAGAGAAGGACTACACCAAAGATGAAATCGGCCAGTTCACCGACTTCATGCGTGAAGAGATAAACCTGGTACGTCCGACTTATGTGCTGACGTGTGGCAGCCGGGCGACATCACTCTTCAATAACAAGAGCAAACCGTCAGATCTGGTTGGTCGTAAAGAGTATCTGCCGGAGCTGGATGTAACCGTCTTCTACGGATTTAACCCGAACATTTTGTACTTCCGTCCAGAGGAAGGAGAAAAGCTGGAAGCGATTCTGGCAGAGGTAGCGGAGACTATTAACAAATGAGCAAAGACACCACCATGAACGAGGCGCAGAAGATTGCACAAGAGCTGGCGACCATCCCAGATGAGTTTCAAGATAAAGCAGTGGCGGCTACGCTGAAGTCGCAGTTCTGGGAAATTATTGATTGCCCGGTCACGTTAGATCTGGCGCTCGCGTTCGCCAGACTGGATGGGGTCGACAACACCAGCCGCTTGCGTAAATGCGCCAGAGCTTTGGCGCTAAAAACACAAGATCCCAAAGCGTGCGGTTATCTGCTGGAGATATACGAAGCTGACGATCCGCAAGTACAGCTGGAAGCATTCAAAACGTTCCGCGACCGCCTGATACTTAAGGTGGCCAAAGAGTTTAAGGAGGTGAACAAGATTGGAGATGTTCGGCAGTACAGATTAAAACGCCAAACCAGGGTAACTCTATCGAATATTTTCGGTAGGAAAGTAGCATAAAGAAAAACCCGCCAAATGGCGGGTTCTTTTATGGAATAAGCGAATATCTCCACGTCTCCAACGGCCATGAGACAAAAAACCACGAATATTTGAGGGATATTCTTGATTGTTTTCGTTATTTTTGGAACATACCACATGCCATGAATGGTACTGAACCGAATCATATTTTATCAAAACGGAGCCTGTGGGTTATTGACATGATAAAAAAGACGCTAATAACGGCGATTAGTTTCGTAATGGTTGGTTGTGCTGGCATGAGGATGCCTAATTATGATGAGGTAAAAACAAGCCCGTACTACACTGAATGTCGTGAGTTCGCTGCCACTGTTTATAAAAATAATGGGTACAGCAAAGAGGCCAATACGGTGATTCTGAGTATGGACGACAGAAAGGCACGAGCCATTGTTTCAGGATGCGTAGTGACAATGGCCAAGAACAGCATCGAAGAAGCAAAGGCAGACCTAAATAATAAGGCTGCCGCCTATGGAATGATCAGCGGAGCTTGTTACGACGCATCATGTCGAGTCGATACCGAACAGCAGTTGAAGGCTTACACTCTTGGGAGCTATTACGCTTCCTCCAAGAAATTTCCTGAGCAAATGAAACCTAAATTTTAAGGAAGAAATAATGCTCCGCACGATTCAAACTATTTTTCTCGTCGTTGCCTCACTAATACTTTCCGGATGCGCCTTCCCAGACAAGGACGGCGACTTTGGAGCATATGTACACAACTGTCAACAATACGCCTATGGTAAAGCCTATGCCTTTGAGCATAGAGATTTAGCTTATAAGATTTGCAAAGATGCGGCGAAGCTCTGGGGTGACGAAGTTCCGGCCTATGTCATCCAACAAATCAAGCTTCATCCTGAGATCCCAGAAGATGAGATTAAATACGCGGCAATGGCTGGGTCGTTGGGGAACAATTAACACAGCCTTTTGATTCAGGAAAAGCAGAACCCGCCAAATGGCGGGTTCTTTTATGCGCATTCAGCCTGGTGGCGTCGACGCTCGATAAGGGAAACAGCGATCTTCTCAATCTCTTCAAAATCTTTTGAGGTGCTATTACGAAGCGCCAGATTCCACTTACTCAATACGCGAGCGTTATGCGCCAGCTCTGCGTTTTCTTTGAGGCGTCCATTCTTTTCAAGCCAGCTCGCTACATCAGCCCAATCCCACAGCGGAGACTGGCCTTTAATGCGCTGAATGGGGCATGGGAAGTCCCCGCTGCCGCGCAGACCATCTTTAAGCATCGCGATAGCCTGGCGCGACATATCTGTCATTTCTGCGATGTCGCTCAAACCAACAAAGGCCGAGTCGACAGATTCAACAATCGCGCCAATACCGGCTGATTCGATGTTGTCGACCGCAGATGCAATAGCCTCATCAAGCGAATCGGCTTCACGGTCAAATTCAACATATACGGAATTGCCATATGCGCAGATCAGCGCATCATCACAGCCGCTTTCGTACAGCGCATCTTCCAGTCCTTCGGTCTCATACGTTACGCCTGAGAGTGTCAGAGTGAAGTTATAAAGCGCCATAGTACCTCGTGGTTTAGTATTCAGAGTATTCTCTAGTTTGATAAGGGGCGGTTTGAGCCCCCCCTTACAGGGCAAAATCAAGTGCAGTGATTTACTTTGCGTATAATTTGCTTGGCATGGACTTCAGCATTTCGCGGCGTCGACCATACACTCTTTGTGTGATCTCGGTGTTCACTATTAGGATTGCCACAGCGCAACTTGCAAAAACAGTGGGCAGAATCGCCCGGTGGAACCCAAACCCAGCCTTTACTTAGAGCATATTCAATGGCCGCTTGAATATGCTTGTTCGGATGTTTCTTCATTCGCCTCCGATGAATATTATACTATTCCCGATGTTGACATCTGTCAACGGCGAACCATTCAACCGTCCGTGCCACCATCCCGTTGTCGCACGCTGTCTACGGCCAGCTTTGACCGTTGGAAGGTTATCAGATTAATCCGCAGTTTTTGTCACTTGCCGCCCCGTAAACCTTGTTTTTCGTGTCATAAATTTCTGCGCCTGAACGCTTCATGGTAAAATTGATACGAATTAGTAAGTAGGCAATTAACACCATGAGCACCGAAATCTACGAAAAAATCATGTCCGATCTGGAGTTTGACCGGGACAACCTTGAAGACGTCTGGCGTCAGCAACCACGCCTTTTAATGGAGTACGGTTCCAGACTCGCCCAGGCAGAGCGAGAGGTGGCTGATGCGAAGCTGTCACTTGACGCTATAGAAGCAAAGATTTACGACAACGAGCGTAAGAACCTGAGTATGAACGGCATTAAGTTTAATGAGTCCGTGCTGGAGGCGAAGGTCAGAACCAACCCACAGTATCTTTCCAAACGTCAGAAGCTGGATGATGCGCGGTATAAAGCAGACCTTTATAAGCACGCTGTGGCCGCCTTTTCACACCGCCGTGACATGATCGTCCAGGCATCGAAAATGGCCATCATGGAAATTGAGCGGCTGGGTGCCGAACGCTTCCACTCTCCCCGTTAATTTATGCTGGATCGTAAGTAAGTACTGATCTATCATCCATCTCGCTCGAAAGAGCCACGAACAAACGAACGCCCAAAGCGCACAGCGCCAATGGCCACATAAACAACAAGGAGAAATACATGTCTAAGTCATTACTTGATCTGCTTAACAAGACTCGTGGCGATATTGCTTCTAAACGTGGCAATAACGTTGATCTGACCCGTCTGAAAGACGGTAACAACTTTCTGCGCATTTTTCCGAACAAGGATGACCCGAACGGGGTGTTCTTCCAGACTTTCGGTATGCACTACGTTAAGCATCAGAATGAGGAAGGCAAAGAAGTTACCACTGCTTATGTCTGCGAACAGCACACCCACGGCCGCGCTTGCCAGCTGTGTGAGATGGTGATGGAAGGTCGTGTCCGCCACAAAGGCAACAAGGCGATGGAAGAGCGCATTAACTCCATGCGTGCTACCCCGCGTTATCTGGTGAATGGTGTACTGTCTGCCCGCGAAGACTTTGGCGATGCAGAGAAATGCCAGCTGATCGAGCTGCCGTCCACCGTCTTCGATGACATCTGCAAAGTCATGTCCGAAGACATTGCAGACGACATCGGCAACCCGCTGAGCAAGGAAGAAGGCTACGCGTTCCTGATTAAGCGCACCGGCTCTGGTCGTGACACCAAATATGACGTATCGCCGAAGCGCAAAGTCTACAAAGGCGACATCGCTGAGAAACTCTGGACTACCCAGCATGATCTGATCGCATACGCGAACCAGGCCGACGAGACTCGTCTGCTCTCTACCGCGCGCACGATGGGTCGCCTGATTGGCATCGCAGCGCCAGCTGCCACCATGTCTGCACCGGCGATTTCGTCTTCTGCTAAGTCCGCTGCCGCCGCCCTGCCGGGTTTCGGCTCCATCACTGGCCATACGGAAGGCGCCGCTGCTGTCGCTACAGCACACACCCCAGCGCCGGAATCCTCCAGCCTGGTTGATGAAGAAATTCTGCGTGCCGCGGAAGCTGAGTTTAAGCCAGAACCCGAAGCGGCTAAGGCACCAGAAGCAGTGAGCGAACCGACTGCTTCCGCCACCGCTGCTCCGGCCGAAGAAGGTCTCGATGACCTGCTGGCTGAACTGGACGCTCTGTAATCCCATCTCGTAACCAGTAAGGCGTCTACGGACGCCTTACTTTTTGGAAGGAGTGTACCGGTGAATTATCTCTTAGTGGACGGTAACAGCCTGGGCTATTACCACCAACAATCAGACAAGTTGCACAACGGCGAAATGGAAGTTCAGGCAGCGTTTGGCTTCGTGAAAAACGTTCGTCGTTACGCATCCATCCTTCATGCCAGACCGATGATTCTGTGGGATGGCTTTAGCGACAAGCGTCGTGATTTTTATCCGGAATACAAAGCGAACCGCGATGACGATCCGGATATGAAGAAGATGAAAGAGGGCTTCGCTCTCCAGAAGCCTTACATCATGAAAATGATGACCGCGCTGGGCGTTAACCAGCTCGTTGCGAAAGACGCAGAAGCGGATGACCTGGCTGGAATGCTGGTCTCGCGCCTGGCTCCGCAGCCCACTGTCGATCACATCTACTTACTGACAGGTGATGGCGACTGGCTCCAGCTGGTGCGCGAAAACGTGAGCTGGGTAAGCCTGCGCGAAGACGCCAAGCACAAACAGGTGAACTTCGAACAATTCGCGGAGCTAACCGGTCTGCCAACGCCTCGCGCGTTTCTGGAAGCGAAAGCGTTACAGGGTGACACATCGGACAACATCAAGGGTGTCGGTGGTATTGGCGACGGCGGCGCTAAAGAGTTGCTGCATGAATGGGGAAGCGTGGCCGCAATGGTACGCGGCATCAATGACGGCTCCATCGTCATCGACAAAGGCCGCTATAAGACCGCATTCAACAAGCTGGCAAAGAACGCGTTTAACGAAAAGACGGGCTGCCGAATGCTGGAGGCGTTCAAACGCAACATGACACTGATGAACCTCATCGAAACGAAATTTCCGCCCAGCGAAATCGAGTCCATTAAAGGCGCGCGCGATGTTAAGGCGTTCGAACAGCTTTGCTACGAACTGAACTTCCGCTCGTTTCTGGAAGACCTGGACGTGTTCATCCTGCCATTTGAAAGGTACTGCTGATGCTGAAATCCATTATCAACGGTGGCGCTACCACCCCAACCATGCTGGCTAAAGAGATCGTGTTTTGCCACGGCGAGCACGCTGTTGTAGCGCTGCGCAGCATTCTGGGTACTGCCGGTATTTCTGCCACTGAACGTGAGTATACGTTGTTGAGTGAGCAGGTTGTGAAAATCCTTGCTCGTATCGCAAAGCACCTCAACCACGACTTAATCAATTTTGATGAAGCCGCTGCTTCGAAGCGTATTAACGAAACTAAAGGAATCTGATCATGGCAAAAGGAAAATCCGCTCTTGCGCTGGCACTGAAAAAGAAAATTGGCAGCAACGACGAAATTCAGAAGGTCACGCACTGGATTGACAGTGGCTACCCTCCGCTGAATAAAGCGATCTCCGGACGTTTCGACGGCGGCTTCCCATGTGGGCGCATCGTTGAGGTATTTGGGCCTCCGAGTGCAGGAAAAACCTTCTTAGCCACGGCGGCGATGATATCTGCCCAGAAGCAAAATGGTCTGGCCGTATTCCTCGACCACGAAAACAGTTTTGACGTTGGCCTGGCAGTAGCTAACGGTCTGAACGCAGATGAAGATGACGGCCAGTGGGTCTACAAACAGCCTGACACCTTCGAAGATTCGGTTGAGCTTATTGGCACCATCCTCAAGCTGGTGCGCGATGAAGAGTTAATTCCGGAAGACGCGCCAATTTGTATTGTGGCCGACTCGCTGGCGTCTATGGTGCCGAACTCCAAAGCCGAGAAGTTCGACAAGATGGCGGATGGCACCGCGAAGGACAAAGACCAGCTGAATATGAACGACAATACGGCGCTGGCGCGCGCGACGAGTGCGAACTTCCCTACTCTGGCGCTCTGGGCGAGAAAATATAACGCCTGCATCATTTTCTTGAATCAGGTGCGTACAAAGATTGGTGTGATGTTTGGCGATCCGACAACGTCTCCGGGCGGCGACTCGCCAAAGTTTTACGCGTCAGTGCGCATCCGTCTGGGTGCATCTGTCATGAAGGACGGCAAAGACAAGATTGGGCAAGACGTGGGTGCCGAGTGCATCAAAAACAAAGTGGCGACGCCATACGGCAAATGCTCATGGAAGTTTTACTTCGACCCGAGCCGCGGTCTCGACGTCATCGAGTCTTTAGTTGAGTACATGCTGGAAGAAGGATACCTGCCAAAGAACGCCAGCGGCCGAGTAGAGATTGGCGACAAGAAGTTCACCAAATCGCAGATCGTCGACATGTACCGCGAGAAGCCCCTTTCGGAGATCATCGCAGCGCTGCAAGCGATTGACGAAAGACGTGCCAAAGAAACGGCACCAGAAATCGAAGAGGAAGTTGAGTAAACAAAGGGCGTCCATTGGACGCCTTTTTATTTTCATTATTATCACCATTAAGAAAACAATTTGTTTTCTAACTCAAAAGACAAAGTGACAGTGCAACGCCACCAGTGGCGACCCGCTGTAAATCAGGACAAAAGCAATGAAGAACGTGAAAAAGCTATATATCGCGGCAAACGCTGCGCTGGACGTAGTTGATAAGGAGATTGCAGAGGGTTATCCGCAGCCAGATTGGGCGCATCAGTTAAGAGAGGCGATAGCGGAAATGAATGCGCCGGAGCCAGCGGAAGATGAAGCTGACTGGCAGCGATTTATTCGAATGTATGCAGAAGAGATTGGCCCGACTCCTACAGCGGAGCAGGCGATGCTGCTTAAGTACTTTAAAGAAGCTGGCGACGAACTGCCGGTGGACGATACCCCGTACTGGTTTCACGCCGCCTGGCGAAAAACAGACGTGCTCTTCAGCCGGTCGCTGGGCAGCAAAGACATGGTTGTCTGGCACCTGATGCACATCGATGAGGCCATTGACCGCACGCTGGAGAAGTTCTTTCAACCAACCTGAACAGGATGTTGTGCGCCGCATGGCGCACGTTAAAATAGATAATCACTTACCGACAAGGAGGAGCACATGAGAATTTTGGTTCGCATCTCAGCCAGTACTGACTATGACGTTTATCCTTTGTTTATGGTTAGGTGCGACGGTTTGAACGACGAAGAGATTCAGGCGGCTATACAGCGAAACCTTGTCGAATATACCGGCCAGTCAGCGGAAACTGTGTTTGTGGATGAAGATGGGATCTGCTGGCATGACGGCTGCTGCTGGTACATCGATGAGACAAGAGCCATCAGCGACGACGATGCTGCCCACCTTGAGCGCATATTGGGCATCAGCACGTTTGACTAATATTTACATGTTCATTTGTATAAGTTAGCATTTACCTATTATGAGCAATTTAACAAACACCCTTTTACTTATCGTGTCGGTCTCTTTTTTGGTCGACTGTCTTTTCATCGGAGCCATCATAAAGGCATTAGCCCATGTTAATGGCACGGTGGTTAAAATGCTGGCGATCATGCTTGCCTTTGACTCGGCGCTTGATGTAATCAGTGGAGTGGCAGCATGAAAACACGGCTTGCTCTGGCTGTTTTGCTCTTATCCCATTCCATTTGTGCCGACACTCGCATTTATGAGTGCGAGATGTCTGTGGCCGAAACAAAAAAGACACGCTGACAAACGTCGTTAAAGCGCCCTATGGAGCGATGGTTGTGGATAGCGGGGAGCAATTTTACATCGTTCGCGATGACCGCGTTTTGTCCTCTCCTTACCTTACAAGACGCGACAACAAACTGACCGGCGTCGGTGAGGACAAGCTTGTTTACAACAAATCAGGTGATAGCTACGGCGTTCACGCAAAGGACGCCAGTTACCTTTTCGATGACTGCAAGGAGGTTGGTTAATGGCGATGACACTGACAGGTCTGGAAATCGAAAAAACGAGCGGCTACTGGCGCGCCAAAGGATTCAGAAAGTCCGATGTGATGGAGCGCCTGGAGCGTGAAGACGGCTTTATAGTCCACCAGCGTCGCGAATGGCGCATGTACGATCCGGAAAGCGGAAAGCTCACATCCAAAGCACAAACCCTCTGGGGGCTGCTGAAGAAAATCATCTGATCCATTATCCACTATGGGAAGAACCACTTCCCATAGTGGTTATCTTGCCCGTAATAGCAACATCATAGCGCCTACCGCTGACAGCATACGTTTGTCTAAATTCGCCCCATTTTTACCGCTGACAGCATATCTTTTAGTCGCTCAATTTACCGCTGACAGCATACGTTATGACCACAAGACAAGGTTTACCGCTCACAGCATATCCAAACATCACCTCATACCGCTGACAGCATATCGGCGTTTTTTGCCTCTGTGGGCGCTCTGTCAGGACGAGAAAAACAATCAAGTTAGTGAGTGCAAACCCTTATTTCATGCGGCTTGCGAGGTTAGTGACCACTGGGGAAGTTGTCGCGGGAAATGGGATCGAAGAGGCGCGCAGACCAGATAACGGCGGGCTAATGAGCGAAATCGCCCGCTGATATCATACATTTTCTAAAAATTACCGCTCACAGCATATCTTTTGCCGCTGACAGCATACTTTATGTGAAAAATACCGCTGACAGCATATCTTGTACCGCTGGTAGCATACGTTTTACCGCTGACAGCATATCAAAGGAGTTTCAGGCTGTTGGAGAGAATCTCGATCAGCTTGATGTTTTCGGGCGTCAGGTTCTGCGATAACTCGGTGATTTTGTTCACGAGGTTTTGTTTTGCATCGACACCAGAAGACGTGTTCTCGGCCGGTTTATCCGGAAGCGCAGGCATTTCCTCTTTGACCGAAGAGGCTTTGAGCTTGGGATTGCGGCTGTGGATCTGAATGTAAATCGAGCGGCCACGCTTAATCTCGCTGTATTCGAGATAGCCCAATTCCTCCAGCGTTTTTAAGCCGTTGCGGATGGTCTGGTTCTGCGAGCTGACGTTACGACTACTCAAATTGAGTCTGGCTCGAAGCCTTGCCAGCGATACTGGTGCCGGTTTGGCTGGAAGACTTTCGATGAACGTATACAGCGCCTGGGCGGTCTCTTTGCGCGGCAGCTTGTTAATGACTTTTAGCTGGAGCAGCACTTTGTGGTCGAAGCGATAGAGTTCGGCCAGCTTCGGCTCTGCGTGAAAGATGATGGAGTCTTTTTGCTCGTTGTAATCGACGCTGTTCACCAGGTGAACCATCAGGAGCGAGATTTTGTTCGAGCCGTCGACGTTCTTTTCTTCATACGTGCGCTGGAAAGAGAGCGTGGTGCGCATGATCTTCAGGAGGCTGTTGGTGAGCCTGTCACGCAGCGTCTTGCGGATCTGCGACGACGGATAGCCGCAGAATTTGGCGAACTTGGTAATGCTCAACTCGACGCGGCCACTCGGCTCCCCGTACTCGGCCAGAGAGCGCACGACGCCGACCCACGTTTTAAAATCGTGATCCATATCCAGGCGTGGACCTGTTATCTTGATGTCGGAATACCCTTCTGAACGAGCAACCTCCAGCTGAACCAGTTCTTTTGAGGCGTCGATCTCATTAGGTCTGTTCCGCTTGCTGTTCTTTGTTCCCTTTAGCGTGGGCACGAACAAACCAAGCCTCATCAACGCTATAGGCTGAACAGTATTGTTGCTGTTTGGAACAAGATCGCCTGTGTATAGTTCGAGGGATTCTTCTTCAAAATTATCTATACTGTCGTCTAACACATTGTTTTTGGTTTCTTTTTTCTTTCGAGTGGGCATGTTGACACCTTTCCGCTTCCAACCGCTGACAGCATACGTTATTTGCCGTTGGCAGCATACCAAAAACAGATGGCAGCATATCGCTTACCGCTGACAGCATATCTTTTACCGCTGACAGCATACGCGAATACCCCGTGAGGCCAGACGTGGCGCGGCCTGCGAGGATCGGGGATCTCTTTTGATCTATATAGGGATCTATACGGGATCTAATTAATAGGATCTACCCTGTGGATAATGTGAATAACTAAAACAGGCGTTTGCGAACATTGCCGCACCTCATGCGCTATGTTTGCGGCGAGCAACAATAACGTGAATTAAGAACATGGATCTAAAACGCACACGCTGGGTACGCCGTCTTGAGGATGGCTCCTACACCATTGAGTCAAACACCAACCTGAACAAGCAGAAGCTCCTCTGTGAACTGTGTGGCATTGCTTCCAAATGTCCGATTAACGAAGCGCGCATAAAACTACATGAGGCAGGCGCCCACTTTCACCTGAATAGCTGCATCAGATACGTGCCTCTGCTGGCATTTCGCAAACCGATCATCGGATTAGACGCGCCCTACTTCAACACGCTGCGCTCTGGCGTGACATGGCGAGACCGCGTCGAACCAGGAAAGCTTGTTTGTCTGGTGGAGGCTGATACTGGAAAGATCATCCGGTTTGGCAAAGTGGACAAGGTCTATTCCGGGCCGGTGGATGAGATGCTGCGTAAACACAGCCGGTTTAACCATCTGTGTATGGGCGGAGAGAAGATCGAGAAGGTGAGCGAAGTTATCCGCAAATCTTACGGACACTTTCTCAAAGACGACAGCCTGCTGACGGCTATTTACGTCAAGCACCTCGACCGGGAGTTCGACACCGAATATCACAGCGAGGAAGAGCTACATCTCGTTGACCCACGTCCAAAAGCAGGGGTGATCGATATTAACATAGCGCGTCAGAAGCCCTATGAGACGATTTGAGTATATAGTTGTGGTTTGGACACGAGTTTACTATGCAGCGCTCCAAAAAGCGTTGAGAGTTTTAGAGAGCTATCCATGAGTGAATTTTATTCAAGAGTGGCTTCGCAGGGAGATATCCCTTTTATCATTCGTGAATGCGAAGAAGGTGCACGTAACGGACATTTCCATAAAGACATACTTAATGGTCAATACTTTGAGATGCAAATCCGAAAGCTTCTGAATGCGAGTGAACAGGGCGATTACTCAGGGAATTATATATATATCCTTATGCGAGCTAAGGATGACCGAAGAGTTGGTCTTATCTGGTTCTGTGCCGCTCTCGATCCACAAGGCTCACCGCGGCTGGAGCTTCGAGCAATAAGCATTATCAAGGAACTGCGTGGCAAAGGTCTCGGTTCAACACTCTTAACTGATATGCTTGAATCCAACCCACACCAACCTTTGATGGCCAGATGCTATGAGAACTCATCTCAGATGGCAGAGATGCTGAAACGACGTGGCTTTACCCTCTACGAAACCCTTCCCTCAGGCACCCAGATTCTGCTTCGCGATCCCAGATAAATACGACGCCCCACAAAGGGGCGTTTAATGAGACAAAAAATAGGTATGTAATTACTTATATCTTTTGCGATAATCATGCGCCTATACATTTCCTTATGTGCCGTGCTGACCAGATTGTTCGCCTCTCAAGCACGCTTAGAATTTGTATCAAAACAACCACAAAGGAAAAGACACATGACTGTTCCATACGGGGTGATTTCAGATCCCCATTATCATCGTTGGGATGCTTTTGCGACAACTAACTCTGACGGTCTGAACTCCAGACTGGAGATTCAACTCGACGCAACCAAAGAAGCGGCGAGAGCCATGAAAGCGGCAGGATGCCAGTACATGCTGGTGGCTGGCGACACGTTCCATGTACGAGGCGCAGTATCACCTTCCGTTCTGCACTTTGTCACAGAAACCTACGAGTGGATCATCAAAGAGCTTGGCCTTGAAGTGGCTATGCTGGCCGGGAACCACGACCTCGAAACTAACGACTCTGTCTACAGCGCCAACGCTGCGGCGTCGTTGCGCTCGATTGGCGTGGAGATCGTCTGCGGCAAGCGTGCCCACTCCATCAAAATGGGTGACGTTACCGTTCATATGATGAGCTGGCGCAACAACCACGCGGAGCTTATCAGCGACCTCAAGACACTGCGTTCCGGGCTGTCTGGCGACAAGCATGACGTTGTAGTGCATACCTCGATCAACAAAGCGATCCCAACGATGCCAGATGTGGGCATCGATGCGCAGGAACTGAAAGACATTGGCTTCCGCCTGCTTTTGTCTGGCCATTACCACAATCACAAAGAAGTGCTGCCGGGTGTGGTGAGCATCGGCGCTCTGACACATCAGAATTGGGGCGATGTGGGGTCGCTGGCCGGTTTCATGATCGTGAACCCAGACGGCACTTTCACCCACCACGAAACCTCGGCGCCCAAGTTCGTGAACCTGGAAGATGACGTCGACGATTCGCTGATCCGCGGCAACTACGTGCGCTTCCGCGCCATCGTCGAAAGTGATGAAGAAGGCATCAAAATCCAGAACGTCCTTAAAACGATGGGAGCCAAAGGCGTCGTCTGCAACTTCATCCGCAAGGCCTCAATGATGGAAGGCACTGCCAGCACCGCAGAGACCAGCAAGATTGACAGCCTGGGCGAGTCCGTTGCGGCCTACTGCAAGATCGTCCACGACACAGACGGTGGCTTCGACCTAAGCAAACTGGACATGTTGTGTCAGGAAATCCTGACCGAAGCAGAGAGTGCGGAGGCAGTGTGATGGCGGCCGGTTCTGCGAGCTTTTACGACTATGCGAGCGCAATGAAGAGGCTTGCTCGTGGGCAGACCGTGATGGTTCACAAGCCCTACCCGTCTGGTGGGAATCCCCTGGCGTTTTATCTGGGAAGACTGACAGAACAAGGTGTGTTGAAGCGCCAGTCTTTTCCGGCTCACACAGAGTTCAGATTACAAAAAGGTCAAAAACTGACGCGTAAGATCAGAGGCGTTAAATGAAATTTTTAAAGCTCACCGTTGAGAATTTTATGGCGCTGGCCAGCGCCGAAGTCGAACTGGATCAGCGCGGGCTGGTGCTCATCCAGGGCGTTAACAGCGGCGACTCTTCCGCAGCCAGCAATGGCGCGGGCAAATCGACCCTGATGAACAGCTTAATGTGGTGTCTTTATGGCGAAACAGCGCATGGCGTAAAGGGTGACGATGTGCTGTCGACGGGGCATGAGAAAAACTGTCGAGTCATGGTCACAATCGAAGACGAGGGTAAGCGTTACGCCATCATTCGCCATCGCAAACACAAAGAGTTCAAAAACCGGCTGATCGTGCGTGGCGAAGACGGCGACATGACCAAAGGCAAGGATACGCTGACGCAGGAGTTTGTAGAGCGCCTGATTGGCGCGTCAAAAGAGGTCTTCATGGCTTCCATATACGCCAGTCAGGAAGCCATGCCAGACCTGCCAGGCATGTCCGATAAAAACCTCAAAACCATCGTGGAGGAAGCCGCTGGTGTCGACCGCCTGACTCGGGCCTATGCCATCGCTCGCGAACGTGCCAACGCGGCCGCAGCGCGCATGGACGTCACCAAATCCAAAATGGATGCCTGTCTCACGCTTATTGAGACGGCGCAGGCGGAAATTGAATCTGCCAAAACCTCATCTGAAAGCTGGGAGCGTGAGCGTGGCGAACGTCTGGATAAGGCTCGCGTCGACTTGGCCGGTGCGGAAGTCACGCTGGCCGAGGTCGTAATGGAAATGCGCACGCTGCCAGAGCAAATTCGCGATACAGAAAACGCTATCGCCACCGAACGAGAGAAGCTGGCCTCTAAAGAAGAGCATGATGCGAAGCTACTGAAGGTGCGTGGCGCTGTCACTGAGATCCGCGCCAATATCCGCACAGCAGAGGCCGCACAAAATGACGCCATGAGTCGTGCTCGTGCATTCAAAACCAAAGCGGAGGAGGTTAACACCAAAGTTGGAGCGCCCTGCTCTACGTGTGGCAAACCTTACTGCGAAGAAGATTTATCAACCGTGAAGGAGGGGTTAATTGAACAGGCTCGCAATGAGATCAGCCAGGCGCAGGCATTTGCAACGGCAGTGGCTCAACACAAAACGCGTCTTGAAAAGGCGCTCGGAATCGAATCTGCTCTTGTCGCAGCAACCCCCGACGTGTCTGCCATCATTGCCAAAATCGAACGACTGACAAATGAGCTGAGTGCATTACGCCATCGCGAACGCGAACTGTCGGCTGTTGAAGCGCTGGTCGCGAGAGCGCGCAATGAGGTCAATCGCATTATCGCTGAAGCCAACCCATTCATTGCGGTCATTAAACGCCATGAAGAGAACCTGACTGCCAATAAATCTAATTATGCAGTACTTAAAACTGAGTTAAATAATATTCAGGAGCAGGCTTTGCTGTTAGAGAAAGCTCGCCAGGTTTACTCACCAGCTGGCGTTCGCTCTCACATCCTGACCTCTGTCACGCCTTTCCTGAACGTCAGGACAGCGGAATACCTCAACACGCTTTCAGACGGCAATATCGTGGCGGAATGGTCGACGATGGAGACAACCAAGAAAGGTGAATATCGCGACAAGTTCAATATCAGCGTGACGAAAACAGGTTCCAGTAAATCCTTCCAGACACTATCAGGTGGTGAAAAACGTAAGGTGCGCATTGCGTGCTCGCTGGCTCTGCAAGATCTGGTTGCCAGTCGCGCGAGCAAGAGCATAGAGCTGTTTATCGGTGACGAGATCGACGACGCGCTCGATACAGCGGGGCTGGAGCGTCTCATGGGGATTCTGGAGTCCAAAGCGCGCGAGCGCGGCACAGTCATGATTATCTCGCACAAAGAGATGAAGTCATGGTTCCGGGAAACCATTACTGTCGAAGTGAAAGAGGGGCGCAGCTATGTCGTTTAATCTGAGCCGCTCGCAGTTCCTGCAAATGTTCGCTGTGATGCAGTCGATTAAGCTGATAAACAGCCACACCGCGATAAACAGGCCGCTGGGGCTTTGCTGGCAAAACAGCAATATCAGTGAAGAGCAGTTCTCGGCACTGGTAGATCTGCTGTCGAGAACGCCGGTGATGCCAAATCTTGATGAGCTGCCGTCAGGAAGCACAGCCCCAATCCTCATCAACCCATTCGCGGAAGGTGGATACCTTCCGCACACAGGGCCAGGTTTTGTGGTTATCCCTGAAACTGATGGTCTGAACATCACAGAGAATGCGCTCTTCGGGGCGATAGCGGCGCACATTAGCACTGCCTTCGCCAACATGACGCGTTACGTCAATATGCGCGCAACGCACATCACAATGCCTGGTGAGGCGTTTTCCAGCTTCGACATTGAGCTGGACACCTCTCGCCCTGTAGTGGGGAGCGCCAGGCTGTGTTTTGGCTGTGAGGATGGCAGCGTCGCGGCGGTGGAAGTTGTGCTGCCCTATGTGTTTCAAGCGAACAAAGAGGATGCGCGCCAGCTCATCGATATCATGCGCCATTTTATCGGGCAGAGCATGATCGACTCGGATATTGCTGCCGGTGTGCTGACCAGTGACAGCGTTAGTGTGATGAGTGGTGTTTCTGAGCCTGTTCGTCGTGAACCGGTAAAGACTCTTGAGCAGAAGTTAATGGAATGCCCTATGTGGGGAACATGGTAAGGAGACTAAATGAGTAAAGTGATTCGCGTGGTCGGTGTCGACCCGTCAATGAGCAACTTCGGCCTGGCGGTTGGTACGCTGGATCTGGAAACAGACAAGCTCAACATTCACGGCCTGACGCTGGTGGAAACCAAAGCTGGCGGCAACAAAAAGACCGTTCGCGTTAACAGTGACGATCTGCGCCGCGCCAATGAAATCTGGCGTACAGCCAAGCCCATCATTGAGCAGGCGCACATGGTGTTCTGTGAGCTGCCGGTTGGCAGTCAATCCTCGCGCGCCCAGACCTCATACGGTGTGTGTATTGGCGTGCTGGCGTGCGTGGATAAGCCGCTGATTCAGGTTACGCCAAACGAGATCAAACACTACGTGGGCAACAAGCTGACCACGTCTAAAGAGGAAATCATTCAGTGGGCGGTTCAGCAGCAGCCAGACGCCCCGTGGCTCCGCCGAAAGCAATCTGGCAAGGATGTCATGGTCGCTAAGAACGAACATCTCGCGGATGCCGTCGCTGCGATCTACACCGGTATGCAGACCGATCAATTTCGCCAGGTTCGTGATGTTCTCTCCGGCATTTTATAAGTCCGATATTGATAGATAAGTACTTATCTAATAACATTAAGCCACTACATATAGTGGCTTTTTTATTGGGGGACACATGATAACCATCGTTAAACGTAACGGTTCAACTGAGCCGCTGTCAGAGGAAAAATATAATCGCGTTGTGATGTGGGGCGTAGAGAACATTCGCAACGTTAGCGCGTCTGCCATCGCTATGGGCGCAGCCGCCAGCATTTTTGATGGTATGACCACCAGCCAGCTGCATGAGGCTCTGGTGAAGTCAGCTGCCGATTTAATCTCTAAAGAGACTCCGAACTATTCCCAGGTTGCGGCGCGTCTGAGTCTGTTTAAGATCCGCAAAGATGCGTTCGGCCAGTACGCTTACCCACACTTCTATCACCACATCGTGAGCAACGTTAGCCGCGGTGTTTATGATGAAGAGCTGCTGAAATCCTACACTCGTGAGGAAATCGACGAGCTGGGTGCCTACATCAAGCCTATGCGCGACGAGTTTTTCAGCTATGCCGCCACCGTTCAGCTGGCCAGCAAGTACCTTGTTCAGAACCGCGTTACTGGTCAGGTTTATGAGGCGCCGCAGCAGCTCTATATGCTGGTGGCCATGTGCCTGTTCCAGAATTGGGAAGATGGCTGTGCGGGCAAATCTCGACTGGAGATGGTCAAAGGCTTCTATGACGTCACCAGTACCTTCAAACTCTCTCTGCCAACACCCATCATGGCCGGCGCCCGTACTCCGACTCGCCAGTTCTCCAGCTGTGTGCTGATTGAGGCAGAAGACAGCCTGAAAGGGGTTAGCGCTGCATCTGCTGCGATTATTGACTATGTATCGCGCCGTGCAGGTATTGGCATCGGCTTTGGTCGTCTGCGTGCGCTGGGCAGTGAGATCCGCAATGGCGAAGCTATCCACACTGGCGTTATCCCGTTCCTGAAACATTTCCAGACCGCAGTGAAGTCTTGCTCCCAGGGCGGCGTTCGTGGCGGCGCGGCGACAGCGTACTACCCAATCTGGCACCTCGAAGTTGAGAGCCTTTTGGTAGTGAAAAACAACCGGGGTGTTGAGGAAAACCGCGTCCGTCACCTGGACTATGGCGTGATGATAAACCGTCTGATGTATCGCCGTCTGGTACGCAACGAAAACATCACTCTTTTCAGCCCACATGATGTACCGGGCCTGTACGATGCGTTTTTTGCCGATCAGGACAAATTTGAAGAGCTGTATGCACAGTACGAAGCAGATGAGAGCATTCGTAAGAAGTCGATTCCGGCTGTGGAACTGTTCTCTACGCTGTTGCAGGAACGTGCTTCTACTGGCCGCGTGTATATCGCCAACGTTGACCATATGAACGAGCACGGGTCTTTCGATCCGGAAGTTGCGCCGGTTCGCCAGTCCAACCTCTGCGCGGAGATCACGCTGCCAACCAAACCGCTGGCTTACACTGACGATCCGAATGGTGAAATCGCGCTTTGCACCCTGTCTGCCTTTAACCTCGGGGCAATCGACTCTCTGGACAGCCTGAAAGATGTCGCGTTCTATGCGGTTGCGGCTCTGGATTCACTGCTGGACTATCAGGACTACCCGCTGGCTGCTGCCGAAGTTCCGGCAAAAGCACGTCGTAGCCTCGGCATCGGCGTAACCAACTTCGCCTACTATCTGGCCAAGAACGGCTTCAACTACTCCGACGCCGCTGGCAACCAGCTGGTGCATGAGACGTTTGAAGCGATCCAGTATTACCTCCTCGATGCAAGCTGCCGCCTGGCTGAAGCCAAAGGCGCGTGTGAGTGGTTCTCCCACACCAAGTATGCGAAGGGGCTGCTGCCTGTAGACCATTACCGCAAGACGCTGGACGCCAATCCAGAAACGTCCTTCGAACTGAAAATGCCGTGGGAAGAGCTGCGTGGCCGCATTCTCAAGCATGGTCTGCGTAACTCGACGCTGTCTGCCCAGATGCCTTGCGAGACTTCCAGCCAGATCACCAACTCCACCAATGGCATCGAGCCGCCGCGCGGTCCGGTTTCCATCAAATCCTCGAAAGACGGCATTGTGAAGATGGTTGTTCCGGATTTCGAGCAGCTGAAAGACCAGTACGAGTACCTCTGGGATATGCCGGACAACCACGGTTATCTGACGAAGGTGGCAATCATCCAAAAGTTCTTCGATCAGTCTATCTCGGCCAACACCAACTATGACCCGACTCGCTTCCCTGGCGACAAGGTTCCAATGATGAAGCTGCTTGAAGACTTGCTATACGCGTACCAGCAGGGCGTCAAGTCCCTCTACTACCACAATACGCGTGATGGCGCTGGCAAGCGCGACGATGAAGAGTCTGCCTCTCCGGAGCCGACTGTGGTGGTCAAGCCCGAACCAGTGGCTGAACCAGAACCCGTTGTTGAGCCAGAAGAGGAATACGACTGCGGTTGCAAGATCTGATAAGCGTGGGGAGAAATCCCCACCTTTTCATTTTGTTGCACGCCTTATTTTCACCAATAAGATAACAACTTGTTTTGATATTCCTTAAAACAAATTGTTAAAACAATTCGATAACATTCAAAGGGAAACACATGAGCTATTCCACTTTCCGTTTGGGCGCTAACGACGCAACAAAAGAGCCAATGTTCCTCGGGCAGTCCGTGAACGTGGCGCGCTACGATCAGCAGAAATACCGTGACTTCGAAAAGCTGATTGAAAAACAGCTCTCTTTCTTCTGGCGTCCTGAAGAGGTCGATATCACCACTGACCGCATCGACTTCAACAATAAGCTGCAAGAGCACGAGCGTCATATTTTTCTGAGCAACCTGCGTTACCAAACGCTTCTGGACTCCGTTCAGGGTCGCAGCCCAAACGCGACTCTGCTGCCGCTGATCTCCATTCCTGAGCTGGAAACGTGGGTTGAGACCTGGTCGTTCTCTGAAACTATTCACAGCCGTAGCTATACGCACATCATCCGCGGCATGGTGGACGATCCGAGCACCGTCTTCGATGGCATAGTGGCTGATGAAGAGATTATCAGCCGGGCTATCAGCATCTCTTCCGAGTATGACAAGCTCTATGACATGACCTGCGCGCGCCAGCATCTCGGCGAGGATGAGTTCGAGCGCCTGTATGCTGCGGATTTCGACGGAAAGCCCTACCCTCTTCACCGTCAGCTGTTCCGTACACTGGTCTCCATCAATTCGCTTGAGGCGATCCGCTTCTATGTGAGCTTCGCGTGTACGTTCGCTTTTGGCGAGCGAAAACTGCTGGAAGGTAACACCAAAATCATGCGCTTCATTGCGCGCGATGAGGCACTTCACTGTGAAGGTACTGAGCGTATGCTCCGCTTCATGCGCACCGGCCGTGAGGGGCTGCTGTGGAAGCAAATCGCTGCTGAGGAGGAGAATTACATCTATCAGACCATGATGGATGTGGCGGGACAGGAAATGCGCTGGGCTGACTATCTGTTCAAAGATGGTTCGATGATTGGTCTGAACGCGGAAATCCTCAAGACCTATGTAAAATACCGCACCAACCTGGCAATGCGTCGCCTGGGTCTGAACCCACTGTTCCCGGAAATCAAAGACGATCCGCTGGTGTGGATGAACAAATGGCTGTTCTCCGACACGCTGCAAATTGCCCCGCAGGAAGCAGAGCAAAGCACCTATCTCGTTGGTCAGATTGACTCCACTGTCGACCGCGCAGGTCTGAACCAGTTCGCTGACCTTTAAAATCCGCTCTCATCGTTTTGTGGCCTGGCTGAGCTGGGCCACAATCCATGCATCAAATGAAGTTCGAAGGAAAGAACAGACATGACATTCACGAAACTGACCGATCATCTTAAGCTTGCTGCCGACAAACTGGTCGGCTTCAAACCTGAGCCTTATGAGCTGAATCCGGGCTACGCTATGGCGACAGAAAGCATCTACAAGATGGTTGACCAGTTCCACGAGCTGTTTCAGCACCCGCGTCGTGCCATGCCGGAGCCGTCGTTACTGCGTCTGCGCGCCAAGCTGATCCACGAAGAAGCTGTCACTGAAGGCATCCCCGCTGCCAGAAACGGCAACATGACTGCTCTGCTGGATGCGATGGCTGACTTCCTTTATGTGGGTATCGGCTCAATGGTGGCGATCAAAGGCGGTATTTCTACCGGGATGAGCTATTACACCCAGGAACAAAGCGTAGATCGCTTCTTCGAAACCATCATGGTTCCGGGCAACACCGTCTTTGACGATATGGCCATTCCGTTCCGGGAAGCAGAAGAAGCGGTCGACATGCTGAATGCGCTGGCAGACAGACTGGAAAAAACGAAAGTCAGTGATGCCGAACTCATTCAGGCGCTGCGCCGCGTAATGAACAAAATTTATGTGGCCTGCATGATGACCTACCGCCTTGCAGACTTTCTGGGTATCGATGTCGTCGAGCTGGTGGCTGAGATCCACCGTTCAAATATGACGAAGCTGTGGCCAGCTGATGCCGAGGAGCGTCGTGTAGCGGTAGAGAACTGCAAGTACGACAAAAATGATCTGGGCTTCCGTCATGCAGACGGCACCGAGATGATGATCGGCTTCCGTTTGTCCGATGGGAAGATCCTCAAATCCCCCACCTACAGCGATGTTGACCTGACTCCCTTCGTTGAAAAGGCAAAAACTTCTGCATTGTACGAAGTGGTTAAAAATCATTTGTAAGTACAAGCTTATCAAGTTATATTGACTGGGCGTGTTTTATTGTCCAAGTTCTTAATATCTTTTCCTGTGGTGGCCTCTGTACCACCATTTTTTTTGCCCCAATTTCTAGCGTTGAAGGCTTCTGCCGGATAAACTTGCATAAGTAGATATGTATGTACTTACCTATTGATGCGAGGTTGATTTGTCTCTTTTACTGAATCGTGAGCATACCAACGGTCAACTTACCAGTACGTCGTATGCCAAAATTGTTGAAACCGTACTCAAAACTGGCGTCCATGCGGGTGATCGCACCGGCACCGGCACGATGAGTGTCTCTTATGTCCCGTCTTACTACATGCTGACGGGTGGCTCTGTGCCGCTGATCTCCGGCAAGTCCGTTAATCTCAAACCGCTGCTGGTAGAGCTGGAGTGGTATCTGAAAGGAACCGGCAACATCCAGTTCCTGAAAGACCACGGTGTAAAAATCTGGGATGCATGGGCTGATGAAAATGGCGATTTAGGCCCGGTGTATGGCAAGCAGTGGCGTCGCTGGAACGACACTCGCATCGTTGCGCACAGCGACTATCTGCGCCAAATCGACACCTTTCGCGAACGAGGCTACAAGGTTGAGGGCTATCTGGGCGTTGAAGAAGATCGGGTGGTTTTATCCCGCGAAATTGACCAGCTACAGCGCATTGTCGACAAGCTCCGCACCAACCCTACCGATCGTCGAATCCTGCTGAATGCCTGGAACGTCGGCGAGCTGGAGGACATGAAGCTTCCGCCCTGCCACTTTGTCTTCTCACTATGGAGTCGCGAGCTGGACTTTGAAACCCGTCTGGCAATGGCAACCGAGATTGGCGTGCAGCATAACCGTCACGGCCATGAGTCTGTTTACACACAGATGCTCTGCATTCTGGAACAAGATGGCGGCATTACCGAAAGCGTGCTGGACGCGTTGGGCATCCCGAAACGCATCCTGAACTCTTGTCTGGTGCAGCGCAGCGTGGACACCTTCGTTGGGCTTCCCTTCAACATTGCAGGCTACGGCATCCTCACCCATTTCCTCGCGAAGATCACCGGCCATATGGCTGGCGCCTTTGTGCATTTTGGCTTTGACGTTCACCTCTACGACAACCACATGGACGGCGTTAATGAGCTGATGGGGCGTGAAGTGCCGGCACATTCCGATCCTGTCGTCATTTTCCCGCATGAGTGGGCAGAGCTGGATGATTTTAAGTGGGAAGGGGTGCAGGTCTGCGGCTATGACCCGCTTCCGTGGATCAAGGTTCCAGTGGCGGTGTGATATGGCCAGAGGAATGTATGTGCTGTGTGAAATCGAAGGTGTGCTGGCGCGGGCCAGCCATCGTGAATCGGTGTCTGATGCAGATGCAGGCGCTCTCATTGCAGGTGACGAACTCATCTTTTCCACCAGCCGCATGTTGCGCGGTTTTGCTCGCTCCGGCGCTGAAGTGGTGCTTATCAGCAGCCGCCCGGAGACGCTTGAAGAGCCGACCAAACGCTGGTTGAAAGATTTTGGGATTGATTACGACTGGCTGCATCTGGCTCCGCGGGGTGTCAGCTTCGATACCCACGTCAAACGCACGCTGGCGGCGCATAAAGGCGACTTACTCATCGCTGCGCTGATACACGACCCAAGATTGCGTGCCGTTCTGGCAGAGTCCCATCAGCGACCGACGATTTATGAGGTGAGCCAATGAAGATGATTGCAGCTGTCGGCCGCAATTATGAGATCGGCATTGGCAATGATCTCCCCTGGCGCTGCCCGGCCGATTTGAAGCTGTTCAAACAGCTCACCAGAAACGCCACCGTCGTGATGGGGCGTAAGACGATGGAAAGTCTCAAGCGCCCGCTTCCGGAGCGCCACAATCTCGTTTTGACGCGTTCTCGTGGCTATATGCCCAATGGGTTTTATCCCGCGAGCGTGGAGGATGTGCTGGCGTTGCCAGATCCGGTGTGGGTTATTGGCGGCGGCCAGATTTACTCCGTGATGATGGCGCATGTGGAAGAAATTTGGCTCTCACACATTGGCGTGGACGTGCCAGAGGCTGACGCGTTCTTCCCGGCGCAGATGATGCGCGCTTCAGGCTTTGTGCCCGTGGATACGGCTTATACCCAACGTGCGAGTGAGGATGAGCCTGGCTTTTTGCAGATCGTTTACAGAAGGTCGTAATGGATTACCGGATTGGGATCACTGGTGCCCAGGGCAGTGGAAAAACAACCTTGGCCAATTTTATCGATCGGCATTACGGCATCCCCTATGTGGATGCCGGTGTCGGCAAGCTGATGAGCGAGCTTGGCGTAAAAGTGGGAGAGCAGCTGCCGCTTTACGAACGCCTGCAAGTGCAAATGGAGATTGCCAAACATATCGAGCTGATTACCCGCGGCATGGAAGGCTTCGTGATTGACCGCACACCGCTGGATGTCGTGGCTTACACGTTAGATCTGGCAGGCCAGACCAATGAAGAGCGCTGCATCGAGCTGGCGCTTGAAATCGAGCGGTTTTGCCACCGTGCTGCCGTCAGCAACTTCAACGCGATTGTCGGGCTTCGACCCGGCGTGGCATTGAGCAATGCAGATCGAAGCCGGGCGCAGCGTGCTTCTCTTGACCGACTCTATGTTGCGCGTATCGATGCGCTGATGTGTGGCGAACTCACCAAGATTAACACCATGCCCAGAATTGGCGACCTGCAAGTCTTCGTCATCTCAGAGAAATGCAAAACGATAGATGCTCGGGCCAGGTCTGTTATGCGCGTGCTGGATGGTGCCGTCGAGCGGATCGAGCGCCGTGCTATTGGGCGAGTTACCTATCACTGAAACTTGCTCGCCTGTTACGCGATGCGACAATCCACCACGCAGAATCATTTCAGGAAAAACAGCATGATAGATGAACTACCCCTGACTGATGAGTTAGATCGCAAAGTTGTCGAAGCGCTGATCCGCATTGCGGATGAACAGGCTCGCTCACTCATGACAGAGCGCGAAGCGCGGCTGGCAATCCGCGCTATTTTCGAGTCAGCGCAGGGTCTTGTTGGGGAGGAAGTTGGCGAGGCCATTAACGTTGCCATGTCGCAATTTAACCACGGCACCAAACGCCCGCTCTTTCCTCTGCATCTCCAGTTGGCTGGCGGATCGGTGCTCTATGTCTCCGTCTGCCTCGAAACGAACCAGATTAACGTCCTCAATACCACGACGGGTGAATGGCGAGCGCCAGTCGTCTGTGAAAGTGGCGAGGAAGCCTTGAAGAAGGCCGCTCAGTTTGTGCGTGGCGCACTGCTGAAAGGCGCGAAGAAGCTGTAAGGAGTAGCAATGACCACGATTGTCGGTGGTATCGATATCGAGTCCACAGGGCTGGATTTCACATCCGGCCATAAAATCATTGAAATCGCCATTACGCGTTACGATCTGGACACCCAGACCCACATCGACAGCCTTGAAATGCGTTTCAATCCACGCCGCAGTATCGACCCAAAAGCCCAGGCGGTGCATGGCATTTCGCTGGAGGCGCTGGCCGCGGAGCCGCTGTTGTCTGACCATGCCAAAGAGATTGCTGCCTACATGGGCGCGTGCAGTGTATGGGTGGCGCACAACGGCGAAGCTTTCGATATTCCGTTCATCCGCCACGAGTTCGCCGGGTATGGGGTGACACTGCCAGATGTGCCGCTGGTGGATTCCATGTTATCAGGCCTCTGGGCGACCGAAGACGGCAAACGCCCACGTCTGGAAGAGCTGGCGTTCTCTCTGGGCTTCGTATATGACCGAGAGAAGGCGCACAGCGCGCTCTACGATACAGAACTCATGATGCAATGCTTCTTCAAAGCGCGTGAAAAATACGGCTTCTTTAAACTCCCCTTCGAAAGCGCCTGATGGCGCTTTCTTTTTCCCTCAAGTCATTCTAACTGCCTGCATTTATCTCTTTTCCGCCTAATAGGTCTTGTCAAAATACGCTCATCAAAACGCAGTACGCGATTAACGAAAGGAGATAAACATGAGCACTATTAATAACGCAGTTAAGAACGATGACCTGGACGAACTGACCGCCATGCTCCAGTCACTGGATGAGCAAGTGGCAAAAGCGGCGAAGTCGAGCGGCAGCGATGACATTGACGATCTGCTGGCTGGTCTGGATGACCATATCACTCGTCCGGTTGAAGCTGTTGCGGATGAGGTTATGCATAGCGTGGCAAATGACGACATGAGCAGTGTCTTTGAAGAGCTGGAGGGCGAGCACGAGTCCGTGAAGGTTGTTGAGCCAGAGCACGATCTGGCATCCGAGCCAACAACTGAAAACGAACCTGTGATTGAAGCGCACAACAATGAGTTTAAAGGAACCGATACTACTCCTGCGCCTGAAGTGCAAACGACTAAAACAGAGCGGGCGCCAGCCAAGCCTCGCTTCACTCTCGAAGGCAAGGATGAAGAGTTCTTTGGTAGTGCGGGTCTGGATCGCGAGGCTTTTATCAGTGCCTTCGAGAAGGCGCCTGTGAAAGCGAAGGATAAGATCTTAAACCTTCTCAACTGGTTCAGTGGTGGTCCGGAAATTAGCGTTTATACGGTGATTGCTGTGCGCCATATTCTCGAAACCAAGACGGCGACCAGTAACAGCATCAAGCTGGCACTGATGAGCAATCCGGAAAAGCCGTATCCGCTTAACACTGCCTCAACACAGGCTGGTCAGATGATGGCGCTGTTTCCTGCTGTCGGCATCGCGACGCGTGATGGTGGAACGCTGACGCTGAACGAAGCGTCCCCGATCATCAAGAAATTTGTAACGGAGTACACTATTGGATGACCTCTTCCAGCCTAAAGAAGAGTCCTTTCTAAGATTAAACTGTATGCCGCTGTTGATTTGGGCGATTTTAGTCATATCGCCCAAATCGTTGTGCAGGCCTGTCTTGGAGTTCACGCGGATTTAGATATTCCGATCCTGTTTCGCGCTATTCCCCTTCACAAGGTCGGCCGCCCAGGCGACGAGGTAAGCCAGAACAAAAAAACCGACGAACCCGGCTAGTTTCATCAACCATCCATCGAGTATAAAAAGGCAACCAAAAGCCGCAAAAGCGCATAGACAGGTTGAAACCGCTTCGACCATATTTGCCGAATAAACCCTCACGGATTTCAAAATACTATTTCGCGAGGAGTTTGCAGATTTCATTTTCAATCCCTTTGCACTGAACCGGATGGCTTTCAATATACATTAGATAAGGTTCAAGTTCACTTTCAACGAGAAAGTAAACCATATCCAGATTCATGTAGACGACCTTGTAATAGGTGATCGGGTATTTTTGCTGCATACGTCGAGATGCTCTTGCAGCTTCTTCGATCAGGCCTTGTATCATAACGATGTTGAGAGTAAAGGCTGACGCCACGCGAGAGACACGCATCATGATGTCGCTCATTTTTACCCGATTTATTATACGCTTAGCAATATACTGGGAGATGAACGCGTTTGCGCCCATACGGCTGCCCAACTTTGCATCTGAGTAATGAAGCTTATCGTTAATCGCTTTCTTACCTGCATCATCTAGTTTCTCATAGAAATCACTGATCACCATCGTAACCAGTTTCCTGACCGGCTCTTCATTCGATGCAAGATCTTTGAACGCTCTCATAAATCGCTCGGTTTCATACTCATTACGGACTTTCATCTCGCGACCAAAGGCGCCTGACCCTTCAGCCGTTCTTACAATGGTTAAATAAAGCCCTTGTGGAACAGCCGCCAGCCCGTCAACAATTCCTTTCGCTACCAGTTTTGCATCCATAAAATCCATCTCACGAAATATGCCAATTTTGTAGGTTATCAAAACTGTATTGCTGAATAGCTAACCATCATTCTATTTCAGAAAATTCCCAGAGCCTTGAACTAAGCAGTTTAGATTTTAAAGAGTCTGAGCGTTTAAGACGCTACATAAGACCATCCATACCCAGTACCCAAAAAACGCGCCAGAATGCATCTCCTTTGCAAATTCTGGCGCGTTTTCTTTTTGTTTGCTATTTGCTTTGCCAAATGAAAAAATAGGTAAGTAATTACCTAATGGAAAGAGCAATGATTGCAGCTGAAAAAATCCAAAGGCGAGAGCGAGATGCCTCTCTTCGAGACCTCTGGCGCACTCCCAAATGGTTGTTTATCGCCATCCAACGATTTATAGGCACTGAGTTCGATGTGGACGTCGCCTGCAACAAGGATAACGCGCTGTTGCCCAACTACATCGGCGTTGAGCGAGATGCGCTGAAAAGCAGCTGGGGTGAGCCTGGCACCGTGGCATTTCTTAACCCGCCCTACTCCCGGATATCTCCTTGGATCGACGCAGCCATTAGGGAACAGGCGCGTGGCGTAACGACAGTCATGCTGATCCCACAGTCCCTCGATACCCAATGGTATGAACGCGCCACTGAGTGCGCCAACGAGACCGTTATTCTGTCTGGCGGCCGTGTGGCGTTTGTGGAGCCGGATGTCGAGCTGGGGCTGGTGGAGGTCAACGTGAATCCCGGTGGCAGTATGCTGGTCATCTTCCGTGGGTTTTGTCAGGAAGCTGGGCATGTCATTAGCAAGATACCGCTGGCGGTGATGAAAAAGCTGGGCGGTTATGATCCTGCCAATGTCATCAGAAAGAAAAGACCAGTTAAGAAGGCAGCTTGATACCAGTCTGGGAGTGTTTCAGAACCTGCTTCCGTATATATAAATAACTAAGTACTAATTATTAATATATACAGACGCAGGCTTTTTAAGACGTGATTTCCAAACAACTCCCAGACCGTTTTACACCTCCAGAACCCACTGGAACCCCTCTTCAGACGCTCTAGAATCGATTTTATGAACCACAGTAAGGAAAACTATCATGGTATACCCGACGAACGTCGTAGCGCTCGTTGAGAGCGATTTTCTGGCCAAAGTGCGCGACATGATGAAAGATCGCGATAAGGCTTTCAGTCTCTACGAATGGTCGCTCAAATGTCTTCATTCAGGCGAGCACAAAGAGCTGGTGGAGCAGCTGTTAGGGGAACTCATCAATGAGGTGTTTGCCCTGAACGTCCAGCTTCATGGTCGAGAAAATAATCAATCGAAATAATCGGTAAGTACTTACCATTTAAAACGCAGATCGCCAGTGATAAAATCTACCCGCTTTCCGGATTGATTCCGGCAGCTCGACCTGATGGGTGGGGGATAGCGTCACTGGCGTCAGGTTTAAAAAAGCTCACTACCAGCGTAGAACCGGCACCGTTTAGGGGTTGGGGAAGGGGGAACCAAAGTGAGCAGAGAGAAGGGTCACTTTATGATTGTCGAGTCTGGTGTGTTTCGAGAGGTTGAATCCAGTACTCCCCTTCATAAAGTGTGGGAAGATCTCGGTTCTGGGGTGCTGTCATCCATAACTTCCCAAGCCTAAGCTGGCAGTAGACTTAGGTCATAACTTTTCAGGTTATGTAACGACCAGGTTGGTGAGGAAATTTTGTACTCACCTCCCTGGGAAAGTATTACCTGAAAAGACAACCTCTCACTTCGTTCGAGGTGAACTTCACTCACTTCGTTCGTTCAGTTCAGGTTTTATTAAAACCTGTTCTGGGAAGTAAGTTTTTCTTTTCTAAAAATTTTTAATATTTACACGCACGCGTGCGCACACGCGCGAGGAAAAAAATCGTCGCGGCGCGCGATTCTGGAGCCACCATGACGACGAAGACACCAGACCGACAAAAAACTGGCTGCCGCTCAAAGTCCAAACGAAACCACTACCATCCCCAGACCCGATTCAAAACTCCCGCAGTCGACTTCAATCCCCACCTTAAAACCGTAAAAGTGTTCAGTGACGGCTCCTGCCTCAAAAATCCGGGCGGGCCTGGTGGCTACGGCATTGTGCTCCAGTATCGCGATGAAGAGCGCGAGCTGTTCGATGGCTTCCACAGCACCACCAACAACCGCATGGAAATGATGGGCGCGCTGATGGCTCTGGAGCGGCTCAAGTACCCCTGTAACGTCATTCTGTATTCGGACAGCCAGTATCTCAAAAACGGCATGACGCTCTGGATGAAAGGCTGGAAGCGCAACGGCTGGATGACGTCAGAGAAGAAGCCAGTGAAGAATGTTGACTTGTGGAAACGACTCGATGCGGCGGCCAGTCGACATAACGTTCGCTGGCAATGGGTCAAAGGCCATGCCGGACATCGCGAGAATGAGATCTGCGACCGGCTGGCAAAGATAGCCGCTTTCGCCGCAGCGGATACCCCACACAAACAAGATATCGGTTTTTTGGCTCAAAATGATAAGTAGGTATTTACCTACCACGTTAAATCAGTTATCTTATCCATCGTCAGGATGACGAAGCGTCGGTAAGGCGCTGTTCCACGGATGGAACGCTCAAAGGCGGCTGGCAATGCCAGCCGCAACTCTTTCTGACATTGAATGGATTTCTCATGGCACACCAAACGCCTCTCACTTCTTTCAAAAAGCGCCCCCGTTCAATATGCCTTGCTTTGGCTGAGTTGTTTAGCGGCCGTGTTTCCGCACGTCTTGCGCAGCTTGAAGAGCGGGTGTTTGACCTGGAGGTGCGGGCTAATGCCCAGGCCACCACGATTGCCAATCTGGGGACGATTATCGCCGTCGATAAGGCAGGCGATTCCGCCAAATCCCGGAAGCACACAGGGAAAAGCAATGGAAAATTTTCAAAGAAAGCGTCTGATGCCAATGGCCTACGCGCTAATTTTGGTTTCTCTGGCCGCGGCAGCAGTTCCAGCCGGTCAGAGCCTGTTGATACCGGATTCAACCACTACCACCACACCATCGTCGACGACACGCCTTCCAGAGAAAGCGTCTGCCACTCTGGATGGGATGTCTCTGGACACGATTCCGGGTCGTCCTGCGATTTCGGATCTTCCTCCTGCTCCGACTGAGATGAAGGCATGAGATTTAGTTTTCAGAAGACTTTCACTCTGCTGGTTGGGTTGTGCGTCCTTCTGCTCGGCGGTTGGGTCATGAACCTGTTGAAGTTGATCGCCAGCGGAGATCTGCATTCCCACGCCGGGATGACACTGGCCCGCGTCGTGGGGGTATTTCTGGTGCCGGTTGGCGGCATCCTCGGATTTTTTTAACGCTGAATGGTTTCATTGTTTGCTTAAACAACTTGTTTAATCACTTAACTAATAGGGAAAAACACATGTTAGGTTTTTTAAAAAAGAAAACGCGTAAAGCGGTTGTTGAAGTGAAAAAGATGGAGAACCGCGACGCTGTAGAAGCGACCGTCTGGGGTGCATACATGATCGCTTATGCAGACGGCAACTGTGATGCAAAAGAAATCGCTATTCTGGAGAAGACCATCTCCGCATTGCCAGCTTTCTCACCGTTCGCGGGTGAGATCGCCCAGATGAGCAGCAATATTCGTGCTCGCTATGAAGCTTCTCCTCGTTCCGCCAACGCACAGGCTCTTCGGGAGCTGGCTGATGTCGCCGGCACTCCAGAAGCCGTTGATGTGTTGTGTCTCTGCCTGGATATTGCCGATCAGGATGGCATCGGCGAAGAAGAAGAGGTTGTGCTGAAGAAAATTGCTCAGGCGCTGCAGTTATCTCTGGATGCGTACATCTAATGGCGGAGAAATTAAGGCTGGACGTCGTCGCCATTCTTCTCGTGCTGGTCGTGCTGGTGGACTTCACTGGCAAACTGATGTCTATCGCGGCAGATGGCGTGTTGGTTGGATTGGCTATCTACTTTGCCCAACCTCTACTTAAAAAATCGAAGTGATCGCCGAGGGCCACCTGGCCCTCGATTCTTCTGGTTTAACCGTTATGACGCGTTTGCCCCCCTCTTCTGAATTGTCAGAATAAAGCAACCAAGAAAACAAATTATTTTAACAATTAAGGAAAAACACATGTGTGATAAATGCACCGCCGCTAACGCTGAAGTAAAGAAGATCATTAATGAAGTCGGGGCTAAAAAACTCGTAGGGATGCTTGATTCTATAACTGGTCATGGTGACGCTCATCCTCTGGAACGCATCATGGCCATCGTCCAGGTCATGGACTTATTTGACGAACCAATGAAAATCCTGATGCTTGCCCGTCACTTTGGCGGGGCGTATGTGGAAGAGCAAGAACGTGCCAATAAACTCCAGGCAACTCTGGACATGATGAGCGAGCCAAAATGCGCGCCGGCGCCAGAGCTCTCCGGAGACAATATGGGCATTGAAAGCAAAAAGCGGGAGATCGGCAGCCTTAAGTCTTCTTTAGGCATGTTAATTACAGCCTTTAAACTAATGGCAACCCATAACGGTTTCAAAATGCCAGAGCTAACCGGCGATGAACATCCCGCTGCTATTCGCCAGCTGCTTGGTGCGATGGCGGATAATATGGATGAAGCGAAGAGCCGTATCGAAGATATGATGCGAGAACTTGCCCACCGCCACGATCTAAATGACCAGCCGCACAAGATGCAGCAAGTCAGCCACTGAACCTGAAATAGCAAGGGGGCGATAGCCCCCTTCCCCTCCTCCGTAGCCCTCTGTATAGATCTTTTACGCCTTTTCTTATCTGAGATAATAAAACCAATAGGAAAACAAATTGTTTATATGGTGGGATTATGAGTGCTGCGCTTTCTGTCCTTGAGTCTTTTGCTTCGAACACCGGTATCGACCACAGCAAAGAGATGAACGTCATCCATGCAATCGTGGCCGAGTGCGAGAAAGGGATCGCGTTAATGCACCAGGTTCACGACTTCACTTATGGCGACGAACGTCACTGGAATAAGTGTTTAAGATTTGTACTACCTACATTGGAAGTGGAAATTATTTGGTAGGGATATAAGATCATATCCCTAAGCTCTTTTAAGAAAAAACTGCTTAATAACCTAATGTAATTTAAATCCTTCCTCCAACCCCTTTAAATTTTTCGATAAACGCCCCAATTTTTTGGAATACGGTCTGCTTTTTCGTTTTGTACTGAGGATTCAGTGGACTGAGTTTTGGTAGCGTCTCATTTAACTCCGTTCCATTTTCGGTAGCATATTCCCGTTTGAGTGATGTACGGATATAGCGCCTTGCCGCCTCTTCATTGAGGTTTTCTTCCTTAATCAACGCTTCCGCTTCCCGTTGCTGTTCACGCTGAGCATAGGTAAAGAATGCATCAATGATACTGGCCTTATCCGGCATGTCATCAAGGTTAGTTTGCTGAATAAAGTCAACAATCAGACCTTCTTTGGCACGGTTGCCCAGACTTGAGCGGATTAAGCGCCTGACCTCTTCAGTCAGGGCTTCTTTACCCTTTTTCTGACGGTTGTGGTCAAAAATTAGGCCCAGAATGTAGTCCAGGTTAATCTCTTGCGACTTGAGCAGGTCAATTTCAAACACCACGTCATCCCAGTCCGTGGTTGATGTATCCCTGTCGTTTGCTGCTTTTTCACGTCGCTGCCAGTCCCGGATATCATTGTAAGCTGAGCGGTAGTCCTGAACTTTACGTTCGGCAGGGAGGCGAATGGTTTGTAATTCAGCAAATTTTTCATCATCCACGTAGTGCTCTGCTTTAAAGGTTTCTACCGCTTCCGGGTCACTAATATCAACCTTCTGCAGGGCTTTCAGCGTGGCAAATTCATCGTAGTTTTGCAGGATGTTTTCTGCCCGCAGATATTCACCAAACAGTTTGACGAAGGCTTTTTTCTCTTTTTCACTGTCGATACTGGCAGGGTCAGGGAAGCGCTGCTCCAGCTCCGAAACAATAGACATAAAACCTCGTTTAGCTTCGCCGGTTGCCGCATCGCTAAAGCCCTGCATGTACTCTTCGTAGCTTTTTTCCAGTACCACATTCTTGGTGTTTTTGTCGCCAAAAAGTGTAATGGCATCAATGGTGGGACGCTCCAGGTCCCTGAAAGTCACGATATTGCCGAAGGTTTTGGTTGCATCATAGATACGGTTGGTGCGGGAAAATGCCTGCATCAGGCCGTGATAACGCAGGTTTTTGTCAACGAACAGAGTGTTAAGCGTCGGGGCATCAAAGCCGGTTAAGAACATTCCCACCACGATGAGAAGGTCAATATCCTGATTTTTCACTCGTTGAGCTAAATCGCGGTAGTAGTTCTGGAAGCCGTTACTGTCGGTACTGAAATTGGTTTTAAAGTGGTTGTTATAGTCATCAATAGCTGAATCCAGGAATTCCTTTGCGCTGCTGTTCATCGCGCTGGTATCAAAGCTTTCGTCAGTAATATCACCAATGGCGCTTTGCTCTTCATTTGCAGCAAAGGAGAAGATGGTTGCAACCCGAAGGCGTTTATAGCTGCCTGATTTTTTTGCTGCTTCTTCCTGTAGTACTTTAAACGTCGAGTAATAAGCTTTTGCCGCTTCCACACTGCTAACTGCTAACATGGCGTTAAAGCCCTTGGCTCCCGGGAAAGTGCGATGTGTTTTCTGGCGGAAATTGTTCAGTATGTACTGTGTGATTTCCTGGATGCGCAGCGGGTGAAGAAAAGCCTGCTGATTTTCCGCGGCACTGAGTTTTTTCTCGTCGGTTTCGGTTTCCAGCGCCTTAAACTGCGGGCGGACATCGTTATAGTCCACCTTAAACTTCAGCACCTTTTCATCACGAATGGCATCGGTAATCACGTAAGAATGTAACTCACGGCCAAAAACGCTGGCGGTCGTTTCCGACCCTAATGCGTTTTGCGGGAAAATTGGCGTGCCGGTAAAACCGAACTGGTAATACCGTTTGAATTTCTTTTTTAAGTTCTTCTGTGCTTCACCAAACTGACTACGGTGACATTCATCAAAAATAAACACCACCTGCTGCTGATAGACGGGCAGGTCAGCTTCGGCTTTCATCAGGTTATTGAGTTTCTGAATGGTTGTGACGATGATTTTGTTATCGTCCTTATCCAGGTTTCTTCTGAGGCCTGCTGTATTATCCGAACCATTGACACTGTCCGGAGAGAAGCGCTGATACTCCTTCATGGTCTGGTAATCGAGGTCTTTCCTGTCGACCACGAAGAAGACTTTATCAATAAAGTCCAGTTCCGTAGCCAGACGTGCGGCCTTAAAGCTGGTCAGGGTTTTTCCTGACCCTGTGGTATGCCAGATAAATCCACCGCTTTCGGGTTTTGACCAGTTCTTCGCTTTAAAAGAGCTGTTGATTTTCCAGAGAATGCGCTCGGTGGCGGCAATCTGATAGGGGCGCATGACGAGCAGCGTCTGGCTGCTGTCAAACACGCTGTAATTAAACAGAACATTCAGCAGAGTATGCTTCTGGAAGAAAGTGGCGGTAAAGTCCTTCAGGTCCTTAATCAGAGTGTTATCCGACTTTGCCCAGTTCATGGTGAAATCAAAGCTGTTTTTATCCCGTTTAGTGGTACTGGCAAAGTACCGGGTATCAGTCCCGTTGGAAATCACGAAGAGTTGCAGGTATTTAAACAGGGAGTTATCGCTGTTAAAGCTTTCCTTGCTGTAACGGTGTATCTGGTTAAAGGCTTCACGAATCGCCACGCCACGCTTTTTGAGTTCGATTTGCACCAGCGGCAGGCCGTTAACCAGAATGGTGACGTCATAACGGTTAGCGTGTGAGCCGGTCTGTTCAAACTGCTGAATGACCTGCACCTTATTGCGCAGCAGGTTCTTTTTATCTATCAGATAGATGTTTTCCAGACGACCATCATCAAACGTAAAATCACAGATATAGTCGATATGGATTTTACGGGTTTTGTCCAGGCTGCTGTCACTGGGGCTGTCGAGATACTGCTCTGCGAAGCGCCGCCATTCACTTTCGTTAAACACCACACCATTAAGACGCTGAAGCTGGTCCCGCACATTCGCCAGCATCGCAGTCGGTGACTTAACGGAGATAAACTCATAACCCTGATTAAGAAGATCCTGAATCAGCGCCCGCTCAAGGTCCGATTCGCTCTGGTAGCTGTCACCGGTATCCATAACTTTTGTGTATTTATCAAGGACGATAAAGTTATTGGATTCAGCAATAGTGTGTGTTTGATGAGTCATAGCGCATCCTTTGTGCCGCCTGGCAAGGGCCGGAAGGGAGTTAAGAGTGACTTCCGGCGTGTAAAAAATAGTCTATATACTGACCGGATGTTAAGGTGGCCCGATCGGTAGCAATGGTCAATTAATTACTGACAGTTTCAGGTTTCGGGAAACTGAAAAGTAAATCACGGTAGTATTCGTATTGTTTCTGGCGCAACTCGATTTCACGCGGGAGACCTTCAGTGATGGAGTTGGTCAGTGTGTCGAATTTATCCAGAATCCGAACGATTTCAGACTGGATGGCAAGGGATTTTTCCGGATTGTTGGGGCAAGGTATGGGGATTGTTATTTTTGCCATATCTGATGCGGAAACATCAATTACTTTCGTCCCTTTTGAGTACTTTCTTTTTTCATTAAAAAATGAATTGGTCTGGGTGAAATAAGCAAAGTATTTTCCAATAATACCTTTGTTAGGTTTAAATATTGTCGCATGGCCACCGGTGACCGCTTGTTCCTTACCAAGATAAACCAAGGCTTTACCGACATCATCAAGATTTTCACTTGTATTAGTGATCACTACATCGCCAGTATTTACTTTTTTCAGCTTTTTAGCTGTATCTTGAGAAACAAAGGACTTTGTGGTTTCTGTTGAAAGACCATAAAAAGTATAAATCTGACCATAGTGAATAGCAGGAATACCTGCCTCAGTAAAATCAGTTTTTGGTAAGCCATTTCCACGAACAAGCTCACCTAAAACACCAAGTGGCAGCCACTCAACCTCAACCCCATCCAGCAATTTTTCCAGATAAATAGGTTTTTCCTGCTCCTCATCAAAACTGAGCAACTGGTCACGATAGTAGTTGTACTGTTTTTTACGCATGTTAAGCTCAGCGGTAAGCTCAGCGGTAAGCTCAGCGGTAAGTGCAGTAAATTTATCCAGAATCCGAACGATTTCAGACTGGATGGCAAGGGATTTTTTGGGATTTTCCGGACAGGGGATAGGGATAATAATTTTCGCCATATCCGATGCAGACACATCAATTACTTTAGTTCCCTTGGAGTATTTCCTTTTCTCATTTGCAAAAGAATCCGTTTGCGTGAAATAGGCAAAGTATTTCCCAATAATAGTGCTATTTGGCTTGAAAATAGTTGCATGGCCACCAGTAACAGCTTGCTCTTTACCTAGATAAACAAGCGCCTTACCAACATCAGTAAAATTTTCGCTTGTGTTAGTAATAACAACATCACCAGAGTTAACCTTTTTAAGCTTCTTCGCCGTTTCATGGGAAACAAATGACTTTGTTGTTTCAGTAGATAATCCGTAAAAAGTATATATCTGACCATAGTGTATGGCAGGAACCCCAGATTCGGTAAAATCAGACTTAGGCAATCCATTTCCACGAACTAATTCACCTAGTTTCCCCAATGGCAACCACTCAACCTCAACCCCATCCAGCAATTTTTCCAGATAACTCAACTCGCTCATTTCTGCACCTCGCAGCCTTCAATTTCAGCCACAATTGCATCAATATCTTTACGCAACTGGTCGATTTTGCTGACCGTGGTTTTCAGCTCTGCATTCAGTTCAGCAATATTGATAATTTCGCGGTTATCTTTCGCTTCCACATAGCTGCTCACCGACAGGTTATAGTCATTCGCGACAACGGCTTCGAACGCGACAGATTTTGCCAGATGAGCAACATCTTCCTTGCTGGCAAATACCTGCATAATCTGTTCGATATGGGCATCGGTCAGGATATTGTTGTTGGTCTCTTTTTTGAACAGTTCGCTGGCGTCAATAAACTGAACGTTGGTATCCGTTTTATGTTTAGACAGCACCAGAATGTTTACGGCAATGGTGGTGCCAAAGAACAGGTTCGGTGCCAGTGAAATTACGGTTTCGACATAGTTATTATCGACCAGATACTGACGGATTTTCTGCTCCGCGCCGCCACGGTAAAAAATACCCGGGAAGCAGACAATCGCAGCACGACCTTTGGCCGAAAGATAGTTCAGCGCATGTAATACAAACGCAAAGTCAGCTTTGGATTTGGGGGCCAGAACGCCAGCCGGGGCAAAACGCTCATCGTTAATCAGCGTCGGGTCATCGCTGCCAATCCATTTCACCGAATACGGCGGGTTAGAAACGATGGCATCAAACGGTTTTTCATCTCTGAAGTGTGGCTCAGTCAGTGTATTACCCAGCTTGATATCAAACTTGTCGTAGTTGATGTTGTGCAAAAACATGTTCATACGCGCCAGGTTATAGGTCGTATGGTTGATCTCCTGACCAAAAAAACCTTCTTCGATGATGTGGTCATCAAACTGCTTTTTAGCCTGCAATAACAGAGAACCGGAACCTGCTGCCGGGTCGTAGATTTTGTTAACGTGGGTCTGCCCGTGCATAGCCAGTTGTGCAATCAGCTTAGAGACGTGCTGCGGTGTAAAGAACTCGCCGCCTGACTTACCAGCATTCGCCGCATAGTTAGAAATCAGGAACTCATAGGCATCGCCGAACAGGTCAATCTGATGTTCGTGGAAGTCACCAAGTTTTAGCCCTTCAACCCCTTTCAGAACCGCAGCCAGGCGGGCATTTTTATCTTTAACGGTGTTACCCAGGCGGTTACTGGTGGTATCGAAATCAGCAAACAAACCTTTGATGTCAGCTTCTGAAGGGTAACCGTAAGCAGAGCTTTCGATAGCAACGAAGATACTGTTTAAATCTGCATTCAGTCTGTCATTGGTATTTGCTTTCGCCGCTACGTTGCAGAAAAGCTGACTTGGGTAGATGAAGTAGCCTTTAGTTTTGATGGCATCGTCTTTAATGTCATCAGTAATTACGCTGTCATCCAGTTTCGCATAACAGATACTGTCATCACCGGCTTCAATATAGCTGGAAAAATTCTCACTGATGAAGCGGTAGAAAAGGGCACCGAGTACATACTGTTTAAAATCCCATCCATCTACGGAGCCTCTGACATCATTGGCAATGGCCCAGATTTGGCGGTGTAGCTCTGCACGCTGCTGAAGGCTTGTCATTTTGTATCCTGTTGTATGATTCTTAAGTACTGTTATTGGTCCGATTTTATCGCAATTTCATATGGATGACAGGCTTTGTATGTCATACGTTGCACTGAGAGTTCGTTTGCCCGGTTGTGTAGGCAGCGCTCTTTCAGCCAGGTCAGTAGAAACGTTGCGCTGACGATAAATACTGAAGCCCCAATACCATCGGGGCTGAACGTTCAGTCGGTGAGAATTTCTTCATCCGTATCCATTGTGGATGGTGATGAATCTATTTTTGTTGTAAGAAATACCCGATTCAGTAGTCTTTGCTTCAGGGCGTTTCTTCGTTCATTGTAGAATTCCGGGAAGCGACTGAACTCAATATTTTCATCTGAAACTAACAGCATTGATGGCGAATAGTTGTTTGATGGCTGAGATAGCCATTGTTTCAGGGAAGTATCCTGTTTACTTATATTCTGAGAATGATTCAGTAAATGAAGATTAGGTATGGTGTCCCAGTGTTCCGGATTTTCGTAAAAGTTGAGTTTCTCCGGTGAATTCGCAATATAATCTAATTTTTCAAGATATTTATTTGAAAAATGATTTCTTGGATGAAGGTGATCAATATGAAACACCTCGGTCGGATTCATTTCAGGGAACAGAAGATGCAATAGTGCGCGGCAGCGACCTTCGCCATATCTGATATTGAGAAGGCTTTCGATGTATTCGTCGTCAAATCTGAGGTCCTTATTCGAGCCTTTGTACCTATTAATAATCTTCTCAAGAGGAAAATGAACATCTGAAAGACTATTCTTCATTACGTCTCTGATGCTCGTGAGTAGCGCATCTGCCTGGCTTCCAAAGATCCCTTTCAGAAGTACCATGTAAAACCACTGGCTAATTACTGAGCGTTCATTGTGGTTTTTATTCAGGAGATTAATCGTTGTATATAATGGGTGTCCATTGGTTTGCTTTTTGTAAAGCCAGTAGACCACAGGAATGACTGCATTTTTAGATATCAAAGACTGTGGATTGATGCCGAATCGCCTGATAAGAATAAAGGTCTCCTTGATGCAGGATTTTATTTCAGACCATTGTTGTTGTATCTTACCGACCTCCTCTGAAGTGAAGTTTTTTACTTTGAACCGGACGTCAGAGTCAATAAGCATCAGGCTGGTTTTTAAGAACCAGTCTCTTTCAATATAAAACCCCATTTCATTATTCTGATAAATGTTTTTTGTCAGTTCATCCAGTTCTCTTCTGAAATCACCCTGCCAGTGCGCTACCGCTATTGACATCAGTAAGTCGGAGAACTCAAGTTTTGTCCCCCCGCTGTTCGTGCGGATGAAAACATCCAGCACATGATCAATGTCCTGACTGCTCTCATTGAAGTAGTGGATAAGATTCTCAGTTCTTATCTTGGTATAAAGTTTAAGCAGAGTTTTTCTGGAAAATTCACTGGAAATGAGTCCTCTTTTTTCGAGTTCTGGTACGACAACTTTAAATAAGATATCATCCGGAGAATCAATTTGCTCGTATTTGAATATTTCGTGAAGGCAGAACCAGTGATGTTTGTTATCGGTAAGTGAATCAGTATATTGCTTGTCGGTGAGGAACCTGAAGTTGTACTTCATCATGGGCTCATCGTCTGAGTCAAGTGGCGCTGTTAAATCGACGTAAAGCTTTCTGGGCGGCAGGATGCGATCATCCTGTGCCGAAGGCCACCACACCCGGGGTTGTTTATACGCATACGTTCCACACAGTCCAATATATAAAGATGTGAGACGCTGCTGACCATCAATCACCGCCTTAAAATCATGAAATCCCGCATTTGTTGGTACACATGGGTTTTCTTCATTAAATCGCTGACAGTATTCTTTCAGGAACTCATAAAATTTGTAATCGTTTTTAATACTGATACTACGGATATCCCACATCATGAAAGAGTTTATCGGGTAGTCTCGCATGATGGAATCAAATAGCAGACATATCTGCCTGCTGCTCCAGACAAACTTTCGCTGAATTGCAGGCAGAAGATAGTGGCGTAAATTAATCGAATCTATCGCTTGTTTTATCGTTATTGCTTTTTCATACTGGCCAGCCATCATAAACCTCATGTGTTATATTAGCTGGCTGATTTTAATTTAAAGGGTGTAATGAGTACAGTATTTGCACAAGCATAATTTATGCAGTGGAAAAGCTGACTGCTCGGTTTGTGTTTTTCGTTCGGGTAGACTCGCATTGCGGATGCACAAAGTGATGAAACCTGTCTTGCTATGTTTTTACCAAAGTTAACAAGAAGTCCATGCTTTATCTTCTCGCTATCTGTTATGTCTGCCAGGTCATTACCAAACGTTACGCTGGCAGCTTTGTGACGAGTGATTTGGGGGGAATGAAGCGTGGCTACGCGTACAGACTCCCAGGCGACAGACTAATCAACGCGTTGACATTGGCGGTCACTAATTGAGGATTTCTATAAGAACTCGTTGATCGCCCCTCTTCCCTACCCGCCAACCTCATGCACTCCAGGTGTGGCAAGGCTTTTACGCACATAACACCCACAAGAAAACAAATAAATAACACATCAATGAAAAGTCAACGCTTTACCCTGATTTGGTCTCAAAAGTTGACGTTTTGCCATGTCACTTCTTATATCCGTTAAGCAGCGTACCAGAGACCAACACCCTGCGACGAAAACGCCAAAAACGACTCCTGATACCACCACAAAACAGACACGCTCAGAATGGCTCTCGTTGCGTTTAATGAGCATATAAACAAATTGTTTTAGGCAATAAGAAAACAACAAAACAAGATAACGAAGAAAAGGAACTGCCATTACCCCACACCCAGGCAATACCCATCTCTTCCTACCAGGCTACCGAAAAGACCAACCTCATTGCCCCAGGCTACCGACCCCATGAAGCAAACCTCGACCACCACCAAAAAGCGACGAGAGAAAGGCAATTTCTCTGAACGCCATTCCCCAATACACGGAAGAGAATACCCGGGAAGAAACTCCAGACAAGACCAGGCCAGAACAGTCCCCGGTGCCATCTCGTTTACCCACCCTTACCTCGAAAGATAACGCAAATTCCTGACAAGCAGGGAACGCCATTACTTCACATGCGGAGAACGACAATAGACCAGAAACCACATCACCCACACTTCCACCTCTCAAGGTAAACGAAAGGAAAAGCGCACACGCCATCACTCCATACACAGAGAAGAACTATCCCCAAAACGAAGAATACAGACCAGAGGAAAACCACAAGACAACCACCTCTACAACATCTGCAAAACCACTTACCGGCAGAGAGAAGAAAGTCGCCTTTTCTCCCATACGAATGGTCACCGTATAGAGCGCTAATAAGAGAGATACGAGTCCCCATAAGAGAGGTTATTCGAGTCAGGAAAGAGCACAGATATAAGAGAGAGGGGATGGCGGGGGATCGCTCCCTTTCCCGTATTTATTCAAGTCCTGATTTTATCCCCCGTAACATCCCTGCGGTCGAACGAGTGAAAGGGCCACCGCGAAAATCAATCGGGAGCGTCCCCGCAGGGGAAAGGCTGGCTGCCTGAGTGGAAACGGCTGGAGGTTTTTCGGGAAACGGCTGGGTTCCCGTCATGGAAAGGGTGCGTGTCGGTATAGAGACACAATGCCGCGGGGACGGCTGATTCTCTGGCGGTACACCGTTTGGTGCGCGGGTGGCTTTCTTCCCGCTGCGCGCAGCTGCTGATACGTATTCTGCCAGAGCGTTCGAGGGTCACAAGCTGTTTCAGTAGGTTTTAGGGAAGAGGAAAATACTGCTCACCAGCCCTGCGGTGCGCGTTGAGAAGAATAATGTAAAAAGCGCTCCCGATACGCTCCCGGATACTCACTACTTTTCCAGTTCTCCCCGATACAAAATGCTTTTTAGCCTATGTCTTATTGCGATAATAACACCAACAAGAAAACAACGTGTTTAGACAAAGGAGAAAAACATGTACAAGCATTTGAACATCAGCATCACCCTTTGCGGAGAAGAGACATGTACTGACGAACTCCAGATCTCTCTGGATGACGTTATCCGCTCTGCGGATGTCGCTGGGCGCATTGGTACGCTGATTGGCGAAGGGTATGGCGAGGGCACGTTTGATTTTCATATCGAGGGCAACGCAATGTCCGTCGCGTGGAACTGCACCACGTCAGAGTCCAGATAAAGGAGAGAGACAATGGATATGCCTGTGATTGTGGAAGTATGGAGCGTGGACTCGCTGGCCGAATGTCTTGATGGCGTAGGGCCAGCACTGACCCGTAAATTATGGTCGTTTGTACCAGCTAAGGGAGAGTCACCCAAAGGGAAGGATGTTTGGCACCTGCTGACTGATGAAGAGAAGCGGGAGTTGGTGGCCGCAGTGAAAGAGGAGTTCCCTGACGAAGATTAACGACGGCCACCAGCAGGTGGCTTTTGAGTGATTGGGGCCTGCGGCCAGCTGAATGCCGGAACGCTTCGCTTGGTGGCCGTTTTCACACTGGTATTATTTACACCAACAAGAAAACAAATTGTTTACGGAGTGTGTAATGAATACCGAGATGATTTTGAAACTGGATAAACTCCAGCCTCGCAAAGACAAACCTGCAGTACTCGGTTCGATCACTTTACTGGACATTGTGGCCAACGGCACAGTCATCCGACTTTTCAAAGAGACCGTTGTCGTCTTCGGCGAAACTTCTCGCAAGCGCATCGTAATGAGCGTCAGGCGCTATAGTGCGAAAGGGTGGGTAGCTAAACAAGTTATCTGGCCGGAGTCAGATCTGGAGTTGGCTTTACTGGAAGTTAACAAGGTCGCCCAGCAGGAAATTCAACGCGCAACAACCCTCGCCATAGCATAGTCATGTGCAACACAGATTAGTCGAATTTACGACAGCCCCGTCGATCCTTCGGGGCTTTTGTATTGTAAGTACTTACCTACGGCGATGGTATTACGACGCATTTACATGGAGGTAAAAATGAGTTTGACCAAAGAAGATTTAGTATTTGACCTTTACTACGCATCCAGCACTGACGAAGAAGGCAATAAACTGGCCCAGCTGACCGTTCAGTTCCGTGATGCATCGGCTGTTCCGCATGTGACCACCCAGCTGGCCCGCACAACTCTTAAGCGAGATCGCTCGAAGGTTTATGCCGTCGGCGAGCAATCCGTGAAAAATGGTTCGGACACTCTGCTGGCCGCCATTGAAGCCTATTATCGAACAGACCCGAAGACCATTTTCGAAAACCTGATGGCACAGGTTCAGGATATGATTGAGGGAAACCTGGGCGCCAACAATACCTGGGTTGGTTCATACGGCATCACCATTGTGTCTGGCGGCTCTCTGGAAGAGTATCTGCCTGAGTCCGTCTACAACGTCCAGTAAACCAGCCAATGGCGCGTAACCCGCGCCATTTTTCCTCAACCCGTAAACAAGTTGTTTTATGCCTCTCCTGCGTTGCGATAATAACACCAACAAGAAAACAAGTTATTAACGAAGTTGAGGAAATGTTCATGGGACTTGATATCTATATTGAGACGCAGCCAAAAAACGATCTGAATAACGAGGCATCCAGAAAGCAAGTTGGCTACTTCCGTAAGTTCAATGCTCTCGTTGGGTGGATGAACCGTAACGTAGGTGAAGTTGTAAATTGTGAACTTTTAGAAGTTACGATGAATGATATTTGTGCTCTCAAGGCCGATTTGATTCGTCTAAACGAAAGTAATTGTGAAGAGTATCTGCCTACCCAGGAAGGGTTTTTCTTCGGTAGTCAGGAGTACGATGAAGGGTACTGGAATGACGTGGAAGAGCTGAAGGAGCTTGTGGATGAGCTGATTAAAAATCACGACTTCTACAATAACAGACTGACATTTTGCGCCTGGTGGTAAATATGACTGATTTCACCATCTCCCCGAAAGCAGAAAACGTATGGCTGGAATCCTGGCTTGACCTGTCGCCGGCCGAGCAGAAAGAAATGGATCACGTCGAACCGGACGAACAAACCAGCTCCCGCTTCTTCCATTATCAGGATAGCGTTTATGACATTGCCGATTTCATGCGTGATGACCGCTTCCCGGAATGGCACGCCGGCTATCCACTGAATGCCTTCGCTATGCTGATGATCCGCTTAACTGCTTCAGGCGACACCATCGACATCGGATTACTTCATTGAGAGAGGAGGGCCACCGATGCTGGTGGCTCTTAACTACCACCTGCTTTCCCGCAGGCTAAAAACACCCACCTCTTACCGCCAGGCAACCAGCAGCCGTTACAGAACGCTTGGATGCCTCATATGCATTGCGATAATTAAACCAACAAGAAAACAAATTGTTTAAGGAGTTTTGAAAATGAACTTTATCGCGACCGTCAGCTCACCGGCACATGGCACTATCTCTGTAACCTATTCTGATATCGAAAAGAGCGTGCTGGGCGCCTGGCGCGGAAATGAAACCATCGAACTTTCACGGAATGAGAAACAGCAGATTGCCAATGCCATTACCTGCAATCGTCTCCATACGCGCGTGTTTGAAAAAGCGTATGTCGCCACCTCGGGATTTGGCGTGTTTGTCTTTCCGGTGCGCAGCGGTCGTTTCTGTCAGTCAAAGCTCATCGAGTTCGCCGCACAAATCGCTATGTGGATCGGAACAGAATCCTCCTTCAACTTCACGAGCCAGGAAGCCATCGCACAAGGAATGCGGATCGCCAATAACGCCCTGAAGTGCAAAAACGTTGTCTATGAAGCTGGCATCAGCTCATGGAAAGTCACATGCGGGGAGTTCGTCAAAGAGATGTATGTCAGCAACCGCATTCATATCCTGACAGGTGTGTAAGAGGGGAGGGCCGGAGACGGTTCTTTCTTTGCCACCAGCTCCCGCAGGGAAAATTTTCAGAAACGGCCAGAAGTCCATCAGGGCAACCGAAGGGAAACGGCCAGGGAATTTTCGGGAAACGGCTGGGGTCGCCTTCAGGTAGAAACAGAGCGGGAGATGCCCAGAATCGTATCAGCTCTCACGCGGAAAGAATTAGCGGAAGCTGGTGGGCGCTTTAACCCCTGAGCCATACAGATAGCTTTCGCTACGTGATTATGTGCATCAGTGGGTAAGCCAATGCCAGCGCGCAGACGTCGCGCCAACGTGATAATCATATGCCAGCGCCAGCACGTCATGCCAGTATTGCCGACACGCCCCGAAAGATAGCGCATCGCCACCAGCAGACACCAGCAGCACCCATCACCAGACAATCACATCCACAACACCCCAGATCAGCCATGCGCTAAAACGCAACACCTCGCACTGTGAGCGCTCGTTATTGTGGGTAATGGGTATGTATTGGGAAGGAATAAAACGCGTCACAGTGGCGCTTTTTAATGGGTTTATTTTCGTGATAGCTGGTGGAGAAAAGACAATAAAAAATGCGCCATTATGGCGCGCTTGATGTGATAAGCAGAAACAAAAAAGCGCCCATAGTGGGCGCTCCTTCGTTAGTTATGCTTTGAATGCTTCAGCAAGGTAGTTGTAGAAATCATTTTTGATAAAGCGATATTGCTGTGATCCGTTTTTCGCTGCGCCCATTCCTTTAATCTTCTCAACCAGTCCGAGACGTTCACACAGGTTGATAAGCTGGTTGGCTTGCGTATAGCCAGCGTCTGGTTTCAGCTCGTTAACTTTTTTCGCTTCGTTCATCAAATCGTATACAGCACCATTTGTGAACGTGTCGATCTCATCATTAATCATTTCAATAAGAGCAAACACGCGAGAGCCAGACATATCTGCAACACTGTAAACGCATTTGCCAGACTTGATAGACTTCACCAGGTAGACAAGTTTTTCCAATGAATAGCTGTTAGCCATTGCTTCGCGGAAAAAGACTTCTGGCGCTTGTTTGCTTGCTTTAATAGCGTAGTAGAACACACCAGCTAATTTCTCATCGTTTACAGCGTTCAGCACGTTGTTGGTGAAGTATGCAAGCTTAGTAGTAGCAGCCAACATGTTAGCTTTATCTGCTTTGGTGTGGGTGCCATTCTGATAATGATTGTTATAAGTCTGAGTAGCGTTATCAGCGTTAATCTGTAATTCGTTAGCGATAACTACAGCAGCGTCGATGATAGCTTTTTTAGAGATAGATACGTTAGACATGATTTTAATCCTTACTTAAAATTGAAAATAATTTCGTTCTATCGTTAGCGTGTTTGCTTTCGATGGGTGTAATTATCGATATTCGGTTTTTTAATGCAAGTACTTTTTCAAAAAAATATAGAAAAATTTTCTTCATTAAAAATCAAAGTCTTAGAAATAAATCGCATTTGGTCGAAGGTGTTCCCTAAATAAATTCCCTGTTCGGGGTTTCACCCTTATATATTTAATCGGGATACGGGAAATAAATATAAAGGGGAATGACCCATAAAATAATAACCGGACTTAGCCGGTTATTACCCTTATAGATTTAAAACGGGATAATGCGCTCTACCCAATCGAAGAGAACAATCGTTCGCCCGCGCTCGCCTGTCTTCATTGTGACCTGACAAGCATCAACGCCCAACGACACGCCTTCTATTTCACGGCCGTCCGCCATGTAGACCCTTATAGATTTTTGTTCATTGTGCGCCTTGCGACAAATTTTGAAGAAGTCGCGGCGAGACGGCTGATTGTTCACATAGTCCGGATGTACGGTAAGCCTGTCCACAATCCCCCCATCTACTTCTGGAGGTATAATAGTTTCTATGGTGCTAACCCTCTGAAGCGGAAGGCGAACTCGACGCTCTTTGCTTCCTGGAACGGGAGAAAGATCGAGTTTGTTGCGTGATTGTAGTGTCCCCTGTACGTACATGTTGAACACTTGTCCATCTTCCATCGTGACCTTCACAGGCACAGAACGTGCTCTCCAGAACATCAAGGTATGCTCCACATGAGAATAGTCTCTGGGCCAGACCTCAGCAGGGATGCCGTAGGTAATATCAGTAATTTCGTTGGGCATAATGTGTGATTGAATGAGCAAAACGAGTAAACCACCGCTTTTGGTTAATTGTAACCTATTTCTTTACAGCTCTCTTCGAAGACCTCTTTGGGCAAAACATTAAGGTCTACCGGGACATTTTTTTCCATCTTGACGATACTCTTGTAGGGGATCTGGACCCAGCGATAGCCTGTATAGGCTCCATAAGCATTAACGGCATTTAGTTTGAAGCAGTAGGTAGGTTCGCTGTCGATGTAAGCGGGAAATTGGTATTTTGTTGAATCTGGATCAAGCAGATTCGGCTCAAGAGTTTTCTTTATATAATCTTGCTGCTCTGACGTTAGAGGTTTTGCTGCGAACGCTGCTGTAGAATAAAAAATAGGCAAAGCTAATAATAGTGAAATCTTAATCTTATTCATATGCATGATCCTTTTGTATGTTTAGGGGACTAGGATATCAGATATTATACAAGAGAAAAATATTCTAAAACTGACTGCTTTGTGTTGTTTTGACGTCCTGAGTTTGGCAAGCCCGACTGGTAATGCACACTCGATAGTTTACCTTCGGATCCCGTAGGCAAAAGAAGCCGGTCTTTTAATTCAATAATGAGCTTCCACAGGCATTCTTCTTTATCAACTTTCACAGAATAACCAACACCATTTTTCGGAGTTCTTTTGGATTTGGTAGGGATTTTAAAAGCGTTAAAGTTGGAGCTTAACTGAATGTGCCCAAGAGATATGCCCTCTATCTTGTCAATGAGAGGTATCAATTTTGTAACTTGGAAAGGAAAGATCACCAAAGAGTAATCATCATGTCTTGAACAATTTTCAGGTGAAATTATGTAAACATGGAATGGATCGATATTAGGACTCACAATTGAGCCTATCTGTTCGTCGCCGAAATAGAACCCTCTTGCATGTTCTTTGAGAGCAAGCTCTTTTGCTCGTTGTATTCTAATGCCATTGTTAAATAACAAATCATTTGGTTTGTTAATTGCATTATTCAAGACGGTTATAAGTTCTATGTTTGAAAGAGCCATTTCCTACCTCAACCATTTTCTTATTGCGAGAAGGCTACTCAGAAATTATGGCTAATCAAAATATTTTTTAAGCCGGAGGCGACAGAAATTAAAAATGTGATCTTCATCACATACCAGCTCTCGCATGAGCCGGTATGTTGATTGTTATTTACTCAATGCCTTATATTTTCCGGCGATCAAGCTTTCTCCCTTCTTAGTAATTGCAAAACCAAATGGTAATTTGCTGTTTTTGCGCAACACACCTTCAGCAAGCGCCTGATCAGTTGGTAAAACAGATGAGTTGTCCACCCACCCCATAAGCGCAAGAAAATTCAACAGCTTCATGCTAGAGATATCTAATTTTTGAGCGATATCGGGAACACCAAGAATTTGTCTGCTTTTGCTTTTCGGGGCTTCGCTAAATATTTTTGAGTTTTTTGGTGTCAACAAAGTGTCTAAGGTATTAAAAAATCCTCTTGCCGATTCTGATTTGATAAGACCTGAATCCGCCATATCACACGCCACCCTATACAGGACGTTGCTGTTATTCATGAACGGATATTTTGCAAGAAATTCTGCGAACGCATTTGCGCTTTTGACTCCGCATTTGTAGTCTAAAGGATTGTCCACACGCCAGAAAAAAGCGTTATTTTTTTTAGCATCGTAAACATCTACAAACGGAAGTTCTTTAATATAGCTCATCATGTGCTCCTTTTTCATTGGACGAGCACATGATGAACTTTGAAAGAAGGGGAAAAAGAGAAACTTTACGGTAACCGTTTAAGGATATCTTCCAAATCCTCTTTGGTCATGCCCGAGTTTTCATAAATCTTCATGACTTTTTCGCGCGCTTTTGCTGACGCTTCAAGCGCCGTTGCGCTCTTGTCGAAATCGGCCATCGTCATGTTGCTCAACACCAGATTAATGATGTCGGCCTTTGACAGCCTTATGTTGCGATCTCGCAGACGTCCCTGAAAAGACTCCAGTTTGTCGTTCGCCTTCTCGGTCAGTTGAACCTGACAGTGTATAGCGCGTTTGTCACTCATGCTTAATCTCTATTCAAAACAGTAAAATCAAAATTGCCACCTACCGGCAACACCCCCTCAGCGAATCCGGGCGTTGTGTCTATTATGTTCTTCCGCTCATAGGAGTGTGACATAAGATATTTATTACTTATATCAATGAAGTCGGTAATGAAACACACATTTGCCTGATTTTTCTTGGCTCGAAGACCACGCCCAACCCGCTGACGCATTTCGACTTCGGCCTTGCCGCCTCCAGCCAAAATGACAGCACCCACGCTCGGAACGTCTACGCCGACGTCCAGTATGGTTGAGCCGATGAGGACATCTATCTTGCCCGTGGCCAGACTGTTTAACTTAGTCTGTCTGGTAGCCTGGTTGGACTCACCATAGATGAAATCGACTTGCAGACCGCTCTCTTTCATCATCTCCATCAGGATCTGCCCATGCCGTTTCAGACGCACCAGCGTCATGCAATTCAGCCCGTGACGTTTATACATGAGAGCCTCACGTACTATTGCTTCATTGCGTGCCAAATTGTAAACGATGCCCAGCTGATAGGCTTTCTGGTACGACGTACCCATGCCGACCCGGAAGTTCAGATGTTTGGATGCAAGCTCCGACCGGATACGGACATTGTCCGGAGTGTAAGCGATTTTATGATACAGGAAGTAAGGTTTCGCAAGGATGCCTCGATCAATGAGATATTTCTCCGTGACTTTGATCTCTATTCTGCCCGCAACGGCCATCAGGCGCATGTTGGCTTCGGTCGAGTCTTTCATGAAAGGCGTGGCTGTCAGCGCAAGACGATAGTCGGCGTTTACGCAGAGGCGGGCGATATCGTAGAAGTTCGAGCCGGACGATTCATGCGCCTCTTCCAGAATGAGTAGCGAGACACTGGAAAGGAATCGTTTTACCAGCTCCCGGCGCTTGAGATGGTGGTTCTTCTTCTCAGGCGTTGCGTCCCGCGGCGGCTCTTCGAGAAAACTGGCCAGTGTCTGCACGGTTGCCACGTTGATGTGGCGCGAGACCTGAAATTCACCCGAACCGATAACGCCCACCTTCTGACCTTTCAGCCACGGCTCTCCATTTTCAGCGCGGTAGTCGATGGATTTCTGGAAATTCTCCGCCATCTGGAACATCAGGACGGAACGTGTGGTTAAAAACAGCGTCATCCGACCAATTCGGGCAGCTGCCTTGCACGCGACGTTGGATTTCCCGCCGCCAGTGGCAATCTGCGCAATCATCATCCCTTCGCGCACCAGCGTTTCCACTGTCTGATCCTGATATGCGTAGTCCGGGTTGTACGGAAATGGGTTAACTACCGGATTGGGTTTGCCAAGCGCCGGCGCTTTATCCTTGCGTACATGCACGCATTTAATGCCCGCTTTGTTCAGGTTTGCAGCCACTGGCTTTGCGAATCCTGCTGGGAACGCATTTTTGCTCCAGTTGAACATCGTACTGGTGCCTTTCCAGTCACCTGCCTCCACTTCGTAGCTCAACATCTCCTGAACAAGTCGTTTTACATTGTCATCAGCGCCAGAAATAAGCGCATTGACCGCATTCGATACAATCCGAACTGTCATAAAGCTCTTTCCTTCGTGCCTTTTGTATGTTAATTGGCTATTATAGTAAGTAATTACTTATGCAATTGATTGTATCAGAAATATGGATGTGAAAATTACCATTATGCAGGTGGAAGTCGCCAACCTGCGTCCGAATCCCTGGAATACCAACTCTGTTGGGGCGCAAAACTTCGAAAAACTGAAAGGCTCTATCGAGAAATTGGGCTTTTTTAAGCCAATTCTCGCGCGGGAGCTGGACGGCGGCTTTTTTGAGATCCTCGGCGGCGAACACCGCTGGCGGGCAGCGATGGAACAGGGCATTTCAACGGTTCCCGTCATCTCCGTGGGCAAAATTAACGACCTGGTGGCCAAACAGATGTCCCTCGTCGATAACGAGCGCTACGGCGAAGACGATCAGGTCGCTTTGCAGCGCTTAATCGAAGAAATCCAGTCCGAAATTGACTATCGGCTGTCTGATATCGCCCCGTATGACGACGAAATGGCGGCCACTCTGGCCAAAGCGTCAATTATCGATCTTGAAGCGCTGGAAGCGTTGTCTCGTGGCGATGATGAGCCAACCGAAACAGATAAACGCGAGAAAACCGAGCGAGTTGGAGCGGAACACCAGACGATGCGCTTCAAAGTGACTTTTGACGCGTCGGATCGGGTCGCGGAGACCATTAAAAGCATCATCAAAGCGCAGGGCATCAACACCGGCAATGAAATGGAGAACGCCGGTGAAGCTCTGGTGTGGCTGGTCGACGACTACAAGGAGCGTAACAAATGACCAAAAAGTTCGAAATCGTCTATCGAAACCCGGCCGAACTCATCCCGTATGAGATGAACGCCAAAAAACATGACGAACAGCAGATCCGCGATCTGGCCGCTGCCATTAAAAAGCGCGGTTTTGACCAGCCGATCACGGTCGACAAGCATGACGTCATCATCACCGGCCACGGCCGACGTGAAGCGGCACTGTTGGCTGGCCTCGATCGCGTGCCGGTCATCATTCGTGACGATCTGAGTGAAGAGGAAGTAAAGGCGAAGCGTCTGGAAGACAACCGCCTGGCCAGTATCGACTATGACGCCATTAAATTGCAGCAGGAGCTGGAATCCCTGGTGCTCGGCGACGTCGAGGTGTTCGGTTTTGAAGAGCGCGAGCTGAATGTGCTCGTTGGCAGCATGACCGAAGAGATGGAAACCTCCTCTCTGGTACTCGATCTGGGCGAAGAGACCGAGCGCCAGAAAGAAGAGCACACTGAAATCAGTCGTGAAGTGGCCGCAGAAGAAGTACGCGTTATCGACGTATTGGGCTTTAAAACGCTCCCTGCTGGCTCTGCCATTGTGGTTGGGGATTTGCTTGCCCACATGGAAGAAATCACGGGAGAGAGCGGGGTAGACGCTTTCGTGGCGTATGCGGAGAAAGTTTCTTCTGGGGAGCTGGCTGCATGAGCAAATACACCATCAACGTATCGTTTCAGACCCGCGTGAACAAAACCACGCGCACGCTGGAGATTGCCGAATCGTTCGGTCTTGGCCTGGACGAAAAAGAGTGGACGCTTTACGACAATCTGGAGCTGGAAGTGAAGCAGGGCGATGTGGTGTACATCACCGGCCAATCCGGTTCCGGTAAATCCGTTGTGCTGCGCGAGCTGCAACGCCAGATGAAGGATGAAGGGCTTTCTGTAGCCTCCATCGATGACTTTACCTTCGACAATGAGGTTAACGTCATTGACCAGCTGGGCAAAACCACCAGCGAAGCGCTGGGGCTGCTGTCTATGGCGGGATTGAATGACGCCTATCTCTTTGTGCGTAAGCCATCCGAGATGTCTGACGGTCAGAAATACCGTCTCAAGATCGCCAAGCTGATCGAGTCAGGCGCCAAAGTCTGGGCAGCCGACGAATTTGGCGCTGTTCTCGACCGCGTAACCGCCCAGGTTGTGGCGTCGAACCTCCAGCGTGCCGCCCGAAAGGTTGGCGCGACGGTAATGGTGGCGACGACCCACGAAGACCTGAAGAACGCGCTGCGCCCGGATATGCAGATCACCAAGCACTACAAAGAACGCGTGAAGGTGGAATATGCCTGATTTGAAGATCGTAGAGCTGAAGCCATCGAAAGAGGCTGACAACAACAACGTTGAAGTCATCCGCCTGCTGGAAGAAGCACTCCAGTACGCCAGAGAAGGCAAAAGCCAGAGCCTGGCACTGCTGATGATCAACAACGACGGCAGTGTGCTGGATTGCTGGCATAACGGTGGGCGTCCATACGTCATGGTTGGGGCGATGGAATCGCTTCGCCTGGACTTCATCAATGCCAATATCGAGCGTAGGTGATCGACATGACAGGCATCATCATCAAACGCTACCGCCCGGAAGAGTTCCCGCGTCATCTGGACTTTCTGGAGCGTATGACCGTAACCAAAGGCACGGTTGAAGACTGGCACGCGCTGAAGTCGCTGCACTACAAGACGGATGGTAAGCCGTTCGCGCCAACGTATTACCGCTGCGAACTGGACGACCGGCTGGTGGGCGTCGTGGTTATGGCTTACCCGAAACTGCTGCTGGCGCCTCGCCATCGCATGTTTCCTAAGCTGAAGCCAACCACCAATACCACCGTGGCCAACCAGTATTGGGGCCGGTACGTGAACAACAACTTTGCGGTGATCAGCCGTTCCGTTGTTGACACTCAGTACCGCGGTGTCGGCGTCTCCTATCGAATGATTAATCTGGTTAGCAGGATGCACGACCGGCCAATCATCGAGATCCAGTCGTCGATGAGCAAATACAACCCGTTCGCCATGAAAGCAGGGTTCCAGTTCATCCGTCCGGAGCGTCCGAAGAGCTATGAGAGTGCGTTGCGCGTCTTCCAGCGTCATTTCCGTTCTGACCCTGGCGACAACGAAGCGATCGTCAAAGAGCTGTTCGCCATGAGTGAGTCTCGCCGTCGTCGTGCGCTGCGCGATCTGGTCGCTGACTACCACAAGAACAGTTCCCTGGCCAAAGCCGGGCGTAATCGTGGCACGACGATTCAGGACATTGCCGACAGCCTGGTGGACGAGGCCAGCATCGTGAAGCTGCTCAAGGACATTCACAACCTGAGCTTCACGTCTCCGCTGTATGGCGTGTACCGAAACCCGGACTTTGGTCGTCAGCTGCCGGACACGCTGCCACTGCTGGCATTCGACAAACAGCCTTTGAATAAACCTCTTGAAATTGCATTACCGGCATAAGGATTTGCCATGACGTTGACCGACAAACAAAAAGACATCATCAAAACCATCAATTTAGGCCATGAGCGTGGGCATCTGCTCGATCTGGACGAGCTACTGGAAGTGCTGCCGTACAAAACGACCAAACAGAGTATGCAGTTCTCGATCCGCGCACTGGTGAAGAAGGGGCTGGTGGAGAAAGGAATGTGCCGCCAGCGCGGTGATTCCGGCTACCACCGTCGCACGCTGGGACTGACCACGTTAGGTCGTGCCAGAGCCAAATTACTGGTGATGTAAGTCGGTCTGGGAGCCAGTTTGAGAGCCTGCTTCCGTATATATAAATACTAAGTGACTTATTAAATATATACGGAAGCAGGTTCTGAATACTCCCCAGCCCGGTTTTAAACACCCAGAAAACAAATTGGTTAGGCACTGAATTAAACAAGTTGTTTAGGAGCGCAAGGATGCGCTCTGAGTGTTTTAGAGGGATCTATGACTGTAGAAAAAGACGAGAGCAAAACTCGCCTGACACCAGCTGAGTGGGCAGAAGCCGAAGCGAAGTGGACTTCCGGCGAATACACACTCTCCAAGCTGGAGGAAGAGTACGGCATTCGTCGTGAAACGCTCTCCAGACATTTCAAAAAGCGCGGATTAGAGAAAGGCGCAGACTCTGTCGGCAAAATGGTGCGTGAGTCGCTCAAGTCCGACGCGGAGCTGCGGGCTAAGGCTCGCGCAGAGAAAATTGAAGAACGCCGTACTCGTTACGACGATTGGGCATTTGCCATTGGCCGTATGACGATGCACGAAGTGGCTACCGCCAAGAAAGACGGCAGACCACTCGCTGCGATTGAGGACGATCTTAAAAGCCTCCAGCGAGCCAGCAACACGCTGGCCAAGTGCTTTGAAATTTCGTCCAAAGCGCTCGGCATGGATCGCATGGAGAACGACGAAGACGAAATTCCGAACCTTGTCTTCGGCGAACTGACACCTGCCCAGGTGGCGCAGCTGCGCAAAGAAGATGATGAGCCTGAGCTGATTGATGACGATCTGCTGGAATCACTCGAAGAAGAAGCGCTGAGTGAAGCTGAGAGCGATTCTGACGCGTCGGGCGATGAAAGTGATGGGAGCGTCTGACTATGACCATCCCGTCCTCTCTGAGTCTCGTACAGCTGCATTCCGGGCAGATGACTGTCTTCCAGTCGCCACATCGTTTCAAGGTGGTGTGTGCGGGTCGACGCTGGGGTAAATCCCGGTTGTCGATCTCCACCATCATCCGTGCGGCAGCCAAAGAGAAAAAGCAGCGCGTATGGTATGTCGCCCCGACCTACCAGATGGCCCGCCAAATCTTGTGGGATGACCTACAGGAAGTGCTGCCACGAAAGTGGGTTCGTAAGAAAAACGACACCACGATGACCATCGTGCTGAAAAATGGCTCTGAAATCGCCCTTAAAGGCGCTGATAAGCCCGACACGCTTCGTGGTGTTGCGCTGCATTTTGTGGTGCTCGATGAGTTTCAGGACATGAAGCCTGATACCTGGTACAAGGTACTTCGTCCGACACTCTCTTCCACCCGCGGCGGCGCGCTTATCATCGGTACGCCTAAAGGTTTCTCGGAGTTCCACAAGCTGTGGACTATCGGCCAGAATGTCGAGTTGCAGCGCAAACGCCAGTGGAAAAGCTGGCAGTTCGTGACTGCCGATTCCCCGTTCGTGCCGACTGCGGAAATCGAAGCGGCGAAGAACGATATGGACCCGAAATCGTTCGCGCAGGAATACCTGGCCAGCTTCGAGAACATGTCCGGGCGCGTCTACTATCCGTTCGACCGCAACGTGCATGTTAAGCCGCTCCAGTTCAATCCGAAGCTGCCGATCTGGGTGGGGCAGGACTTCAACATCGACCCAATGTCGTCGGTCATACTCCAGCCGCAGCCAAACGGCGAACTCTGGGCTGTTGATGAGCTGGTACTGTTCTCATCCAACACCGCGGAAGTGTGTGACGAACTGGAGCGCCGTTACTGGCGCTGGAAGTCACAGGTCACGATCTTCCCTGACCCGGCTGGCGCCTACCGTCAGCACGCGCGCGGTGAATCGGACGTGGACATCTTCAAGGAGAAGGGCTTCCTGCGCGTCGATTATCCCAAGAAGCACCCGCCCATTGCAGACCGTGTGAACGCTGTGAACCGTATGCTGATGAGCGCTTCTGGTGAAACCCGACTGTATATCGACCCGAAGTGCAAACACCTGATCGACTCGCTTGAGAAGGTTATCTATAAACCCGGCTCCCGCGATATGGATAAGACGGGTGGTATCGAGCACAGCGCCGACGCATTGGGTTACCCAGTTCATCGTAGGTATCCGGTGAAAAATCGTGTTATTCTTGGTGGCTCAAGATAAGTAAGTACCTACCTATAAATGGAATTTAGCAAATGGAATTGACTGACAAGCAAATTAAAGACCTGGTGGAGCGACGCCACCCGGAATACTTGAAGAAAAAAGAACATTGGGATTTCCTCGCCAGCACTTACGCTGGCGGGCGTGCCTGGTTCACCGACAACATCTTCCGCTACTTCAAAGAGGGCGATCAGGAGTTCAAGGAGCGTCTGGAGCGCGCCTACCGCTTCAATCATACCCGCGAAGTGGTCAACCTCATCAACAAGTATCTGTTCAAAGAGGACATTCATCGCAACACCGATGAGGCGCCGGAGCAGATCCGCCATTTCTGGAAGCGAGCCACACGCCAGAATGCTTCGATTGACGCATTCATGGCGGCTATCGATCTCCAGTCGTCAATTTATGGCCGTATCTGGGTTGTTGTTGACAGCACCATGAATGGCGATGTGGAGTCCGTTGCTGACGAGAAAAACAAGGATGCGCGTGCCTACGCCTACTGGATTTCTCCGCAGCAGATGCTCGATGTCGCCTGGGATGACGATGGGAACATGCTGTGGGCGCTGATTGTAGAAGTAGCGCGTGACGATGCCGATCCGTTCACCTCAACCGGTCAGGAATATCAGCGTTACCGCCTGTGGACGCAGAACGAATGGTATCTCTTCCGTGAGGAAGTCAAAAAGGGATCTGGTGGCGCAGGCCGCCGCCAGTCAAAGGTCGTGCTGGAGGATTCTGGCGAGCACAAATTGGGCATGGTGCCGGTCTTCCCGGTAGATTGCATTGGCGAAAGCGAATCGCCTTACTTCAGCCCGTCGCTCATCGATGATATCGCCTACCTCGACCGTGCTGTGGCCAACTACCTGTCGAACCTTGATGCCATTATTCAGGATCAGACGTTCAGCCAGCTGGCCATTCCGGTGCAGTCACTGCTGCCAGGCGATGAAAACCATACCAAAGTCCTTGAAATGGGCACCAAGCGCGTCTTTACCTTCGATTCCGAGAGTGGCAACCAGCCGTTCTACCTGTCACCAGACCCGAAACAGGCACAGATGATCATCACCACCATTAAGACGGTGATTAACGAGATCTACCATTCCGTTGGGGTGGCTGGTGAGCGCACCAAACAGGACAACGCCCAGGGTATCGACAACTCTTCCGGCGCAGCCAAGATGTATGACTTCCAGCGCGTTAACAGTCTGCTGGTGACAAAAGCGGAACGTCTCGAAAGGGCGGAGCGACAGATGATGCAGTTGGTAGCGAAATGGATGGGGATCAGTCTGGATGAAGATAACTCTCTCATCTCCTACCCGGAAAGCTTTGATATTCGTGGTCTGACAGACGAATTTGCGGTTGCTGAAAAACTCGCGCTTCTGCAAGCGCCTGATTCTGTACGTCGGCACCAGATGGAAATGCTCATTGAGAAGGTGTTCCCGAACATTTCCGAGACGATGAAAAAGGAATTTGATAAAGACCTCTTGAATTTTCCGCCAAAAAATGATCTAAACACCCTTGAAAATAAGTCAGTGCTTACTTATGATCGAGGGGCAGCCCAAGCAAGCGGGCAAGATCAACCCCGAGGGAATGGGGACTCATCTACTCAAGAGACCGAGTGATAAGTAACGAAAAGGAATTTCTATGAATCTGTGGCAAATGCTAATGGCCCGACGCGGGCTGATGGATGTAGCTGAAGGGCATGAGCGCGGTGGCGCTGGTGGCGGTGCTCCTGCTGATCAAGAAGAGCATGGTGCGCAAGACCCAGGCAGTCAGGGCGAGCAGAAAGATCAGCCCAAAGGTGACGACGAGTTTGCAGGCATGACTCAAGAAGAGCTGCTGGCAGAACTCCGCAAGTCCCGGAAGACCAGCGCTGACCTGCTGAAAGAGAACATGAAGCGCAAGGAGAAAGAGCGCTCTCTGGCCGATCAGCTGGCGCAGTATGGTGACATTGATCCGGCGCGCGCACGTCAGCTTCTGGAAGCTGAACAGGCCGCAGAAGAGGAACGCCGTAAGGCGGAGCAGGCTGAACTGGAACGTCGTGGCGAGTTCGACGCTGTGAAAAAACAGATGATCGAAGCTCACCAGGCTGAACTCGCGAAGCGTGACGAACGCTACTCCGCACTGGAGAGCGAAAACGCGGCGCTGCGAGCGCAGCTGGTTGAAATGACGGTCGGCGCTTCATTCAGCGGCTCTGCCTTCCTGCGTGAAAAAGTTCTGATGACTCCGGCTAAGGCTCGCGTTATCTACGGCTCTCATTTCGAAGTGGGTGAAGACGGTAGCGTTGTTGGTTATGACAAGCCGGTAGGTCAGAAGGAACGTGCTGTTCTGGTTGACGGCGAAGGCAAGCCGTTACCGTTCGAATCCGCGATTGAACGCATTCTGCGTGCAGATCCGGAAGCTGACGCACTGTTGCGCAGCGAAGCCAAGCAGGGTGCAGGTTCAAACAGCAAACCGACCCACAAAGTAAGCCAGCCGAAGACCAAGTCGACTATGGATAAGTTGACCTCCGGTCTGGGGAAAATTGGACTCAAGTAACATCTTAATCATAGGGAAATGAAAGATGCCATTACTCCGTGACGAAGCTGAAAAGCTGTCTAACAACGAACTTGAGCAGGGTGTGATCGAGACCATTATCGATCGCGACGACCTGTTCGCCGTCCTGCCGTTCATGAAGATCGACTCCAAAGCGTATCTTTACAACCGTGAAGCTACCCTGAGCGAAGCGACCTTCATTGATGTGAACGACACCATCACCGAAGGTGCGGCAACCTTCACCGAACACGTTGCGAAGCTGCGTATCCTGGCAGGCGACGTAGATGTCGACAAATTCCTGGCGACCACTATGTCTGACACCAACAACCAGCTGGCAATCCAGGTTCGTCAGAAGGTTAAAGGTCTGGCGCGCGCATTCCGCCGCAATCTGATTCTGGGTGACTCCACCACCAACAGCAAAGCCTTTGACGGCATTCCGAAGCTGATGCACGACGACCAAAAAATTGACATTGCGAAGGCAGCGATGACCTTCTCTATGTTCGACGAACTGGTCGACGCAGTGAAAGATCTGGGCGCTGACTGCATCATGATGCGTTCCGAGCACCTGCGTGCTTACCGCGCGCTGCTGCGCACCGTAAACATCGGCCCGTCTGAAATCATGATGGAAAACTTCGGCCGCCCGATGCTGTGCCATAACGGCGTTCCGTTCATCGTGAACGACTTCATTCCGAAGAACGATGACAACACCGCCGCAAACATCTACTGCCTGCACCTGTCCGAAGAGAACGGTGTTACCGGTCTGTATGGTGGCGAAAACGCGGGCATCGTGGTGGAAAACATCGGTACTGTTCAGAATAAAGATGCAACTCGTACCCGCGTGAAATGGTACTGCTCTCTGGCGAACAAGCACGATAAAGCTATCGCGGCGCTGACCAACGTCAAAATTTAACAATTTCGATAGGTAATAACTTACCTATGTGTCGGGGGTGGGCTATACGCCCACCTTTTTTGTAGGAGCAAGAGTATGAAACCAGCGAAGATTCGCATCCTTGAACCGCAATTTTCTGCTTACACGGGTCTGCTTTGCGGCGTCCTTTTCGAAAATGGCGTGTCTGTCGAGGAGCTGCCATTTATCGATCAGCAGCGTATTTGTGCCTCCATGCGTGCGACCACGATTGATGGCGAGAACGTCTCACCATCTGCCGCTTACGCTTTGCGTGGCAGCCTGGTTGCAGACCAGATCGTAGAGCCTGAAGCTCCAGAAATCGTGCCCATGAAGCGCGGCGCCGAGGAGAGGGAACCAGCTCCGGTTCAACGTTTCACGCGTGAAGAGCTTGAGTCCATTGCGGATAGCGAAGGCATCGCAGGCCTGCGTCAAATTGGTAAGCCGTTAGGGGTGAAAGCCAAAGGCATCGTAGAAATGATCGAAGGCATCCTGAAAGCACAGGGCGGTGAGTAATGACACAACTCGACACGTACCGTAGTGGGGAATCCGTTTCCCTCTCTTTTGCATTTAACGTGCTGGATATCGAGTCGGCCACTTTTACCGTTAAAGACAGTGCCGGGGCGACTCTCGTTAGTGATGAGCCGCTGGAAATCAGCGAGGGTCAGATGTCCATTCCGGTTGTCGTGTCGGCCGAGCATAACCAGCTCGTCGAAAAGCAGCGAGATCTCCGCTACGTCATCGTCAAAGCCACAGCTGCGGGACTGACCCATGAAGAGCGGAAGATGTATGTCCTGCTTAACAGCTTTGAGCTGGCCATCCCTGCTCAGTCTTTTGCCACGGTCGCAGACGCCCAGATGCAAGCTATCGATATGCTGAACGGCGACACTCTGCTGGCTGATGGCGAAGGGCTGATGCGCAAGCGTCTTATCGAAGCCACCAGACGCGTCAAAACGCTGCCATTTTCGATTCGCAAAATCCTGCGAATCGATTTTGACCGTTATGACCGTCCCCAGAACATGCTCAACGTCTATGACCTGCCGTGGGGCGCAGATGGAGCTTACCGTCATGACCTGGTCGATTGGGAGAAAATGACGCAGGAGCGCTTTGAAGAGTTTCCGGACTATTTCAAAGAGGCTCTGATGCTGGCCGTGGTTAACGAAGCCTGTGAAATCGCAAACGGCAATGATGTGGCGGCAGCTCGCGAGGACGGCATTCTGTCGGAGTCCATTGGTGAGACCACCAACATGTACCGTACCGGTAAAGCGGCCAATGTGCATGTTGCCCGGAGCACCTGGCGGCTGCTGGTGAGTTACATCAACAATCGAATGATTGTTCGCCGTGCGTAATGCCCGTCGCACCCTTTACTTCTGGTCGAAAGGCTCAAGACGAGTAATCGCGCCTTCGCCTGGTAACGGGCGCGACGTTTGTCACGAGGGAGTGTGGATGAATATTTCATGGCAAGCAGAGATCGCCATCTACCGTTTTGGCGCGAAAAACGTCTACGGGGAGGCGCAGTTGCAGTTCGTCAGGAAGACGAATGTCGGTGTCGTTAAGTTCGAACAAAGCAATGAGAGATCGTCAGTGCGCGCAGACAGCTCGGGGAGCCGCGGTAAGGCAAATCTGGAGTTATTTGACGCCGTTCTGGTGATCCCCCTTGAAGCAGCAGTTCAGCTTGATGATGTGCTGATCATGGAAGGGCAAAAGTTGAAGGTGTCCAGTGTTCATCGTCGCTGGGGACTTCGCGGGCGGCCTGGGCACCTTGAGGTTGGAGCTAACATATGGGTCTGAAATACGACGCGCACCAGTTTAAGCGTGCTGGTGAAAGACTCAATAACAGCCAGAAAGCCTTTAAACGCTATCTCATTCGGGATATGGAAAAGCTGGCGCGTCTGGTTGAGCGCCTGGCAAGGGCAATGGCTCCGTTGGAAACCGGCTCTTTGGAAAGCGCGATATTTGCCCGCGTCGTTAAGGAGGGATATTCAGGCTTACGCATTGAGCTATCCGTCTCTGGCGCAAAGCCGCGTGAAGGGCACCCTAACGTGGAAGTGGGCGATTACGCCGAATACATGGAGTTGGGCAAATATCGACTTGGCTACTTGTCCAGATTGAAAAGTGTCACTAACCCGCCTGTCGCTGGTGTTAAGCCCCGTGTTGGGCCTAACTTCCTCGAAAGAGCAGCGCAGATCAGCGAGAAACAATTCTCGCAGACAGTGGTTGAGGCAGCGCGGAAAGCTGGTTTTACGAGAGGTTAATGTGTTTATAGAAGCGTTTGCGAGCCTGATGCAAAAAGCCAAAGTTGGCACGGTGGGTACGGACATATTTTGTCATTACATGCCATCTAACGTGAAATCCGGCGTGCTCCTGATTAACCCAAATACCGGCATCAAGATTGATCATGAGTTGCAGGACTTCTACTTCGACGCTTTCACTATCGTTGTGCGAAGCGCGACGATCACAAAGACGATGGAGAAGGCCAACAAAATCATGTCGATGTTCCCGGTTGAGGAAACGCAGTCAGGTGGCGTCTATTTCCGCATGGCTCGACCGATGACAATGCCGATTACCTACCCCAAGAACGACGGAGCGCTGATTGAAGCCGGTATTCCGATTGAATTTGCGGGCTATTTGTTGAATTGAATAAATAGGTAAGTATATACTTACTATCGGCACAATGAGAGTGCTGTTTTATCGGAAAAAGGAGTTTTCCAATAATGTCTAATACCCATGTAAAAAACATCAAACTCGGCGCGTGCAAAGTGTCGTTTGGTGGCGTGGATCTGGGTTACACCAAAGGTGGCGTGCAGGTTGAGGTCGCAACCGAAACCATGAAAGTCACCGTTGACCAGCTGGGTCAGACCACGATCTCCGAGCTGGTGCAGGGTCGTAATATCACGATTACCGCGCCGCTGGCCGAGTCCGTGCTGAAGAACATGGTTGATTTGATGCCTGGCTCTACCCTGAGCGAAGACTCAAACACCGTGACCATCACTTCCGCGCAGGGCGTAAACCTGATCGACGTGGCCAAAGAGCTGATCCTGACGCCGCAGGATACCACCGACTACGTTCTGACCATCCCCAAAGCAGCGACTGCGGGCAACTTCACCATGACCTACCAGTCTGATGATGTTCGCGTTTTCTCCGTTCAGTTCACTGCTTATCCGGATGACAACGGCACGCTGGGGAGAATGAGCGGCCCAAAGCCGGTTGAGTCCGTCAAGATCACGCCGGAATCTCCGGAAGTGAAGGCGGGCGAAAACGTTCAGCTGAAGGCTGAAATCACTCCAGCAGATGCAAGCGATAAATCCGGTGTCTGGGAATCGGACGCCCAGGGCACAGCAACCGTCGACCAGACTGGTCTGGTTCATGGTGTAGCTGAAGGTACGGCAAACATTACCTTCACCAGCACCAGTGGTGGCAAAAAAGCGACCAAATCCGTGACGGTTAATGCAGCCGAATAATCGTAGCGTTAAGTAAGCAGAGGCTCAGGCAGAGCCTCTTTTTTAAAAGGACTTAAACCAATGACTAAATTACTCGATCTCGACGCCATTCTGCCCCCGAAGAAAAGCATCAAGTTCGGCGGTCAGGAATACCCCATCGTTGAAATGACTGTTGGCCTTTTCGTCTCCATCAAACAGATGGAGGGCAAAGATCTCCAGAACATGTCCCCGGTCGACCAGGTGACTGCTTATGCCGATCTGGTTCGCAAGGTAATCCCATCGGTGCCGGACGCTGTGCTGGAAAAACTCACTGTCCCGCAGCTTCAGCAAATCTTCACCTTCGCTATGGAAGTGATTGATGAAGAAAACGAAAAAGCGGCTGGTGAAGGGGCAAAGTAATTTCCCGCGATGAGTCCGGGGTAAAGACCGTTTCGATAGACCTCGGATTCTATTTCAGTCGTGTAGTTGCTCACTACGCCGTGTCGCCAATGGAGCTGCTGGGCATCCCTCTGACGATGTTCTGGATGCTCAGTCGCAATATCGACCGTCTGCGCGCGGAAGAGGATATCCGCAACCTGCAAGTCGCTCGCGCTGCCCAGGCGGATGGCGAGGGCGTTAAGGCGTTCATGGAGGGTTTGCAACTCAGGATTGGAAGACCAGTCGTAACCGATAAAGTCTACGATCCGCGCAAGGACAAGGCAGACCCTGACGCCAAAGAGCAGCTGATGCAAATTTTTGGCAGAGGATGACAAGGGAATGTCACAAAACGTAGAGTTTATCCTGTCGCTGGAAGACAAGCAGTTTACAGCGTCAATCGACCGGGCGGGTAAGTTACTTACCAGATTCGGTGAGCAGGCCACCAAGCCAGCTCAGAAAATTAACAGCCTGGAACGCTCGTTGGGTTCGGTCTCCCGCATCATCGGCGTTCTGGAATCCAAGCTCGATGCCACGGCAGACAAACTACAGGACGTAGCTGCTGGCTTCGAGCTTGTTTCCGATGCTTCGCGTAAAGCGCGTGGCAACATCACCAGTCTCAATGCAGGGTTGAAAGCCCTCGTTGAGCGCGTCGACTCCACCACTTCATCCGTCAACAAGCTTACTACCTCACTGCGCAAGGTTCAGTCAGAGCTAAACGAGTTCTCTGATTGGGCGACGTTTGCGAGCAAGAGCGCCAGCCGCTTTGGCATGGAAGTCAAAGAGACCTCTTCGGCCATTGGCGGCATGAACACGCGTTTGGGAGCCACGAGCAAAAAACTCAGCAATTGGGGTGTGACGACCAGTCAGGCCGCCGAAGGACTGAAAAAAGTGCGCGATCAGATGGACGCGGTTATTGGTCGCCAGCAGCTCATTGGAAAGCCTGTACGCGTGCGCACAGTAGGAAATGGTGACGGCTCGGGACATGGCGGCAACGGTCGACGCGATGGATTCGCTGGTCATGGTGGGAGAAGAAGTGAAGGGAGCATGTTCTCCGGTCTGCGCGGCAACATTTTCCTTCTGGGTGAGGTCGGTGATGCCGCCAGAACAGTGACCGATATCCTGTTCGGCTGGCAAAAACCCATCGTCGAAGCCTCCGCACAGATGGAACGTATGCGCGTCATGCTGCGCGGCTTGAACAAAGACAAAGCCAATCCGGCACAAGCGGCCGCAGATGACATGCAGTACATCGTGGGTATGGCTCAAAACGCGCCATTCGCGATGGAGGCATTAACAGATGCTTTCGTGAAATTCCGTTCCGCTGGTCTCGATCCGACTGATGGCTCTATGAAGTCATTGGTGGACTCTGTCGCCCGCTTCGGTGGTGACAGTGTGCTGCTTAAGCGCGCGGCAGTGGCTGTACAACAGATGTCTGGTAAGGGCGTCGTGTCGATGGAAGAGCTGCGCCAGCAATTAGGTGAAGCTGTGCCAAACGCGATGCAAGCAATGGCGGATGCTGCCGGTATCACGATGGGCGAGCTGACCAAAGCGGTTGCGAGCGGTACGGTCGAGGCGAAACAGGCGCTTTCGTTGATGTTCGTTGGTCTGCGTGCTGAAAACCAGAATGCAGCCAAAGACATGATGCAAACCTATACCGGTGCGCTGGCACAGCTGCAAACCTCCTTCACGCTCTTTGCTGATCGCGTCGGTCAGGCGGGCTATCTCGATTCTCTCTCCAAAGGGATGAAAGAGCTGGCGTCCATCATGAACAGCGCAGAGGGCATTTCGTTCGCTAACTCTCTTGGCTCCGGTCTCAACTCAGCAATTGACTCGCTACGTGATCTGGCGCAGTGGCTGGCAAGAAATCAGGAGTTAGTCATCAGCCTGGGCGAAGCGGTCGCAGCAATGGTGGCGTTTAAAATAATGCGCGCTGGCATCATGGGTGTGGTTGGCACTGCGGGCGAGATGGTCAATGCGTTTGCGAAGATGTCCACCGCGATACAGGCGCCGTTCAACATGGGTGCGACCGCAGTGACGCGTTTTAATCGCGCTGCGCGGATGGGACTGGGGCCGATACCATCGCTGATCTTCTCTATTCGAGGCGCGATAGCGGGGCTTCAGGGGGCGTTCGCTGGTCTGACTGCGTTCATGGCAGCAAACCCGATTGGCGCAGCGTTTACCGTGGCCACTGTCGCCATCGCTGGGCTGATAACGTACATGACCATGCTCCGCAGCGAGACGTCCAAAGTCGTTGACGAGATCCGCAAAATCCCGGAAGCGATGACGGCCGCCAAGCGCGCGCAGATGGTTGAGTACAAAGAGCGTCTCGATCGTCAGATTTCCCAGAAGCAGCAGGAACTCAACTCTGGCGAAAAGGTGATTTATGGCCCCGGTATGGCTGGCACCACCGTCAAAGTGGATCGGCAGAAGGTGGAGTCCGAGCTTAAAGACCTGCTCGCCGAACGCGAGCGTGTTGGTGGAACAATCTTGATAGGGGATGCGGCGGTCGCCAAGCGGCAGGCTAAAGAAGCTGCCGAAACGCAGATTGAGAAAATCCGCGCCGACAACCAGGTTTTCTCAGCCTCGTTTGTGAAAGCGCGTCAGGAAGCACTGGATAAGATCAAGAAAATCACTGACGACAAATCGCTGTCCGATGACGAGAAAAACAAACTGCTCGCGCCGCTCCGTGAGACGGTAAACAACTCCTACCTGAAGCCAGCACAAAATCTGGTGGAGAAATTGTCCCATCGTAAGGCGCAAGCAGAACGACAGATCGCCAACGACTTTGTTCTGCTGGAGAAGGCCAGGAAAGAGGGTAATACCGAGCAAGTCCAGAAGCTGGAAGGTAGCATTCGAGGCTTTCAAGAGCATCTGGAAGCTGTTAATCAGGAGCTGACACAGGCCGAGTTTGAGCGCGACAGCGCGTCGAAAACCGGTAAAGGCGTCGTGTCCAACCAGGGCACCGTTTTGGGTCTGGGAACAAACGATAAGGCGTCGCAGAAAGCGCTGGCGCAGTTCATGCGAAACCAGATGGACTCGGCCAGATACCAGCGCACCATGCCGGACGGTACGCCGATGCTGGACTTCGAAGGCAAGCCTATCGTTGGACCTAAACAGCTCAAGACGCAGTTGAGCCTGCAAAAAGCCTCCAGCGCAAACTCTCTGGAAAAGATGAGCGATGAAGAGCGTACAGCTGCCATTGCTGCATTGACCAAAGCGCGTGAACTGGATGCCGCAGCAGCAGAGAAAGCTTCTCAGCGTGCTGCCAACGCATCCCAGCGCGCCGCGAAGAAAGAAGAGAATGCGCAACGCAGGCTGGCGGCTGGCTACCAGAAAGCGCTGGACAGAGCCGATCAGCTGATGGGGCAGATGGGTGAAAGCTCAAAGGCTACGGTCTCGTTTGACCAGTCTCTTCGCGATACGACCAAATCGCTGACTGACCTGGCCAACGCTGTTCCGAATGAGTTCATTACTCAGGAGATGATCGACAAGGCCAAAGCCCGGCTGGCAGATCTGGCTGGTGCGAGTGCCGAATATCGCGAGATGTTTAACCGTCGCAACGTCGAGCAGATGATCTCCACCTGGGCGCCTGAGTCCAGCTCAATCATCAACGCTGGCTACACGCAGTCTCGTGAAGAGCGGGTGGCGGAGTTTAACGACACGTACAAGCGCAACCTCAAGGCGCTGATGGAGCTGCGGGACAAAGCCTCAGATCCGAAAATTGTGGCGCTCTATAACAAGCAAATCAAACGGCTTGTTGCTGCGGGCAATACCGCGCTCATTAAAGAGACCGGTACGGCGACGCAGAAGATGGCGCTGGAGTTTGAGAATCTGGCCGAGCAGATCGAAAACAGCTGGAGCAATCTCTTTAGCAACCTGACCGAGACGCTGACTGACTTTGTCATGAAGGGGAAACTGGACTTCTCCAGCCTGGCAGAATCTATCCTCCGGGATATCACCAACATGGTCGTGAAGACGCAAATTACCTTGCCTCTTATGAATATGTTGGGGATGGGAACGACGGCAGCAGGCAATGGCCAGAGTGGAAACCTGATGAACGGTGTCGCTTCTGCAATTGCCAATCAGGGGGTGTCGCTTGGTTCCGCAGGCGGCGCGGTGGCAAACGGCGATAAGACGGTAGGCGAAGCCACCAAAGAGACAGCCTCCGGGGTCGACTCAATGGGGCAGGCGTCCCAGAACGCAGCAAATGGCTTAAGCCAGGCTGTATCTGGTGTCTGGGACTGGACAAAATCCCTGTTTACCGGCACCGACGCGACCAAAGACCAGACTAAGGCGGTGAACAGCAGCATCCTCAGCATGAGCAACCTTTCTACGGTGGCTTCCGGGCTGGCTGCCACGTTCGCAATGATTGGCGCGAACTCTTCCAGTTCTTCAAGTCGCTGGTTGAACTTCGGTATGTCTCTGGCGAGTACTGCGGTTGCTGCCTGGGCTGGCTCTTCTTCCTCGGCGAACGTGAAAGCGCACGCAAATGGCGGCATCTTCGGTAAGAACGGCGCGGTCCCGTTGCGCGCATACCAGACGGGGGGTATCGCAACCTCTCCGCAACTGGCGTTGTTCGGGGAAGGTTCTATGAACGAGGCCTACGTCCCGCTTCCGGACGGCAAGACCATTCCGGTGACGCTGTCTGGTGATGTGGGCGGAGACAAAGTCATGGCACCGGTATCCATCAGCATCAACGTCACGAAAGAGGGCGGTTCCGAGAGCAGCTCTGGCGACGAAAAAGGCGCATGGACTGGCGCAGCCAAGCAGATAAAAGCGATTGTGCTCGACACCATCGCGCAGGAGAAACGCTCGGGCGGTTCACTCAACAAGTATACCGCGCGAGGTTGATTAACCCGGCCGCTCTTCGGGGCGGCCATCACAAGGATGTGAGATGACAAGGAAAACTTTTACCTGGTATCCGGATTATGAGTCCGAGAAAACGATTAAGCCCAATGTAACGATCCTGAGCTACGGAGATGACTATGAGCAGCGCCAGTCGCAGGGGCTTAATCGCATTAAAGAAGAGTGGTCTCTGACCTTTACACGCTCCTACGACATCATCAATGCCGTAGACGACTTCCTCACCGAGCGCGGCGCGGTTGAGTCCTTTTACTGGACGAACCCGCGAGGGAAGAAGATCGTGGTGGTCTGCGATAGCCATACTGTTAAGCGCTACGAGGGCTATCAGGTGTTGACCGCAACCTTCCGGCAAGTGTTCGAGGCTTAGTTTCTCTTGCTAGATAAGTAAGCGCTTATTTACTATTATTAAGGGGCGCTGACAGGATGTTGGCGCTCGTTGTTTCAAGGATGAAATCATGGGTATTAAAGCAGATATTCAGAGCTTGTCGCCCTCTGCGCTCATTGAGCTGTTCGTGCTGGATATGTCCAACACGACGTCCGGAGGTAAGCGATATTTTCATGCTGGCACCAATGAACTGAGCCAGCCAATCATATGGCAGGGGATCAGTTACGAGCCGTGGCCAATTGTCGCATCTGGTTTTGACAAATCAGGTCAGGGAACGCTGCCGCGTCCAAAAATTCAGGTTTCGAACTTTGGCGGTACGGTCTCTGCTGAAGTTCAGGCGAATGACGATCTGGTTGGGTGCAAAATCACGCGAAAACTGACCCTCGCGCGTTTTCTCGATGCCGCCAATTTCGAAGATGGAAACCCTACAGCAGATCCGAACCAGCATTTCCCGGATGAAATGTGGTTTATCGAACAGAAGACGCTGGAGACACACCAGGTTGTCGAGTTCGAGCTGTCCAGCGTGTTCGACCTGATGGGGGTGCAGCTGCCGTACCGGCAGATCATCAAAAACACCTGCCCGTGGAAATATCGCGGCGCAGAGTGTGGCTACACCGGCCCCTATTTTGACAAGAACAACAGGCAGACAACGCTTGCCGCCGCGGATTACTGCACCAAGCGCTATGACGCCTGCACAGCCAGAAAGAACTTTTTCGCCAATGGCGTTATTCACTTTGGCGGGTTTATCGGGGCGACGCGCTATGAGTCATAAATCGCTCCCTGCGCTGTCTTCTGACGTGATGCAGCAAATCTATCTCTGCGCCATCAATCGCTACCCAAATGAAGCGTGTGGCTTTCTGGTGCGTACCCGTGGCGAAAAGTATCGCTTCATGGAAGCGAGAAACGTGTCGGAAGACCCGCGGAATACGTTTGTCATGCACGCCGAAGACATCATCGCGGCCGAGGATGCCGGAGAGGTGGTTGCCATCTGGCACTCTCACGTCGACCAGTCTGCGGAAGCGTCCGATGCAGATCGCGCCGGGTGTGAGGTAACAGAAATTCCGTGGCTGATCCTCGCGATTCGAAAGAGTGTGGATGCTGAAGCGCCATACCACTTTAGCGAAATGAACGTAATCACCCCAGAGGGATTTGAAATGCCCTATCTGGGGCGCCCCTATGTGTTCGGTGTATTCGACTGCTGGATGCTTTGCCGCGATTACCTCAAGCGCGAGTTTAACGTTGAGCTGAACGCCAATGCGCACCTGCATATCCCATCCTGGTATACCGGTGACGACGATATTCTCGACCAGAACTACCGCAATGAGGGGTTGGTTCGCCTTGCCCCCGGCACGGAGCCGCGGCGAGGCGATATCTTCTTCATCCAGTACGGAAAAATGCCCGACCACTGCGCGGTCTACATCGGTGACGGCATGATTTTGCATCACCAGATCGACCGTCTGAGCTGCCGTACCTATTACGGCGGCATGTACCAAAAACACACGACGCATCATTTGCGTCACAGAGACTTACTCAAGGGAGATGAGACGTGTCTGAGTTAGTGCATGTGCAACTTGGCGGCGCTATGGCAAAGCACTTTGGTCGCCACTGGCATCTGAAGGTACGCAATACCAAACAGGCCATTGATCTGATTGAGGCGAACCGCCCAGGGTTCAAAGCGTGGATCAAGCGCAACATGAACACCTACGACAAGTACCACATTCAGATTACCAATAAGCAGGGTCATAAGTGGTCAATGGACGAGACCGAATACCAGATGATGGGGGAGTCGGACAACATCTCCAGAATCCGCATTACCCCCGTTCCCCGTGGTAGCGGTGGCTCCGGCTTCGGGTGGTTTCAGACGCTTGTCGGGGCTGCAATGGTTGTCGTGGGCGCATTCGCTTCCGTTGTGACTGGCGGCGCGGCGTCGGCGTTAGTGGCTGGTGGTCTGTCGCTAATGATGGGGGGTATTTCCATGCTGCTTTCGCCACAGGCTGCAAACAGCTCTGTGAGGCAGGCGGATAACACCGAATCGTTCTATTTCGATGGACCGCAGAACACCACAAACCAGGGCAACCCGGTACAGCTTATTTACGGAGAAGAAGTGTTGGTTGGTTCGCAGGTCGTGAGTTCCTCCATCACCATCGACCAAATTTAATCACAAGGGAATTTTTGAACATGGATCAGTTCAAGAAGAAAAAATTGCCGCTCCTGATTGCCGGGGCGGGTGGTAAGAAGAAAGGCGGTGGCTCCAGCCGCACACCAGTTGAAGCCAATGACACCGTTAATTCGCGTGCGATGGCATCCATCCTCGATCTGCTCGGGGAAGGTGTCATCGGCGGGCTTGTGGACGGCGCAAAATCCATCTTCATCGATAACCTGCCGATTATCAACGAGGACGGCTCCTCAAACTTCAGCGGGATTACCTGGGAGTTCCGCGACGGCTCGCAAGACCAGACTCCAATGGCCGGGTTCGACTTCGTCGAAACGCCGAAATCAGTCAACATCCAGCTGAAGAGAACGCACCCTGTTACTGTGGCCATCGACAACGATGACGCTGACCGGGTTCGTGTCATCATGAAGTTCCCGTCACTTCGTAGCATCAGCAAAAAAACTGGCGATACCAACGGTACGACGGTTCAGTACAGGTTCCAAATCGCGAATGGCGATGACACATTCAGAGATGCGATCCCGGAGGGAGAGAAAAGCGCAGAAATCACGCTGACTGCTAAAAAGTCTGGCGTGTATTACCGCAGCTACGAGCTGAAGCTGCCGAAGCCAGGTCGTTCGTACAAAATCCGTGTAACCAGACTGACGGATGACAGCACCTCGTCGTACCTCTTCAACGATACCTGGGTCGACTCCATCGGTGAAATTGTCGATACCCCGATGAACTATCCGAACTCGGTTCTTTGCGGCCTGAAAGTTAACTCTGAACAGTTCGGCGGCACCATGCCAGCACGTTCGTATCTGGTCAGAGGGTTAAAGATCCGTGTGCCGGCGAATTACAACGAGACCTCAAATACCTATGTTGGCGTCTGGGATGGCACCTTTAAGCTGCTGTCGTCCTCGAACCCAGCCTGGATTCTCTTCGACCTGCTTACCAACACTCGCTATGGCCTGGGTCAGTTTGTCTCGGAATCCATGATCGACCTCGGCCAGCTGTACCAGATTGGCCGCTATTGCGACGAAGAAGTTAACGATGGCTTCGGCGGCAAAGAGAAGCGCTTTGCCATCAATACGCAGATCACCAGTCGCCAGGACGCCTATCGTCTGATTCAGGACATCGCTGGGGCATTCCGGGGCATGGTCTTCTGGGCTGGCGGTATGGTGAACATCATGCAAGACAGCCCGTCAGATCCGGTCATGATGTTCACCAACGCGAACGTCAAAGACGGCATGTTCACCTACAAAGGCTCTGCACGAAAAGACCGTCCTTCTGTTGCGCTGATTACCTACAACAACAAAGAGGATGGGTATAAGCAGAACGTTGAATATGTCGAAGATCAGGAAGCGATGGCTCGCTATGGGGAGCGTAAGACCGAGTCTGTGGCATTCGGATGCACTAGTCGAGGACAGGCTCACCGTGTAGGGCTTTGGCTGCTCTATACCGCGCGTATGGAGTCCGACATGATCACTTTCACAGCGGGGCTTGATGCTTCCTTCCTGATGCCCGGCGAGACCGTGCTTATTCAAAATAAGTATCGTGCCGGTAAGCGAAACTCCGGTCGTATCATGGCGTTCGACCGGAACAGCATCACTCTGGATGCGCCCGTCAAGCTCATGAAAAACGGCAGCTTCATCCGGATCTTGAATCAGGATGCGGAAATCGTTGAACGCGACATTCTGGAAACTGGCGAGGACATCACGAAAGTGACCTTTACGAAGGCGCTCGCCCCCAATGAAATGCCTGTGCTGAACGGTGTCTGGACGATCACCGAGCCAGACCTGGAGCCAATGCGCGTGCGCATCATCAGCATCGCACAAGGCGAAACTGCCGGGTCATTTGACATTACCGCAGTAGAAAACAACCCGACCAAGTATGAAGCGATAGATAACGGGGCAACACTGATTGCGCAGAATACGACTGTGCTCGATCCCACGTACTCCAAACCCTCTAACCTGCAAATTTCCGAGGGAACGTACATCTCAAGCCCCGGCAACCTGTCCGTGAAGTTGATCGCGACGTGGGAGGGCAAGTCGCCAGAATACTGGATCAGCTGGCGTCGCTCCGACGAAAACCATGTGTCCAACTGGCAGTCTGCGCGCGTCACCGAAGAGCAGTACGAAATCGCCAACGTTGCTGAGAATGGCCAGTACGACTTTCAGCTTTACGCGGTGTCGTTCAGCGGCAAAAAGACTGAAGTCATCAGCACCGTTTACAAGGTTCTGGGAACGATGACGCCGCCATCTGCACCTAGTGGCCTGACTGCCGTTGGCGACTATCGCAATGTGATCCTGAATTGGGTTAACCCTGACTCCGTTGACCTCGATCACATCAATGTTTACGCATCCAGAATTAATGACCTGAGCACCGCAAAACTGGTCGCGGAAGCTGCCAGCACCACCTTTACCCACGCTGGGTTGGGGGACAGCGAAACCTGGTTCTATTGGGTGCGCGCGGTAAACAAACGCGGCATGTTGAGTCCGCCGAACTCAAATCTTGGCACCGAAGCGATGACCAGAGACGTGCTCTCGTTCCTGACCGGGAAAATCACTTCTTCAGAGCTGGGGCAGGAGCTGCTGGAAGAGATCGACACCAAAGTCTCGCAGGAGGCGGTGGACGCCATTTATCAGCAAATGGAAGAGAGCCTCAACAGCCTGGGCGAAAAGCTGACGGCGGCAGATCAGCGTCTGGAGGAAGCCCAGAACAGCCTTAAGACTGAGGTCGCTGGCACGCTGGACAAGGTGGGGCAGGCATTACAACAGGTTGAAGGCTCCAACGCGGCGCTGGTTGAGTTGCAGAATACCGTTTCTGAGCAGGGTAAATCAGTGGCTGGTGTTGTGGAAGCGGCTAACGCGGCGCTCGACAAGGCATCAGCACTGATAGCCGAAGAGCGCGAGGCGCGAGTCGAGGCTGACCTGGCCAACGCCAAACAAATTGACGCGATGAAATCCTCTGTAGATGACAGTGTGGCGGCCGTCGAAGAGATGAAGAGGACTGTGGCGGGCGTCGAGCAGGCCAGTACCGAAGTGACCACCAGCTTAGAGGCGCTGGCGAAGGCCAATATCGATCTTGCACTCCGGCAGGACGAAGACCAGTACAAGCAGAGTGTCACTAACGCGAAAATCTCAACCACGCAAAAGACGTTTGCCGACGATATATCGGCAATGGCTTCTAAGGTGGAAGAGATCCGCGCAGAAATCGGCGACAACATTCGGGCTTCCATCACCGAGGAGACAACCTCTCGCGTGGAAGCTGACAAAGCCATCGCTTCGCAAATTACCAGGCTTGAAGCCCGGTTAAACGACGATATCGCCGCGGCGCTAACGGAGGAGCAGGAGGCGAGAGCGACAGCCGATGAGACGCTTTCGCGACAGATTACCTCGATGAAGGCTCAGACCGATGAGAATGTGAAAGCGGCGATTTCCGTGGAAACAAAGGCGCGAACGGATGCCGACAGTGCGCTGGCCACGCAAATTAGCACGCTGAAATCCCAGACTGCGCAGGATATTCAGGCTGCGGTGGCCGCCGAGACCAAAGCCAGAACTGACGCTGATTCTGCGTTGTCCGGGCAAATCACCAGTCTTCAAGCCCAGACAAAAGACATCAGTGCGGCAGTTACTTCCGAGTCTAATGCGAGAGCGAATGCTGATGGTGCATTGGGCAGCCGAATCGACACATTGAAAGCCTCAGTTGATGGGCATACGGCGACGATCCAACAGCAGGCACAGGCCATCGCCGATACCAACAAGAAGGTCTCTACCGCCTGGACATTGAAAATGGAAACCGCGGCCAGCGGTGGCCAACGATACGTTGCCGGTATCGCGTTGGGCATCGACACTACGGGGTTATCTCAGTTTCTGGTGCAGGCAGACCGCTTTGGTTTGGTGAACTCGGTCAACGGCCAAATCACTACGCCCTTCGTGATCGAAAACGGTGTGGCGTATATGAATGGTGCCTATATCAAAGACGGCACCATTACCAACGCCAAAGTTGGCGATCTCCAGTCGACTAACTTTGTTTCTGGCCGTTCCGGCTGGCGGTTTGGGAAAAATGGCGTTCTGGAGATTAACGGCAGCAGCGGCGGCTACGGTCGTCTCGTGATTACCGGTCAGCGTATTGACGTGTATGACGACAACAATGTGCTGCGGGTAAGGCTGGGGCAGCTCTGATGAGCTGCGGGCGTTCTGGTTATTCACAAGAACGCCCCATCCCTTTACAATAAATAGGCTATTTATCAATAGGTTAAATACTTTAATTATAGTGCGTTAATGTTTTGTAGATGGGTTTGGTTATTGGCATGAGTAAACAATTTGTTTATCCACTTATGATGGCGCTTTCGCTTACAGGTTGCGCCGCAAGCAATGTAGAGAAAGTCGACTGTGTCGCGAAATACACCACCGGAACATGGCCATCGGAGCAGCGAGTTGTTCAGATTACCGAGCGTCGTGTTGATCGGGTTGGCAACGTCTGGGTTCACCCCAAAAGCGACCTGATTTTGCATTTTCATGGCCGCTGGCAGAAAGAGGATTTGTTCACGGATTATCAGTGCAGAGATACGGTTAAATAATAAGAAAAGGGCGTCATAAGACGCCCTTTTAGTAAGTATGTGAATACTTACTTTTTTCTGGTTTTATGTTACAGTTCCCTGACTATCAAGGATGATACAGGGGGCAATTTTGGCTTTTGGTGGAAGAGTGTGGAGCGAGAAAGGGACGAGCTGGGTCGACCTTGTCCAGCCAACCTGGGTTCTCGATTTCCGGCACGGAATGTCAGGAAGTGGAACATTGAAGTATGCCATAGACACTTCATTGTTTCATTTAAAAGTCGTGGTGCTCAATTACACCGTTGAGCGGAAACAGTCACAGCCGTCGTTCTCCATATCGGGCGGCACCGTCTCTTACTCTCTGCCGTCAAGTTGCACTTTCCTCGTTTGCATGGAGGCAAACTAAATGGCGTATGGCATCAAAATAGTTAACAGCAACGGTAAGATATTCGCGACGCCGGAAACGCCGTTTATGCACATGGCGTACAAAAAGTCTTTCAGTGTGGGAGACATGGCTTTAGGCAACAAAGCAGTGGCCTACAACACAGGTATTCCTGCTAATGTGCGCATACTCTGCTATGCCAGATGCAGCACGCAGACGTTGTTTTTTGTCACCCCTTACCAGTCCGGGGGAACATGGTGGTTCAAAATCAACTCCTCCAAAGCCGTATCAGGGACATTTTACTTTTTTACCAATGAGATCCCCCCATCGTCAGGCGGCTGGGGTCTGGATATGTTTAATGCTTCCGGGCAGCGGGTATATTCCACTTCAACCAAGCCGTTGCAAAATTTACAGACGTCGCTGAGCCGCAATGGGGTAAAAACCTTTCAGGCAGGCTTTCCAACAGCGGCCATAGCGACGCCCTGCGAGTATTGGGTGCAGCCCATCAGAGGCGGGCTTGAGGTGCAGCTTTTCGTTGCTGCGCCGTGTGCGACCGGAAACCAGCTCGATCTTACAGCCGTGGGAACGGGGATTATGCCCTCTTCGGAAGGGTTTAGCTTTACGGCGTTTGGTGGGGTGGTTAACTACATCAACGCCTCTTTGTATGACTGATGTTGTAGGTAATGGACTACCTACAAGTTTGTGTGAGTAAGCGAGCCTGGCTCGTGTAAAAAGGAGAAACTATGTGGTACAGGGAAGGTACTATCACGTTTACGCAGGGAAGTAATACCCTAACCGGCACCGGTACGTTCTGGAACTTCACCGCGAATGGCGTACTGCCTGGCATGATTGTTGTCGGCCCAGACAACAAGCTCTATGAAATTAAGCACGTTCTGGACGACACCCATTTAACACTGGTAGAGCCGTATTCCGGCGAAACCCAGACAGATGTCCCGTGCCGCATTATCACCACTTATGAAGGCGATCTGACGCAGTTCAGTGCGCGATTTGCAGCGCTCATGACCCGCATTTATGCGGATTCAAAATCGATGAGAGGTTGGCTGACCGCTCTTGATGCCGTCACCATAGAGCGAGAAGACGGTACAGAGGTAACTGTTAAGCCGCTTATGCAGATCGTCAATGAGCACAATGCCAACATTGAGTGGTACAAGGAAAACAAGGAAATCCTTGACGCCTCTGCTGCCGGTGCCAAGACATCAGCGGAAAGCGCAGCAGCAAGTGCGGCAGATGCTGCCGGGAGTTCCAGGCAATCAGCTGCGAGTGCTTCATTGGCTTCAGAGAAAGCGAATGCGGCTGACGCTAGTGCAGCCGCAGCTAAGTCGTCGGAAACGGTTGTCTCTGAGAAAGCTGACGCGGCAGAAGGTGCAAAACTGGCTGCGCAGACAGCTGAAACTAATGCTGGTAAGCAAGCAAACGCTGCCGCGGGAAGTGCCACGCAAGCCCAGCAATACGCCACCAATGCAAAGAGAGAAGCAGATCGGGCACAGACAATCTCGAATGAGATTAACTCAACAGTTGACAAATTCCTTCAGAAAGATCAGAACCTGGCCGACATCACCAACCCCGGCGCCGCTCGTGTAAGTCTCGGTGTTGAGCGTGTCACGCAAGGCCCGACATCGACCGCGCTTGGAAAATCTGGAGGCTCTCGCCTGTTTGTGTTCGATAACGGTACATGGGGTGCTCTGAACGGTTCTGACGCCTATATTCCGCTTGGCGTGGCGCAGGGAGGAACTGGTGCTAATAATACAGCTGGAGCAAGGTCCAATCTCGGCGTAGACAGACTTGAAAATGCATCAGAAACCAGGACTGTACTTAGAACAACATCTGATGGGTCTTACTTGCAACTTGAAGCCGCTGGGCGTTGGGGGGTGTACAAGCCGGACTCAGGCTGGATTCCGCTGGCAATAGGTAACGGCGGTACAGGTGCCACAGATGTCAATGGTGCTCGCACCAACCTGATGGTTGATCGTATTGAGCAAGCGCCTCTTGAAACCCGTCTAAAAAACCAGGATGGGACGAAGTACCTGGTAACGACCAACAGCGGAGAATGGGGGGCGTACAACCGTGGCACTAACCCCGGCTGGATTCCTCTCGGCATTGCGCAGGGTGGCACAGGCGCTAAGGATGTGGAGGAAGCCCGAGCAAATCTCGGTCTCTCTTCTTCCGACAGTGTTGAATTTAATATGATCAAAGGTCGTAGCGACATTGGCACAAACAAGGTGTCGGATGGCGAGGTTCGAAGTAATGCGATCTACACCAATATTGTCGGAAGCGATGGTACTGTTAGAGCGCAGGCCGAACTGTTGTGCGACAGTGTCAACGGGGTTGTGTCACTCGTTAACCGAAGTCCAAGTGGGCCGCGATTCTTTACCATTCGGTCTACTGGTGAGGTTGAGCCGTCTGGTCGCCTTATGTCTGGCTATGGTGCTGAGTTTAAGCATAACGGTGAAGTTTTAACACTTCGGCCATCGGGTGATAATCAGGCCACTTACATGCTTATTCGTGATAGTGATAATTCAAATATCATGCTTGTGGGCAGATCTGGGGCAAGCTATGACACCGTAATGACCAACTATAAATACGGCACAAGTATCACAATGACAGATGAATGGGCCGGGTGTAACAAGGGATGGTATGGCTCAACAATTGAGTCTCGCTCTGGTTACTTAAACTCTAAAGCTATATCTACCACGGCAAACGCGCATCTTTATTTTATTAACAGCGACAACAAAAATCGTGGGGTTATTTATTCAAGGCCTATCGCAAACGGGCAATTAATATGCATCAGACCAGACAATAGCTCTACAGGCGCGACGGGTTCAGAAATGTCGGTCAACGGCGCTACGGGGGAGGTTCGCGCTGTTAAGTTCACCAACATCTCTGACGAGCGGGCTAAATTCTGGATTAAGCCAGTAGAGAGTGCCCTCGATAAGATTTGCCAGCTTAAAGGCGTAACTTATTCAATGCACACCACAATCCAGAACACGGTGAGAAATGCTGGTTTGATTGCTCAGGATGTACAAAAGGTACTGCCTGAAGCCGTGTCTGTTGGGCAGACTGGAAGCACGCTTGATAAGAATTGCTTTGAGGTTGAAAACCCATTAACCCTCGACTACAACGCTCTGTCTGCGCTGTACGTGGAGGCATTTAAGGAGGTCAAAACCGAGATGACGTCCATGAAAACAGAGATTGAAGCATTGAGGGCTGAAATCGCCGCGCTTAAAGGGGAAACCGGGACGCCTTCTGCTTAAAATGAAGAGTAAGTAACAACTTACCTACTAAAGATGGTTATGTTGTGATATAAATCTGCCATCCGATTTGACTATTCATGGAGGAAATAATGTCGATCGAGATGGCAGGCGTAACGCCTGAGCAGGTTGAACGCATTGCCGCTATTGTTGCGCGTGAAGTCGTTGGCAAATTAGGTAAAGAGCTTCGGGAAGAAATTGGCCAGGAGGTTAACGATCAGCTCAAAACCTACTTTGGTGATATGACTCCCGCGCAACATAGTATCCAGCACTCCAACCTGGACAAACTTCTAAACCGGCTTGACGCGCTTTCCAGCGGGTTCTTTGGTGGCATTGTCTCAAAGATAACGTCGTTCCTGATTACCGCGCTGCTGCTGGGTCTTGCCGCTTATGGCGTTAAAAATGGACTTCAATAAGGAGAGCAAGGATGAAAACTCCGAGAGGTATTCGCAATAACAACCCAGGCAACCTCGACCGAGGCTCGCCGTGGCAGGGTTTGGTTAACAACCCTGCTGAACCGCGTTTCTGCACGTTCAAAGCTCCTGTATGGGGTATTCGAGCGCTGGCAGTGACGCTCATTACCTACCACGACAAGCGCCGCGCGAAGGATGGCTCCAGCATCGATACGATCCGCGAAGTCATCGAACGCTGGGCGCCTCCGCATGAAAACAACACCGTGGCTTACGTGAATGAGGTGGCCAAAGCTGTTGGTGTCACGCCGGACATGGTTATCGATCTGCATGACTATGACACCCTGCGCCCACTGGTGGAGGCAATCATTCGTCACGAGAACGGCCGCGGTCCACTAAAAACCCTGAACAGCTGGTACTCATCCGAAGTCATCGAAGAAGGCCTGCGCCGCGCCGGTGTGGTTAAGGCCGTTAAGGCGGTCAAAGCCCTTCCTGTCACTAAAGAGACGGCTGGCGCTACCGTCACTGCTGGCATCGGTCTCGCGCAGCTGGCAGAGGTGATACCGCAGATCTCCGCAGCAATGGATAAAGCGCAGGGCAACATCACCAGTGGAGACACGGTGCGCATCATCTTCGGCGTTGCCACCATCCTTGTAGCGGGGTTCATCGTCTGGTCGCAGGTGTGCAAGTACAAGAAGGGGATGGCCTGATATGTTCGGCAGCCTGTTTTTAAAGCTCAAAATTGCTCTGATTACTCTGGCTGCCGTTCTTCTGGTGCTTGTTGGCGCATACACAATGGGTGGACGCGCGGCCAGACGAGCAGTAGAGGAGAAGGCAAAACAGGAAGACAGAGAACGGCTTCAAAATACGGTGGACGTCGGGAATGAAATTACCAATGAGTTGCGACGGAAGAGCGCTTCTGCTGTTCATCGCGATCTGCATGACAAATGGCTGCGTGATTAAGCCGCAGCCCGTTGGCGTGCTGTTCTGTGATGTGGCCAATCCGGTTTACGTCAGTCATAACGATTTCATGACGGAAGAAACGGAGCGAGAGATTTTAACGCACAACATGCTGGGAGAGCGGTTGTGTAAGTGGCAGAGCAGACTGGCTCAATGAAAAAAGCCCCTCACAGGAGGGGCTTTTCTTATTCGTCTTCAGACGGCTTCTCTTCAAACAGAGCCTCAATGCTTTTGGTTGGATAGAAAAGCGAGTTGGCGTTTTCACCCTTCAGAGGGATAAACCCCAGATTCTGGTAAAACTGCCTGGCGGCCGGATTTTTTGCATCTACAAACAGCGCGTAGATACCAACGGCACGAGAAGCCTGGTAGACCACTTTCATGGCATCTACCACCAATTCTTCACCTTTACCTTGCCGTTGAATGCTCTTGTCTATCGCCAGACGTCCGAGCGTAACGCTGGGGGCATCAGAATAAGGTATCTTCCGCTGCTGCGTGTTGGATGGGAGCGTTTGTCTTGCGAAACAGCTCCCGGACAGCGTGTAAAACCCTTTAACTTTCGGTATCGCGTCTTTGGTCAGAAGCAGATAACCGCGCAATATACGCCCGCTGTGTTGCTGTGCCAGGCGATTTTTAAGAAACTCATTTAGAGATGCTTCGCCACAGTCGAAGTCTGAGAAGTCGTATACGGCTTCTTCTGAAAACATCTCTATTGTCAAGTCGGCCACGTCTTACTCCATATTTTGTAGACGCTTGGCAGCTCGTTTCAGCCTTTCATTCGGTGCAGGCGGGTTACTGAGAGCGTTCATTACCAGATTCCAGGACTCTTCACTGAGGATCAGGCGACGATGTTGCTCTATCACTTCCGCAGCACGTTCAGAGGCGCTGGCAACCATGAACTGTGTGATAGTCTGGTTGGTCATTGCCGCAGCTTCTTCGATCATGCTCTTGTCGTCGTCGGTTAATCTGAGATCGATGCGCTGTTTTTTCAGTGCGGACATGTGCTTACTCCCGGCCTCCCTTCTAGTCTGGCAAGGCCTCTATGAGATATAAATAAATGATATAAAAGTATGATATAGAAGAAATTTCAGGATCAAATCAAAGAATAATGTCAGCTCTATAAGCAATTAGTAACGACACTTAGTCAATAAGATCGGGCTTCACAAAAATCATAGCATCATCAAATTTAAATTCGGTCCGACTCATCATTTGTACGGAGTCTTTCCGTACGCACACTATAAGCTCGATTGCTTAAACATTCAACTGCTGTTTTGCGAGTCTCTGCAAACCCCTCTTTGCCTATCATTTCACCTTTACACCGTAGCCGTAGGCATTTAGGCTATATCGCATATAAGAAAACAAGTTGTTTCATACGACAATAATTCACGCAAAGGGACTCTCCAATGACCAAAATCATTGTGGTTGGCGGCACCAAAGGCGGCCCAGGCAAATCCACCGTTGCCCAGCAAATTGCGGTATGCCTGAAAGTTAAAAAGAAAAAGAAAACGCAGGTCACTGACATTGATATTCAGCGCACCACGACCAGCTGGTGCGAAGACCGTCGCCAGAATGAAGACCTTGACCTTATCCCCTTCGCCTACGTTCAGGATGACATCGTTAAGCACCTCAAATCGCTTCAGGGGCGCGTCGACTATGTTGTAGTGGATGCTGGTGGCTTTGACTCCGAAATCCAGCGACAAGCGATGCTGATGGCTGATGTCATCATTATCCCTCTGCGTCCTAAGCGTCGTGATTTGAAATCGCTGCGCGACATCGACCCGATTGTCGACAATGTGCGCACGGTGAACCACAAAGTGAAGATCCGCGCGGTCATCAACCAGTGTCCGTCTCTGCCTTCACAGGTATCACGTATTCTGGCGGCGAAAGAAATTGTCGAGACATTCGGCATCGAGGCTGCGCCGGTTAACCTGTACAACCGTAACGTTTATGACGACGCGGAAGAGGCAGGTCGTTCTATATTTGAAATGACCGGCGCGGAGCGCGATAAGAAGGCAGAAGCCGAGTTCGAAGAGTTTGTAGATTACATCATGAGTCTGGAGGAAGAATAATGTCCATGAGAATGGGAGACCTTGCAAAGCGCAAAGATCCGGAAGAACCGGTAAAAAGCAGCACCCCGTTGCGCCAGCCAGTCAGACCACAGGGCCGCCCGACTCGTGGGAAAGAAAAGATCAAGAGCCGCACCATGTCGCTGGAAGATGAATATTTCGAACTGCTGGAGATGATGAAGTTCATCCCTCGCTTCGAGAAGTTCACTCGTTCTGATGTGATCCGCGCTGCCATCTTCCATCTGGCAGAAAAGTCGCCGCAGGAAATCGAAGAAATCGTGAAGATGAACGAGGCGATCACCGCTGCTGACGTCACGATGCGCACAGACGAAATCAAGCGCGAGCTGATGAAGAAAGGTTAAATGTCTTGAGGCGCTTATGCGCCTCTCTTTACAGGAAGCAAAATGCTCGACAATTGGCTAAACAAAATCCACATATCCAGTAATGGAAACTGGCTACCGTTGCTGACGGTTATGAATTGATGAAAACAATGCTTTAATAATTCTGGCTTTGCATGTTATTTCATGATGTCAGGGTGTTTAATTGATTCGACTAGAGAGGGAAATAATGGATTTATTCTCAACAAAAATAGCGACAAATAAATTACATGTAAGTTTTAAAGCAATCTATAAAGACCCCAAGCTTGCTCCTGTTAGGGAAGTCATTCAATCATGGGGGCGCGGGTTGTTAGAACGCAGTGGCGAGCAAGCTAAATTTGTGAACGAGTTCCAGACTACCTTTAACTCTGCTATGTGGGAATTGTATCTTAATGAGATGTTTATTCGCCTAGGTTATTCGATAGACTATACAAAAGACCGTCCTGACTTTTGTGTTACCACACCATCAGGTTATCAATTTACTGTAGAGGCGATGGTCTCTGACAAACCTCATAAACCATCTGCCAGTGAAGTTTTCAGCGAAGCGAGGTTTAAACATCAATCAACTTTAAAACTTCTCGGAAAGATTAAAGATAAGCATGATCTTTTTACCGGTGTTAACGGTAAGAAGTTTCCTTATGGAACAATGGAACATGTGGCTGGAAAACCGTTTGTTTTGGCATTGGCCCCATTTGATTCAGACCTATCGTTAAGCCAAAATAATACGATTATTAATCGAGTGTTGTTCGGAATCGAAGAACCAACGATGAGAGACATCGTTAATGGTAAGCAGAGAAAAGTATTATCAATTAAAAAAAATGAAGATACGGAATTACCTTTAGGTATTTTTACAAATGACTCCTACAAGGAGATCAGTGCTGTCATATTTTCAACAACTGGAACTTATGGCAAGGCCGTCGTCCAAAGTGGTGTGGACCGATATGTGCGATATACAAGATTCCGCGCCCTTGAACTGAATGATTTTATAGCCTCTGAAGGCATGAAGAATGAAGGTTCACATACGAGAAAACTTTCAAACGAACATTATGTGACCACCAAACGGCAATTTTACAACAATGAGGTTGTTGGTGCGGATATCGTGATGTGCCACTCTAGGGATTACACAGAAACACACTTCGATGGCCTGCATGTATATTACAACCCTTATGCAACCGTGCCTTTGGATAAGAGTATCTTCTCTTCTCCTGAAATAACGCATAATTTTTATGATATAGCGAATGACATTCCTGACCAGCGTGACCTGCTCCCCGTTGATTAGTACACCCCGATGTTAGTAATGTCTTCATAAGCCACATGAGGACATCCCCAT